AAATATACAAAAATAAAAATATACAAAAATAAAAATATACAAAAATAAAAATATACAAAAATAAAAATATACAAAAATAAAAATATACAAAAATAAAAAATAAAAAATAAAAAATAAAAAATAAAAAATAAAAAATAAAAAATAAAAAACACACAACGACAATGATGATGATAATAATCCTAGTATAAATAAAAAATATATAAAAAAGTTATATATGCAAGAGGAAGATCTGAATCAAAAGATTACATACCATGTATACAAGACCGAGATGGACAAGATATGTAAAAGTACCAAGGAATTGAAAACGTCGTTGCTTAAAAAGGCTAAAGTATGTAGAATAATGTCAATATTAGTAAGTTATCCGATAAAAATTCTACTTGGGTCGGCAGCGTCGGGAGGTATAATTGAAATAATCAATAGTAGTTCTACCAATATTGCAGAATCCAATACTATAGCCATTTCAAATTCTACACAGATTGGATTACAAGAATGTACAACTACATTTTTATGGATAGTAATAGCACGTACAGTTTTGGAAGTTTTATCATTAATATTGGTCGTTACACAAGATTTTTTCCAGTTTGAAACACAAATTGAAAAGTATTATGCGGCTGCTGCAGCAATTGATACGTTTTACAAAACAGTAAAATATCAGTCTTATCATATAAAGGGTACCGAAGGAGATAGATTAGATACCCTTTTAGAATATAAAAAATTGTATGAAGATATCATAAATAACAATCAGATCATTCAAACAGTGGAAAAAATAGAAACACCATCTCCGGCCGATGAAAATGTAGATGAAGATGACATCGAAATGGGAGACGTACAGAGCGAAGATACGCATTTAACACAAACAAGATCATCTAATAATACATCTCCAAGACGTGGATCATTGGAAACAGCCCAAGCCAAGCGAGTTACAAACACCGCAAATAGCAGCCGAATGATGTACTTACAAACCATGCTCGACCGAATGCCACAGTAATAAAATATAATTTTCTTGTTGACAAGAAAAAATTCTATCCTTTTAGAAAAATAAAATAGGTTCTGGTTGTTGTTTCAGGAGCATTTGTTTCAAGATTAATAGTCTATCTGCTCTATATTGCAAACGTTGGATTGCTTGAAACCCAATCATTTTGTACAAGTCGTTTAGATCTTTTTGTATCTTGTCATCTGTATCTTTATTACAATGTGGGCAATTCCATGGTTGGATCTTACCCTCTAGTCTCGTTGATAAAAACACATTTTCACATATTACACACTGTACACTATTCATTGATTATCTCTTTTTTTTGACATTCTTTTTCAATTTTTATTCCTCCTACGTCGGTGATGTAATAAATATATTTATTGTTCTATGTGTATGAGATAGACAAGATCGTTGTTAGAGGGTGACCCATTTTGCATTTCAGAAATTAGATTTTTAAATAAATATTTCTTCAATATAAAAATGGCAACCAAGTTGACAATTACAAAAGATAAACGTCATTTATTGTCGGATCTTCACGAGGGATTAGAGGTATTAGTTATCAACACACCAATTTGTACTATGCCTGCGTTACCATCTACTTTGAAACGTCTAACCATTCACAGTTCTGCCCTCTTTGAACTACCACTCCAGTTTCCACCATTAACATATCTCTTAATTGACGCTCCGATAGAAAATTATGAAAATGTCGTTTTTCCTGCTACATTGGAAAAACTAGAAATAGAATTGTATGCTGGTGGTAATCAAAAATTATCACTAGCCAACACATCTTTAAAATCTCTAGATGTTGATGGTTATTTAAATATTATTTCATTACCAGATACGGTGAAAGAAATCAATATACGCGGTAAAACTACGTTACCCCAAGTGTTACCACGACGTTTAAAATCCTTGATTAGTTATCCGCGTATTGATATTTCAGACCATATAATTCCATGGTCATTAAAAACGCTTGATAATAATGCTGCACATCTAAGAGCAGCCAAGATTGCCCTATACAATAAAAATGCTACCAAACTCGGCTTACCAAAAGTAACACGTGTCCCATCTAAAGAGGAATATGACAAGGTCGTTTATTATGACCTAGGTCAACACGCTACACGTATTACCGATCTTGCGGTAACATTCAAGTCGTTAAACTTACCACCATATGTTTTATCAGAGATTATCGACTGGGACCGAAATCGTAAAACAGATGCACCGGCAGTCTCTGCATTTGATGTTGATACAATCGCCCAACATATCACCCCCATCCTCCATAAACAACATGTTGAAACATACAACGACGATGACGAACCTACGATTACATACGGAAAAATGCCACCACATGCCCTTGAATCAAAGAAACAAAAAGCCTACCGAATTGCTCATCGCTTTGAAGAAGGCTACGAAAGCGCCAAATCTGAAAACAATGGTAGATGTAAATATCGTATCACAAAAGGACAATCGGCTGGACAATGTTGTGATAAACCTACAACAACTGGAACAATGTGTAAAGCACATTCTAAAAGAAAATCCTCAAAACGTATCGGGGATTCTGAAGATGCTAGTTCATTTAGTGAGTCTATGACAGATTATACATACGACACCGACGCCGGTAGTACATCTGCTCGTCGTAGACGACCAATACGACGAGAATCAAATACATCATCAGACGATTCAGAACGTCCATTACGGAGACAACCATCTACAGAAAGTGAAATCCGAGCACGTTTGGCCAACCGACCTTTAGATGAAGTAGACGACCGCGATCCAGCAGAACTATCTATCGGTACACTTAGACGACAACTTGGTATTACCAATTCATCTACTTCATCCGACGATAAAGAACGTGGTGTTCCTAGTTATTACCTACAATAATCTAAAAGCCTCTCTCCTTCTTTGAGCCAGCCGAGTAAATAGCATCGTTTTTCGAAACAAGTATCATACTCGCGAATAGTATCTGGATTTTTAGCACAAAAAAAGTTGCACAATTCAAGATCTATACGCCCACCTCGCAACTGTGCAAGTCTACATACCATGTAATATGCATTTATTGAATTGACACCGCCTTCACGCAGTTTCACCGTTTCAGACAGTTTATCTTGTTCTCTATACCATTTCGGTAAATCCCTTTCAACATTTGAAAGATTATTTACCTGTTTACCCGTCTTTTGTCTATAAATCAAGTGCACATCTTTATAATATGATGCGAGACTAGAATCTCTAGTAAGTAAATCCATCAGATTTTTTACAGTATAATCTTCCAATAAAATCCCATGATGTTTCATATATTCATCTTGCTTTTTATCGACAATAGGATCTATAGTCTTTTTATGAATTCCTTGTGATTTCTTAATAGCCGAAATAAAGTGCTTAATATTGTAATACTTTGGTTTAGAATTGGTCGCAATCCGTTTTTGATCATTAAATGTTCCGACATTATCTATAGTCTCAAATGTAGCGGGACAGTTTGCACAATAATTCATACAACCATCTGAAAGTACCCTAGGATTATCACAACATTTCCAGACGAGATGATTTTTATTATTCGTTTTTACAGATGCGTATTCTTGACAAATGGATAAAAAGTCATAGAGAACCTGTAATTGTTCTCTTATCTTATCGATATTACGTTCTTCTTTCATATTAAGAAAATCATAGGATATCGAATCTGAGCAAGCAGAAGAAAATAAGGAAATCGCATCCCTGGCTCTAACACAAAAATCATCAAACAATCCCACTTTTTGTTCTTGTTGACCGAGTTTGAAAAGTTCATCCCTGGCTAATCTCATTTCCTTGGCATCATCGGTATGAGCGATAATCCACTCTAGTTTCTCCCGTTTTGAATCTGTGCTAACTACCGTTTGTTTGGACAATAACGTCTTTATCTGATAGACCAATCCCAACAAATCATAATAGCCATTTTCGTCGATTGTAATAGAGATTCCTTTAGATTCATTGGATGTTTGTTTCAGTTCTACGTCTGTAAAAAAGGTACTAGTCGTATCGAAAATATTCATGGCTGGTTGTTGCTCTGGAGTAGACTTGCACGAAGAAAATATCCTTCCCCTACATGTATAAAAAAAATCCATTTTAATTGTTTCTTATCTAATACTGTTTTTTCTTGTGAAAATAAGAAAATGTTTATCAATATTTGAAAACTACAAACTCTATGTTTGCGTAAAAGCACCAAGTGTTGCCAATATCTCCTCGCCATCAACGTTCCAACGCAATAGCCAATTTGTTATATTTATTCGTTTCTTACTACTAGCTTGCCAATACCACTCGGTTTCAACTTGTTGAATCATGCGTGGTATGAATTTATTAGGATATTTTGCTACAATCATTTCCCATTCTTGTGGTAAAACTTTTCTAGTCATTCTACTATTAATATAAAAATTGGTATGAATTTTCATTTTTCTTATGAGAATAAGAAAATGTTTACTACTCAGAATGTATTTTATTAATCTTGGTATTCATAAAATCTGATTTTAGATCATTATATTTTTTACCACGTACATTTGCAAATATGTTGTTCGCTCCAAAATATTCACATTTTCCAGTTTTATTATATGTACGATCATAATACCAGAATATCAAGTCAAACAAAATACCTCCATCATCACGGGTATAAACAGTGCTATGTGTATCACCATCTAAATACACCCATATATTTTCAGGATACAATTGTTGAGCAATCTCAAACAAGACAGGAGCAAGTTGATGTCCACGACAAAGTGGAATATTTGCTAAAATGGTATTTGGTCGCGTATGTTTATACATATATTTGTCAAACATTAGACTGAGTTCAGAATAATATGGTTCAATATCTAAAAATTCATCTACTTGTATTGATCGTCTTTTTGGATATTGTCGTTGTAATTGTTTATGCAATTTATCTTTGTATTTGTCAAATTCTCGTATACGATCTTCATCATTATTGACAAGTTCAATTAAATCATTCATATATATTTCTTGATATGAACATGTGTAAAGTGGGTGACTAAGTTGATTTTTTTCCAAGAGACGTGTAATTTCCTTTGAATGAAGAATCTCTATAAATTTTTCCCAGTTTGCCTCGAAATCGTAATACCGCATCTGTTATATTGTTTTATCTTCAAAACAATTTTTCAGTTTTTTTGGGACTTTTACGAGCGACGACGTAGGAGCGAGTAAATAGTCCTAACCGGTTCGAGTGTACAACGAGGACCATTTTTTGTATTTTTTTAGACAGATGTTACGATAGGATTGAGGGCGTGAACACCTGGGCATGCATGTTGTTCGTATTGTCTCATTTTGATATTCTTACGAGTTCTGGCATCAATCATCCGAAGACACCAAGAATAGCCAAAACTATAGGTGTCATCAAGATAGACAACATCCATAATAAATTTGATATTGTCAAGTTTATCTTTTTGTACACCTGTTCCATACTTTTCAAAACATTGTTGAAGTGTCTCGCCCTTTTTGTTAGTCATCTCATCGTCCCAATAATAGTAACTCATTATTCTATCAATAGAATATACCTTCAAAATAATTTTCAATTTTTTAATCAGATGCATGCAGTGCTGAATTTTTCAAAGCCATTTTATGTTCGCTACAATCTTTGGCAACACGCAAAACATCAATGCGAAACATACTTTGACACCATCGTTCATATACCCATCGAGTATGCTTCTCGTCAGTAAAATGCATCCAGGTTGACGCTTTGTCGCGTTTTTTGTGATTTGCACTGTCGTAGAAACTAATACAATAGATGTAAGCGTAGTCTGTCATGTCTGATAGTATTTATATCTTTAATATAAATTTCATTTTATGAATCTAAATGTGGAAACCATTCAAATGCCGTATACGAAAAGCTAACATCTGTAATGTTATCTTCGTCTTGAGGGTCGATGCCCGGATCACCATTTTCAATTTGTAAGATCTCCTTGTAATCTTGCATGACGATCGAATTTATTAGACGCAATGCGGCAAGCATACCACTATTAAAACCGTGTGTCCAATTGTCATCATTTGGATCCTTGACTTTATCGCATTCTTTAGGATAACGTTGTAATGCGGGATGTACCTCGACATAAGGTGTCTTTGAACGAGCATAACTAACGAGACATGCATATTTAGCCAAAAGATCTTCGATTTTCTTATATTGAGATGGTGCAATCATCCATGCTCCACTTTGTGGAAAGTCCTTGTGAATACAATCACCAATATGATTTCCATCACCATATTTACCGAAACATTTAAAGTTATGTTTGCCTTTTGTCGTCATTCTTCTCACAATTGAATAGAACCCACAATATTTTTCAATTTTTATATTTTTTGAAATGTAGTTTAGCGACACTCTTAACGGTTGTTCATCAAGACCTGGAAATTAGAAACGTTGAGTCGTACGAATTCCGCTTCTTTACGATTGACATATAAATCCCAGTCAATCTTTTTAGTTGGTTCAGCCAACCATTCTGAAAAAGTTGCCCAGCGTAGATTATCGGCACAATCATTTAGCGTATTGCCATCGATATGTTCGATAAGGCTCTGCTTGAGAATTTTATTCAAAATACGTCTTGCATACTGAAGGTTATCCATCTCTGATAGTATTTATATCTTTAATATAAATTTCATTTTTCAAAAGTCTTCAAAGTCATCGTCTTGGTTTGCTCCCATGTATGTAAAACGCCAGATAAACTTGTTATAGTTATCACGTATTCCGTTTGCACAATGAGACATTCCTGCTGCACGCGTATTTGTTCCTTTAGACGCTTTGGTCATAGTTTCCCAACATTTGATAAAATTTCCATCTAGATCATATTGGCATATAGATTTACCGAAAGAGTGGATCTGATTATCTTGACGATTAATCCATCGAAGATTTTCAACATTGTCATTTAACGGATTTTCATCAATATGATCAACTTCTTTGAGATTTTTTGGGTTTGGTATAAATGCCTCTGCGACCATACGGGAAACTCTGTATGATTTAGTCTTTTTTGTTAAATTGATATACGTTCTATCATCGTCATCAACCTTTGTTTGCAAAAGAAAGTTTGTTGTACGATTCTTTATACGATGACGTGTGGAAATATCATAATTTGTTTCGCGAAATTGAGCCCATATTTCCCCTGGTAAATCTTCAGTATAAGTCAGACGTTTCTTAACAAACTTCCAATAGAAACCCTTATATTCTGTACCATGATTACATGCAGCAGAAATTTCAGGTCTGTTATACCCCAACTCTTTTTCTGCATCAGTAGCGCTCGGATATTCTGCAAGAATTTCACCAGTTTCCATATTAATTTGATAAATTGGACGTTTGTTTGTTGGGATTCGACCATTTGCATATGCTCTTTTAACCACTTCAGAGAGAGTACCGATATATAAGTTATTAAGACGAGGATTACCTTTATCCCCATCGATATAACTGATATTATCTTCTTCGCCAATTTCTTGTTCTGGTCTAAATGCTGTCCATACAAGGTATGCAACCAAAAAATTCTTTCGTTTCCCTGTTTCTTCAGGTGTTAATTGTACATATAAATAACCTTTCTTTGCCAAATTTGTTAAAATGATAGCCGTTTTACGACATAAACTTTTAACACGTGCAAAATTTGAAACCTCACCCTTGTAGCCTTTTACTTTTATCCAACGTTCTTCCTCGTCAGGTACAACATCTTGAGTTTCTTCTTGGTGACTTTCATCTTGACTGTTGTTCTTCGTTGATTCATCTTGGATATCAGCATCTGGATCATCTTCTTTGATATTGTCAGTAATGTATTTTTTAAACAATACTTTTGTTGTCGGGTTGGACTTTTTCCACTCATCAGCTTCATCATCATATGCTTTTAAATTTACACGCCCAGTTTTTTTATTTTCGCGTACAATAGCACCAGTTTCATCATTTCGAACACGCTTATTAGTTGAAATTGAAAACGTTGGAAAGTCGTCTTCCATTACGGTCCATTCTTCATCTGGATCTTCAAATGCAAAAGCAAGTTCGGCCAATTTGGTCACGGAACGTTTTTCTTTTCCAAACATAACGTTTCCTCCCTTTGTTGGGACAAGTTCTTTGGTGCCAATTTTGCGCACAACGTAATCGTCAGATATTTCGTAATTCTGAAATTCTTGCAACTGTCTCCACACACTCATCTTTTTTATAGTATATATCTCTGAAACAAAAATTCAATTTTTTTGCGGCCGAAGTAGGCATAAAGGGGTATACCTACTGTGCATTTTTTAAAACAGCCAAGTGTTTAGGCGACATGACTACTGTATGTGGACTAGCATAATATTGTGGTGGTCACATGAGTGAAATTACCAACTGATAAAATTTCTAGTAAGAAATTTTTATATTTATTTTTTATCCGATTCTTGGTGCGATTTTTAACATTTTTTTGTGAAATTTTTTTAGTATCTTTATAAACAAAATGTCATTAGCATTACAAGGAACTAATCTCAGCACCGTGGGTGTCGATTTGTATGCGTATTGTGGCCGTAGTCAATTCTACGCGCCTGTGAATGAAGGCGTCAACTTGCAAATCTGCAGTCCTATCGGTCTCGTTAAGCAAGTCCCAGTTCAGGTCCGCCTGAAACCCGAAGGTGGTGGCCAACTTCGCGCCGGCAACACACAAGGTTACCGCATTCCCAAAGCCCTCGATTACCTCAACGAGGTCTGGCTCTTGGGCACAATGTCGCCAGTCAAATACACTGGTCCCGCCGGCTCGTATGCCCGCTTCCGTCAAAACTGGATGGTCTATGCTCTTCACCGCGTTCTCATGTCGGTTCAAGATCTTCCCCTCTTGGAAATTGACAACAACTGCCAGATCTTTTATATCCAAAACTATATCGCCCAACACCAACGCGAAAACGTTGACCTCATGATGGGTAATTCGGGCGAATTTTTGTCAAAAGTCCAAGGCACAGCGCCTTGCGCCAACGCCGGTTCGCCAACATGGGCTGGTCCAGTCTTTGGTTCGTCTCGCCCAGTCGCGATGCCTCTTGGTATCTATGCCGCGATGCTCGGCTCGTCGGGTGCTCGTCTTGTCACTGGCTCGATGCTCTTTTCTGAAGTCCTCATTGAAATTGAATTGAACCCAATTCACCACCTCTTTGAAGTCATCAACACTGAATGCATGGCCACACCAACAGCTGGTTGCGTTGGATCGGTCTCGCAAATCTACCAATGCGATGGTTCGTGCCCCGACTGGACCAACATGGCCGTCTATGCTCACGGTGCTATCGGCACTCCTGAAGAGAAAAAGGCGCTCGCTAAACGCGTCTATGCCATGCCAATCAAGACACTCATGATGGGCGCGGCCAATGAATGCCTCGACTGCGACGTTACATCGTTTCCCCTTCGTCTTTCCCTTGCGACAACTGCCATTCACGTTGGCGTTTTCAACACAACAGAGACACAATATTCCGATGTCGCCTCGACCATCCTCGGTGGTCACGGTGTCTCGCCAGTCGCAAAGGCAACACTCTGGTATGATTCATCGGAGCGTGCCGAAGTCGATGTTTTATTGTCGAAAATGGCCCAAGTCGGTTTCTCGACCACACCTGGCGCTCCTGATCGTTACACCATCGTCTTTCCATTCTCGTTTGACATGTCGTCGGCCTGCTTTACGCAAGCGACAGAGTTTGCCCGTATCGCAAACGCCTATGTCGATATCCGCCTTACAAACGAAGCGCGTCTTGCTCAACAGGGCTTTGACCAATTTGGAAACCCCATTGCCTCGTCTACATGCGCGACAATTGGCGGCAAAACAGCCGTCGATGGTGGTGTCCGTCAGAAATTTACCGTGAAGACAGCCGCCGCGGTTTGGCTTCCCGTAAATTATAGTTCCGGAAGTGTGAGTCTCACAATCTAAAGCAAGAAAAATCACAGAAAGTTGCATTTATTTATTAAAATGAATATAATTGGTTCTCGTTATACAATCAACCTCTGAGATTTAGCATTGACTCTTCAGCATTAATGACAACATATTTTTGTCGATAAACTTTTTAATCAGACGATTTACCCCTAGAATACCATATTTTTCCTATTATGATTATAGGAAATATTTTGTAGGTGATTATGAACCAAATACTTTTCTCATGAGACGATAGACACGCATAAAATCTTCTTTACCATCGTCACCGATTAGACCAATTTGTAAATGGTCGTTGCGTTCAAATTGTTTCAGGATTTTATGCGTCTTTTTATTTTTGATACGAGATTCGGATGACAAGAGGTAGCGAGAGAAACCGGGAATGTCTCTCCATTCTTCGTCTTGTTCATCATCTGGGAAATATTTGGCTACAAGAGTAGTCACGTTTATTTGCCGCGAATCGACTTTGATACAACGAGGTGTTGTTATTTTCTCTACAACAGTTTTTATACACTGGTGGCTAGACACATAGATGTTTGGAGTGTCTGTTTCAGCCCATACTTCGGGCTTGTCCATTTTTGGCTTGGGACAATATTGTGCAATAAGGAGATTAGCAGCAATAGTACGTCTGTGTCCATTGTCTGTATAATGGATAGCGTCACCTGTTTGCAATGTTTCCTTTACGATTTTAACACGGTTAGAATCTGAAATAAAACAGTCGTCACGTTCTTCAATCTTCTGCCAGATTTCTTCAGTCATTTTTAATATCTTGTCTAAATAAGATAACAATTTTCAATTTTGTATCTAAATATCGTATCTCCATCGACGATCAGAACAGATACTATTCGTTTCACATGCTGTTATAATACAGCCTAAAAAAATAAATGTTTTGTTCTTTGCTTGTACGGCCGATATATATCGCTCTACGGCTCCTGTAATAATATGAGTACTAATTACAGGTATAATACGACGTCTTCCAAATTCTATGGAATGTCGTGTATTTTCAAGAGCAGTGCATCGTTCTAAATTATCAGCGTCGTTATTTCCAGGATTATTGTCCCTGTGATTTATATATTTTCGTTTTGGATCTTTTTTAACAAATGCATCTGCTACCAACGAATGAATACTCCTTGTTTTTCTCTCACCGTCTACATCAACAACCCCAACACATAAATAACCTTCTTCAGATTCTTGTGGTTTCAAAACACGGTCGAAAAAGTTTGACCAAATTTTACCATTTCTGTAAATTTTGTACATTGGAAATTTTTCTAGAACGATATATTCACCCGATACATCATAGTCGTAATCATCTTCAAAATACCAAAAAGAGCCCCTATATTCTATTCCAGTATCTATGCGAGTGGCGAATTTACCTACCGACAAAACACCTGCATCAGCTGCCGCTTGAACGATGGAGTGAAAAATTAAGTCATGATCGTCACCATCCGTAATCTTTCGTACACGTCGTCCTCGTTTATTACATCGCAATGTATATGTCGCATGTAATGTATCCTCCTTTTTTGACGACCATTCTAAATTGTCACGATGATTTTCTTCTGGATTACCATTTATATGATTGACATATTTGAGATTAAATGGGTTTGGTATAAACATTAATGCCACCAGACGATGAATATATTCCGTGCATTCATGACCATTTCTCGTTAATGTTACTTTACCATGACCGTTGCCATAACTTGGCGTTAAGCGTTTTCCATCATGTTCCAACTCTCTATCTGGAGTAATTTTAAAGCCCTCGTTTTCATAACCTACAAGTGGATACCATCCATATTCTATTGGATCGTATTTGTATTCTGTACAACTTTTTGTGTCATCATCGTCATCCATTATTTCCATTTCTCCAAATAATGGGTGATAATTTACAGATGAACGGACAGTATTGGTAAATGTATGTGTACCTGCTGAAGCATATGTACAACCATTGTATTTTTTACCACTAACGATCAATTTAACGATTTTTTGCCCATTAAAACCAATATCTTTACCAGCAGCCTCTTGAGTATTAAAAAATTTTGTTGTTCCATCTGGATTTGTTTTAATTACTCCATTTGCAGTAGTTGTTATTTCGCGAGTATCAGTGTATTCAATATCTGCATCCGGATCTTCAAAAACAGCCTTTCCTTTCTTATTTTTAACTGCCTGTTGTTTCAGCAACGATTTTGTTATTGTCTTTCTTGCTACAGAAACGTTTTCTTTATCTTTTTCAGCAGCACGAATAGACGGATATTCCTTGATAGTATTGTTTTTTGTATCTTTTAGAACAACTGGCTTTGCTCTATTTGGCATATTTTGGTTTGCGACTTTTTTTTGTTCTTTTTCGATTAATTTTTGTTCCAATTCTTCTTTATATACATCTTTAATTCCAAATAGTGTTTCAACAGCCTGAGAAACGTAAATTCTTTTTTGTTTTGACTGATCAGTATCATTATAGAGTAAAACATATGGACCATATTTTGAGGATGGAGTTTGTCTCATTTCGACAGTTGTCTTATCGCGACTCCAGACGGTACTGTTTTCATAAAAATCGTATTTACTATAATTTGGTAAACGTTTTATTTCTGTGTCAGGACGTTCAGTTTTGATATACGACCATCCATTTTTACTTTTCTTCAACCAATACGCAAACGTATCTGGTGGAACGTCCTCAAGATCAGGATCATCTTTGAGAGCATGTGCAACATTTCGATAAACATATACTTTTTTGTATTTTATTTTTTGTACTTGACGTCCCTTTTCCATCTTTGCCTTACCACCTTTTTCAGTAGTTAGATTTTCTATCGCGTTTGGATATTCTGCTGCATTGTCAATGCGCCAAACTTGTTTTTTGTGGAAAAACATGTCACCCATGAGTTTGAGAATATTCACGGTTTCTTTCTTACCATCCTTACGTAGAGTGAAACGATTTTTGGTAATTTTGAGAAACATATTCGTTTCTTCAGAATATATCTGACCTTGACCATTGACAGTATAGTTCTCATAAGTCTTATCCTTCCATTCAACAGTACGAGAAATTTCTGCCGTCTCGCCGGAATCTTCCTGAGTGTCAGAATCTTCCTGAGTGTCAGAGTCTTCCTGAGTGTCAGAGTTTTCCTGATTGTCAGAGTCTTGAGTTTCCGAGTTTTCTTGGGTCTCTTCTTGATTGACTTGAGCGAGATCAAGTTCTTCGCTATCTGAATAGTCCTTGGCCAAAGTGCTGGATGTTGATGATGTTGCCATATTGCGACGAGTTTTTGAGAGAGAGTTTGACATTTTTATATATGTCTCACTCTTTAAAATATTTTTCAATTTTTTTATAGAGGCTGCTGTCTTCACTGTAAAAATTGCAGCCAAATGGCCGTTTGAAACCTTTACAGCAAGTTTTTATCATCCTATCGATTTTTGGAAAATTGAAAATTTAGTTGGGTGACTATATAATAAAAAAATGGCTGACTCTGAACAAATGACCGATGTTGATACATATGATGAAAATTCTTATGAAACAACGCTTGATGATTCCGATGATGAAAATTTGGGCGAAATGCAAAAGGTACGAAACAAACTCTTGAATATTATCGACAAAAACAAAAAATCATTATCATCTGCTGTATATAAACAGATGGTTGAAGAACTCGCTAAAATTAAAGATAAACCTTTGGACACTTTATTTCGTATTTCGTTTGTATATAGTAGAATTAATTTAATCGAATGTGAAGATAAATGTTTCAATGTATTTTCAGAGAGTAATGAGATTATGATACACGAATCGCATATTCAAGATACTAAAATTTGGGAGGACTTGTATCATCGATCTTTAAATCACCGACCAGGTAAACCACCACGTATCACAACCGATAAATTTGAGTCAATGCTTCCTCCATGGCTTTGGAATATTTGTCGTGATATGATGAATAGTCATGGTCATGACGAATACTCTTTTTTCCATCAAACACTCATTATTACAGATATTGACAAAGTTACAAACGATAAGGACAAATTCTATACTTGAATTATCTTGTTTAAACAAGATATAAAATTACAAGGGTGATTAATCGCTGTCAAAAATATTGGTGTTGTAAAACGTATTTCTTTTATGTAAAAGAAAATACGACGCTTAATAGATGTAGTTGGCAAGGAATGGGAAAGATTGAGGTGCTGTGACCAAAATCTTGTTGCAACCACTCGCAATCGTACGTTGGTCATCCCGAAAGTGTCTGGTTATGCCTTGACAGTTGCCATAGGGTTTTATGTTCCTAGAGCAGCCATCTGCGTCTCCGTACGAAAATTGGGGAAGCCAGAACTTGGTGAGAATATTATCGGGGAGTGCGTTTGCTCCGCCAACCATAACTCCTTGAATGCCGTTTTGCGTCACAGTCTTTTGGTCCGATTGATTGAGCAAAACCGATTTAATTTTACCAAAGCCCTTGTCTGTCATGGCGTCTTCACCGACAACTCCAGTGTCGGCCGATTGCAATTGACCACCTGTGTAATCAGCGGCTTGCATTGTACCATCGGCAGACGAAATGAAAACCTGTGTTGGGTTTGGTGCTGTACCTGTTTTAAAGTACATCACAATCGAAATAACAGCACCGATAAACAAAAGAGCGCCAAGAACCAATAAAACCCATTTCAATGGAGTAGCCCAACGTCCAAAGCCGGATAATGTGTTGTCGAGGGTATTCAATGTATATGTCGAATAGGCCATCGCAGTAATACCTAAAACAAGTATAATCACCGAGAATAAAAGAGTATACATCATTTTTATTTCTCATACTAAAAAAAATAACAAATATTTTATAGATTTAAAAAATGAAAAATAATACATATTAAAAATAATATGTGTTTATTGTGAAAACATACGTTGTTTTAATAGGAATAAATGAAAATGTTTATAGAACTTGCAATTTGATCTTGGTCATAATACGATAATATAATAAAAATAAAATTGAAATAATATTATATATGTTTATAACTAGAAATGAAGTATACACAGGAACAATTTGAGGAAATCTGCGGTCCGTTGGCTAGTGATCTCGATGTTGATTTGTCTATTGGACCAAAAGACAGTTATGATATTCGCTCCTTATCTCGCTATTGTGCGAATAACATAACAATTGGATTGGACTGGGGTATTTTGGGTGCACGTCTTGCCTTGTCGTTGATTCGTGCTACCGCAGGAAAAACATTTTCTGAATCTACAGAGTTGTTAAAAATCTATCTGGAAAAGGGATATTACAATTTTGTGATGGAGAATAGTGAGGAACTGGACAAGATCCCATCAGAATCTCACAGCGACCACAAGCAAGCTATATGTATCGGTGTCCTTGAAAAGACGTATTTACTTAAATATAATAAATGTGGCAACTGCAAAAAAGACTGTCCAGAATGCGAAAAATTCCACATTGGCGAAACACCCGAACAAATGTACATGCGCATCGCCACTTTTCTCTGTATGGATAGAAATGGGGCCTCGTCGACACCAGAGACAGTGAGACAGAGTATCGAGATGATTAAGCAAGCGTATGGTTATTTGACAGAGACAAAGTATAGTCATGCGACGCCGACAATGTACAATGCGGGTCTTGAACGTCATCAAATGGCGTCTTGTTTCGTAATGACGATTGAAGATTCTCTCTATTCTATCGAAGATCATTGGACTTATTTTGCCGAGATTTCTCGCAACGCAGGAGGTATCGGTTTCGATGTTTCCAAGATTCGACACTCGTTTATTGCAAATGCAGGCAAGTCTGATGGTGTTCCGGCATTATTAAAACCGTATGAGCGTATTCTAGATTATGTCGATCAATCTAAAAAACGCAAGGGATCTGCAGCTGCGTATTTATCAATCTGGCATATTGATATCGAAGAATTTATCCAACTCAAAGTACCAGTTGGACAGTCGGCTTCTGGTAATATTGAAGGAGAAAAGAAGATCGAAGATCCTACACCCAATTTGTTTTATGCTATTTGGGTACCAGATTTGTTTATGAAACGGTTTGTTGCAGATGAAGATTGGACTTTGTTCTGTCCAAAGAGAGCACCAGGTTTGACAGAAGTTTGGGGTGCGGAATTTGAGAAATTGTATATTCAATACGAGGAAGAAGGTCGTGGAATTAAAAAGGTAAAAGCTCGTAAGATTATGGAAGGTGTGTATCAGGCCCATTGTAAAGCCGGCGTTCCATATATATGTTATTCAGACCGTTTCAACGAATGTAATATGCAACAAAATGTTGGATTGATTCGATCATCAAATCTCTGTTCAGAAATCGCACTCCATACGAGCAAGGATGAAATCGCCACATGCAACCTCGCTTCAATCTGTCTTGGTAATTTTGTTGGTGGCTTTTTCAAGACTGAGAATGGAATTGTATTATTGGATAACAATGGAAATAAAATTCAAGACTCAAGTAAGAATAGAGAATTTAACTGGACTGAATTTGAAAGAGTGGTTAGATTCGTAGTGCGAATTATGAACAATGTGATTGATCGAAATTATTATCCTGAACGTATACCTCAAATTAAATATGCCAATCTCAAGAATAGACCACTTGGTATTGGTATTCAGGGACTCGCCAATGTAATTGCAAAGATGGAATTGTTATTTGATTCTGCAGAGGCAAGGGAATTCAATCTAAAAATGTCTCAAGCCTTGTATTACTTTGCCGTAGACGAGTCTGCCGAGATTGCTCGTGAGCGTGGAGCGTATGAGGCATTTCCTGGCTCGCCATATTCTAAAGGATTATTACATCCCGATCTTTGGACACCGCCAAATGGGGAAAAGGCTAGATTTCTTCCATGTTTTGATTGGGATAGATTACGTAACAAGGTTAAGAAGGGTGTATACAATTCCAACTTGATTTCATATATGCCTACGGCTACTTCATCTATTATTGCAGAACAAAGCCCTTGTTTCGAGGCGTTTAATTTTGTCGTTGGTAGTAAAACACTTATTTCTGGGCAATATACTGTAGTATGTAAGGAATTTGCAGAGGATCTTGGTCGTTTGGGCGTTTGGACTCCGGAAGTATGTTCGGAAATTATTTTTGATGAGGAAAGTGAAATTGGTAGTTGTTCTGGATTACGTGTCCCAGATTCGATAAAAAACAATCCATTAAAAGTTGCTCGTTTTAAATTTATTCTAGACAAGTATAGAACAAGTTATGAAATTAAACCAAAGACGGGTATTTTGTTTGGTATAGATCGTGCTCCGTTTGTATGCCAGTCGCAATCTCTAAATTGGTTTGTCGGTGAACCAAATCTTAAAAAGTTTTTGAAAAACGTAGAAGAATCGTGGTATCGAGGCGCTAAAACCGGCTGCTATTACAACCGAGGTGTCGCCGGCATCCAAGCCAGATCTGTTTCCAATTGCACCAGTTGTAGTAGTTAGGGGTATGGGTACCGCGGATGTCGCCGAGACAATATCAATGTAAAATTAGACATGTAGAATTTCTGTATATTAATACAGAAAAATAATTGTAATTCCTTTTACAAATTTCTCGTATAGGTATACATGATTTTTGTAAACCTCTAACAACAAAATGTTCTGTATTGGGATACAGAAGTTTTTATGTCACTCTCTACATATGTTTCTTCTCCGACAGACGTATGCATACCGACGTAGAAGGACTGTCGATATCAGACATCCAAAAATTGAAAATGTTGTCAGGATTGATATGTATTGTTAAATGACGCCTGATCACGAGACTATGTTGGTGACTTGTGCGGTTACAGTAACAATTATATTTGGCGTATGGTCTGTTTGTTGTTTGTTTCTTTCTTTTATATTAACAACATCTTTCTTTGAGCCATTTACACGAAAAATTGGTAATCAACATTATCTCATGATCAATACATCGTCGCATATTGTATAAAAACTGAAAAATATTTGGTATTTGTGATATACCAAAAAATGAATTGTATTGCATACGAAACGACAGAGGTTGCGCGGACAGAAATAAAAGATTGTGGGCTTATCGGTAAAACGATTGAAAAAGTTGAACAAGTACAAAATGGGTATCTTTGTGATGGTGATACAGGTGTTTTTGATGACATGGATCAGTTGGATATTACATTTACAGATGGCACCTTGGTCACCTTTAAAGCACATACCGGCTCCTTTACGGGACTTTCAAAAGAAGAATTTCCTTGTTTTATCCGCATTTGTGATATCAAAAATGAAGGTATTGTTGTTGAAGATAAAAATTAACAATATTGTGGATGTCGCCGAGACGATATTGATGTCTAGTTTGACATGTAGATTTTCTGTATAGGGATACAGAAAAATAATTGTAAGGGTTTACAAAATTTCAGGTATACATGATTTTTGTAAAATCTGACAACAAACTTTATGTTATAGTTCCATGAAAAACAAATAAAAGATGTATATGATTATTATATTTTTCTAAATGCGTCGTGTACTGGGCCGTTTTTGCCGGTATATCATCAAACACGACATTGGACAGAGATATTTATTGGATTGACAAATGACAAGATATTATTATCTGGAGCGACTATAAATGACAACTGGCGAATTGCACCCCATGTTCAAAGTTATTGTTTCTGCCTGTCTAAAAAGGGATTGGATATTGCGATAGAAGCTGGTATTTTTCGACCAGAGATTGAATATTCAGATAAAACAATGATTATAGAAGGACATGAAGTTGCTCTCAGTAGAGAAATTATAAAACGTGGCTTTGGTATTAAATGTTTGCTGACCATGTTTAAGAATGCAAATTATAGCGATTTTAAAAGAGAAGGAATACCTCCATTTGTAGACGTAGTAATACCAGGCGACAAGTACAATTCGACCGTTCCACCTCCTTTTTGGATGGCTGGAAAAGACGATAGAGGTCCATCATTCCAATACAATATTCATCCTTATGAAGTCGTTTTCTTTAAATCTAATAGAGGTATTACCCCATCTGTTCTTGAATCGCTAGTATATTTTCATAACCGTAATATTGGTCCCATTAGACATTTTGACATCTTGTTTAAAAACCCAAATATTATCAAATCGTTTCTAGGTCTATAAAAATGAAAAATATTGTCTGTAATAATATTATTATTATCCAACATGGCGTATGTTTTGTTATTGCAACAACAGGGTCAGGGGTTTGTATCCGTGTTTGGGTTGTTTAAAGATGCTGAATGTGCAAGCAAATATTCAAGGCATATCACCGTTCCCGATTATATTTGCTCAGTAGACAAGGCAACAGAAGAGGAAATTACAAAAGCCCTAGAAATCTATACTAGTAAATCAAATGCCTTTTATACAACTGAATTTCTAGGAGTACGGACAATGAAATAAAACTGAAAAATATTCTATAATATTGTATATATTTATACAATGCCTTTGCAAATAATCGATGGTGATTTGTTGAAAATCAAGACAGATTTGATTGCCCATCAATGCAACTGCTTGACGGTAAGAGGTCATGGGCTTTCAGCGGCCATTTTTGAAAAATATCCCAAGGCTGATATTTATAGCCAAAGAATACCCGTCGGCAAACGGAACCTAGCGGTTGAACCAGATCGCGGAACACCTGGTACAATTATTGTAAAAGGTCGAGTAGTCAATATGCTAGGTCAATGGCGTCCAGGAAAAGGTACAGAATTGTATGCTCGTCATTATCCAGAATCTGTACCTAGAGAAAATAAGATACAACGAGAAGCATGGTTTGCATCCTGTCTGGTTCATCTCGAAAAATACATGTTGGAACATGATAAAACATCTGTCGCCTTTCCCTATTTCATCGGGTGTGCTCTCGCCGGCGGCAACTGGACCAATTATGAAAACATGATCCGTGCATTTGCCAACCGTCTACCAACACATATCAACGTCGTCATCTGTCGATTGGTAACATAAAAAGACATACCCAACATAATGAAAACATCTATATACAAAAACACATTTATTGTAGAAATAATAAATAAAAATATGACTACACTACCAACCATGAATACGGTGGCGGATAAGATTTTTGTGATTAATTTGAAAGAACGGACAGATAGGTATGAACAGTTTACGACTGAATTTATGCAACAAGGTATAACAAACTGGGAAAGATTTGACGCTATTCGTTTTAGTCCTGAAAATTATAAACAATTTCTACCTGCGTTCTACAATTTTTGTGCTGGACAGGGAAAAGAAGAACGTTATCTCAAGGCTGCCTTTGGTTGTATGCTAAGTCATTATCTCTGTATCTATCAGGCAAAACAACGTGGGTACAAGTCTGTTATGATCATGGAAGACGATGTTCAATTTATTCCTGGATGGAAAGATAATTTTACTGTTACATGGACAGAATTATCAACAAAATTTCCTAAATGGAATATGTTTTATTTTCACATGGGGTATTATTCTCCACACGCGTTTGCACCTCTTTCAGACAATCTAGTCATTCCAGTTAAAGGGCTAGGTGGTACGTGTTATATCGTAAAGGAAGAATTGTATGATTTTATTCTTGGTAGAATGTTAGTCTATGCTAAACAACTAGATGTATTTTATCTAGATTGCCTCCAAAACCGCCCAACAACCCTCGCAGCAAGAAAAAATATGGTCCAACAACGCGAATCCTGGTCAGATATCGAATTTAACCTTGCAAATATTGGTGGACGATAATAAATATGTGTAATATTGATTCAAATCACAACAGACAATAATACTTTGAGAGACATTAATATAAGAATAATACATATATAAAAATATATGTGTAGAAAATGTCATGTTGGAATAACGGATGAGCAAATGGAAAAATCGATAATGGACGCGTTGGAAAAGAAGAATTTTGAGGAATGGAATGATGTCAGTGTTTCTCATATAATATTGGCTGCCTCTGGTGTAAACGGTAAAGTTGTACAGAACAAGGCCAAAGTCTTGTTGGAAGAGTTTTTCAAATGGGGTAGAAAAAACGGCGTTTCTGACAAGGCAATTGAAAGAATACAACATACGCTTGCCGTAGAGATTTACAGTAGTTATATTTTACCAGTCTGTCTCTTTACCATTCCAATTTGTTGTATTGTGGCAGCATATATCTCTATCTGATATATTTATACAAATATATTTTTTATTAGACTGATCCCAAAAAGGTATTGTTATTGACCATCCAGCGGAGGAGGTGTTGCTGACCGAGATGGGTTGCAATATGATCAAAAAGACGCGCTTGATCGAGAATACTATTAATTTTATTTTCTTGATCGTGTGTCATGTATGCCATATAACATGCCGGAAAATGCGGCGTCGTCGGTGCATATGCGACACATGAAGCCAGTTCAGCATCCATTTGAATAATTTTGTCATGAAAAGTCTCACTACCAGGCAATCCAGCAATCTCAAGGCTGCAAATGATATTTGGGTCCATTTCTGCTAGTTGATCACCTGTAAACAGAGAAATGCGATTACCACTTGTATTTACGATATACGGTCGTGCTCCATGTTGCAAAAGGGCCAAGGTATACGTAAAATTATCCTTCCAACGAATTAGAGGATATGTGTGATCAAGATAGTCGTTTTCATTACCATGTCCTAGCAATCGAAGAAACGTCTCTGAATCTGGCGCTGTTGCCAAATTATATGTCTCGCGGTGTTGTGACTGTTGTAAAACTGGACTAATAATCGTTGACGACTCTTGAGGAATATCCTCTTCGCTGCTGCTAGTATCGCTATCATCTTCATCGTGGTTATTATTGTTTGCTTCAATTGTTACTGTTCCAAAAAACCAACTAAATAATCCCATTTTTCTCTATTAATATTTAGATCTCGAAAACATTTTTCAATTTTTGTGTTCCGACGTTAGGAGGATGCGAGATAGCACACACCAATTTACGAGAGGAGCTTGGCTCCGCGAGTCAATTTTTTATATTTTATATTTTTACAACTTTTTATATTTTTATTTTTTATATTTTATATTTTTATATATTTTTATATTTTTATATTTTTATATTTTTATATTTTTATATTTTTATATTTTTATATTTTTATATTTTTATATTTTTATATTTTTGTATATTTTATTTTTTTATATTTTATTTTTGTATATTTTTATATTTGGAATATAGAATATTTTTTATTGTCGTAGGCGTCTGTTGGTGTCCATATTTGGTTTGAAGCAGTTGATGTAGGTGGGGAAGCCTTGTAAGACTTCTTTTTGGCAGGGGCCGCCGAGTAAGAATGAGTATTCACAAAAGGGATTTGCGGTGGCATTGCAAAAGACGGTAGTATTTTGCATGCGGGTTTGGTAACTGGTAATATTAAATACGCCAGCCAATGAAGCATTGACATTATTCGCAGATGATGGTAATGACATTTTTATTCCAACTATTTTTTTATTCCAGTATTTTTAAAAAGATTATTTTTAGTTGCACAATATAAATGAAAGAAATGGTAATCTTTTCCATATTTCTTTTTGTGATCATCCTTATATTTTATGGCGTAGATGGATCAACTGAAAGACAATATGATACTTTATCATCAACTAGAAATAATGACTCTGATATGATGCCACAGATCGAGATAGGAAATAATCCCAACAAAAAAGCGTGTTTTTCATGTGGGACCAATTCACTAACAAAGAAATATAATAATCAAAAATCTTCCAATCTAAGTATAGACAACCAGATTTTGAAAATAGATCCAGATGCGACGATAGGGCCCGATAATGCGTCTTTGTACAGAGAAGCAAATGTCAAAACACCATATCCTATCCCAACTGGGCCTTCGGCGCGACCGTACAATTTCCCTGTTAGACAACCGGGTATTCCTCAGGGAACACGCAACGACCAACGAGGTGCAGTTCCTTATGAATCTACGACTTCTAACAAATTTTACGATTATGGCCCCAACAATCTTGATCAACGACAGACTGGACGTGGTGAATTGGATCCAAAGGCTGTAGGTGATCTAACAATCATTTCTCCAACCGGCGAAGAAAGTCGTGTCACACAAAAATATTCTTTTCGAGACCTACAAAAGTATAGCTGGGCCGATTTTCACCAGGGAGAAGGTGAAAGAATTCAGTCACCAGGAACCCTCCCTACGTTTGGGCTTTATGTACCGTTTAATGCAGTTCCGACTAGAGAGTGTGGTTTGGTATCTATGAAACAGCCGTATAACAACAGTTGCTACAAACCAGAACTGGCATTGTATGGCAGTTTTGGAGGCTAGTATTTCTATTTTTCTTATAGTTACAAGAAAGACTAATTACATATTCTGATAAAATGCAAGGCGTCGTTGCCGGAGATCGTCGAGGTCAGAAGGATTTTCGGTACTAGGATCTAGCCTCTTTGGTTTAACTTTCTTCTTTTTAGATACAACAACCACCTCTTCTTCCTCTGTCAGGAGAACTTCTTCGGTTTTACCAGAGACAGAGCGTCCACCATCAATAAAACTCATTTGATGCCATTTGGAAATTGGTATCGCTTGCAACCTCTTTAGACAAATTGAATAGTCGAGATCTGTCTTTTTGCCAATATGTCGTACATAACTTGCGTTGGTAATTACGATATGCTTAATATAGGGCCCAGTTTTATTTACCAAGCCGTAAAACGTCGCTAGTTGTTTCCAACCCACACCACTATATCGTTTATACCTATTTTGCTTTCTAAATTTAACTTGCACTGCCGCATATCTATTTTCGCTTGGGTCAATATTACCTAAATCATCATCGTCGTTTTCACCCTTGTATTCTAGTATAATATCAATACCAAGATCAGCTTTGGACATAGATAGGTGCTCTAGTATATTATCGGGGATATCTCGTAATAGCCAGACGTTGGTTGGACGTGGTTTATAGCAATGTTGAAAATATAAAACACAAAAATGCTCAAAAAGGTCTCCTTTCACTTTGGTATTTTTCGACGCTCTCATCTCTTGCATATTTGTTGGCGCAGTATCCCAATCACTTTGCATGAGGGAGACTAGTCCGTCAAAAATATTTGTTGTGTCATCCCGTTTTACGAGGGCCCTAAGTATATGCTCTTTTAAAATCCGTATCAACCGTTCTTGCATGTATGGTGTAAATATATACATATTTTAAAATTAATTATCACTTTTTTTACTGTATTATGTTTTGGGTGTAGACAGGGCCGTCTAGACGAAACATGTGTTCCTGGACTAGGTCGTGTATTTCTTTGGGTAAGCCTTCTTCTTTGCACCAATTTAAGATATTGTCTGGAATGGTAATCATAGGGTGATGTAACAAGAGATTAATAATTTCGATATTCAAGCTAGATAATCCGTAACCCAATACAGATTCGTCCAACTTGCTAAGACGATCACTAGCCAACATCAATTTGGCAACATCAAAATGAGTCTCGTATATGCAATATTTCAACATTTGGTTGTTATTCCAAGAAGGATCAATACTCATATTTGTCTCTAGCGCTTTTTTCACAGTCGGAATATCTGCCGTCTTGCACGCCATATTAAAATTATCCTGATCTATATCGAATTTGCCATTTACAACTCCCATTTCTAAAATAACCAATATTTCTAAATTATTTCATTTTTTTAGAATCCATAACCAGATGTGATTTTGTAATTGGGTATAAAGCCGTTTAGAAAGCGGTTAAATTCATTTTCCTTGTCTAAACTTATCATACGATTAGAGAATGCCTCAAGGCCGGGAATGTATATCAATCCATATAAAGCATAAATGATTCGTTGTTCAAAGACTTGTAAGAGTGCCCGCGTATTTTCCTTGTTGCAGGCGTTATATGCCATATCTAAATCGAAATAGGCGTTGCTGTACGGAACAGATCCCCATTTTGATGAAATAGACAATGCCATATAACAAATACCTCGTAGATTCTTCTCCATTATATCTTCTATCGCCAAGTACCTACATACGATATCAATCATCTGACAAAATGCAGGCATGCCATATCGTCTTACATCTTGCAATTTCCACATTTCTATAAATACAGCGCCCAATTTGCTAGTTGGAGAATCATCATCGTTATCATCCGGTAACAAAACAACTCTATTATGTTTTGTCGGTTTCCATTTTCTGATAGGAAAAGTGTAAATAGGTTCGTCGATAACAAGACGATCCGCAGGATTAGTAGCGAGCATGGTAAGTACTTGTTCTTTCTTGTTTGTTTGATTCAGCAACGCCATTGTAGGATCACTAATATGTTCCCGAATTGTCAACATTTGTGCTCTATTTTCATCTGGAACTAAAAATTCATACTTTGTTGTAAGAAAATCTAGCAATGTCGCACCTAATGCCCAGATATCAGTCTCTTTAGTTGAGATTGACGAGTCATCTTCTACCAATTCGGGAGCACGATAAGGACTCGTATAAACAAAATTACCACCATCTGGTCGGGAAGACGCCAATCCAAAATCGGCAAGAGCGAGTTTTGTTATTTCTCTGTTATTATCCAACCAGACGAGAATATTTTGTGGTTTGATATCGCAATGAATTATGCCGCAGGCGTGAATTTGTCCAAGGGACCTAACACATCTGTCGTAAACATTGCTAAACATCACGATACGTTCAAATCTTTGTTTACTTTTGGCAAATTTTGCGAGATCAGTATTGGCTAATTCTAGACCCATTGTAATCTTGGTACCATTGAGTTCTAGACCTTCTACCTTTGCAATATCTGCACCTGCCGCAGTTAGAATAGAATAACAACCAATCTCCCTGACAGTAGATGTATCTATCCCATACGTAGAGACCTTTTTGACAATATATTTATTTTCATCAGATTTTCTACGCATTTTAGAGACTGTACCATAGGTTCCCTGACCTAAATGTTCTATTTTATCCCATTTAGATGCATTGTATTGCGAAAAAGACGTTACCAACGAGGATGTATCAAATGCTGATATTTTACTCTGTTTAGATGATTGCAAAACGTCACGAACAATTTGTGCTACCTTTGGCGTCGAAAATCGTGTTCCAGAAGACTTGGCAATCGAAACAATCACCGGGGTAGTCAACTCACCTTGTAACGCCATTGCTATATTTTTTATATTTTGCATATCCTCATCCATCTATGAAATATTTTATATACATTTTTATTTTTTATTATCTTGTTTTATTTTCAGTTTTGTCAATGAAATATATGTTGATAATATTGGTGTAATTGTTAAAACATGTTGATTTTATGATAATATTGGTAATTGTTAAAGGAAAAATATGTTGATTTTATGATAATATTGGTGTATTTTTTGTTAAAAGGAAAATGGTTAATATAATATATGGTGGACAAGTTTATAAAATGCCATGGAATGATAAAAGATGAAATGATTACAAATTTTCGAGATGCTATAAAATTGGATCTGAGATATTATGCCTTTGTTGATAATGGTAGTAGTTGTACCGTAAATGAAATAGAAGTAACAACCGAGCCACAGATTGTATTAATACAATGGAAGGATGAAAAAACAATAGTATTTCAAGCTACATCGGGACAGATGCTTCTCGATTTTTGGGATGGGGGTAAAAAAGTAAAGGAATTCAAATGGGACAAGGAAATAAATATTTCACTCCTTTCCGTCTGCCTAGAATATTATACAGTCCTCGAGAGATTAGTTAAATGGACCAATTTCCTAGATAGCAGGTAATTTTCATATAACATATATGAAATTATATTTTATGGCCGATTTTTATATTTGTCTAATGTTTATTTTCATATGAAATTATTTAAACTGAGAGATTAATGTTTATTTTCATCTACGGTAGTTGAGAATAATGATCCGGTTTTTTCACCGAGTGGTGTACGCATGAGTTCGTCGAGAGATGTATTAACTACTGGTCTTGCATCTAGAATTTGTTCATTTATAACCATTGAGCGCAATAATTCTTGTTGTCCATGATAATCTCCATGAGCGCCAGATACAGCAAGACCGAAAATCTTATCCAACTCTTCATCGCGTTTAGAAGGTCCGCGAGTACGTGCCATTCTAACAGGGATTTTATATGTTTGTCCCATTGATGTATATTTTACCCAATAAACGCCTAGCGTGTTGCTATCTTCGATACCACATACTCCAAGCCATTCGATGTATTTAATCTTTAGAATTGTATAAAGGATAATACCTCGTGTATATAAATAATGATACCATAATGTTAGATATATTTCTGATGCATCTTGAATAGTTTTCATCGTCGGTTGACAAATATGATAGAATTGTTGGATCTTTTCGGTAATAGATGCAATGTAGCACAAATATGGCTTGCTTGCTGGATGGTCACGTAAAAACATGTAATTTTGAATAATATGACGTTCTATGAGGGGCATGACAACAGGTAAGACATAATTTTCTAAGAGGGGTTCAATATACGGACTCACAAACGCATGCACACCCGTATACTTGTAAACACACCACAAAAAAATCCCGTATACAATCATCTTTCTATATATTTAATGGGTTAAATATATTTTTCAATTTTTCTTCCTCCTACGTCGGTATGATGTTGATACGACAAATTACTAGACATGTCCCACATATGTACTAATGCGTCCCAAGTTACCTGCGTCAAGATATTCAAATTTTGGCTGTTTAAATTCTAAAATATCGTATAGTTCTTTAATATCATCTGGGAAAATACAGTTATCTTTATCACAGGCGTTTATATACAAAGTTTCTGAGTTTTCTGTATCAACGCGAATATTTTCGATACAATAATATTCACTGTTATTTCTAACGCGAGATACACTATATTTTTTAACTTGTTCATAGTACTCGTACAACATGTCATCTACAGAACGACCATAATACTCGGCTATTAGAGAAAATAGGTTTTTATATACCTGATCTGTTAGTTCTTCTAATTTTACCGATTCAATTTCCAACTCTTTATGTTTTTCATTTGTTAGCATTATCGCCATTTTTAACGATTCCTTGTCTGTCATTGTCATGTCGGTATCATAATATATTCTTTTTGTCAATAGAATTTCATTTTTGTTATAGAGTATAAATATTCATTTTTGTTTATGTCTTTTTAGCACAGCATGAATGTAATTTTAGAAAACTGCAACCAGTTTGGACGGCGTCAAAGATGTATTGATTTTGTGCGGCGGCATATAAGACGTCTATTGTTGGTGGTAACATTTCCTTTGCAAATAAAGCCAACATATCCAAGGTAGCATTACCAGTGTGGACAGCACTTAGGACTTCTACAATTACTTGAATGACATAATCACGTCTTTGTAAACCTGTCAGATTTGAATATTGTGCCAAATCTTGCATAATTGTAGGAATTACCAAAAGGATATTTGAAATAGATAATTCTGGAGCATAATTAGCCGCCGCGCCCATCATTCCTGTTGAACGGGGAGATACCGATCTCGCAACTGTATCTACAAGGCTTGAAAATTGTTTAGAATCAAATACCTGGGTTGGAGTTTTAGCCTTGAAAGTAAAGTTGTGTGTAAACGCTTGATAACAGAGGTCGATAAACAATCGAAGATCATTTTCAACAAATTGGATAGCAAGTTGCTTTTGTTCTTCACTTTCAAACGTAATATCATCAATCATTAAATGAAAGACTTTGTAAACAAATTCTTTCTTTTGTGTTCCTGGCATAACAAGAGATGCTACCTCTTGCATCGCATGTGGAATAAGAATAGCCAACTGACGGGTAGAGAAAACCGCTCCCGCAACCAATCCCTTGACAGTCGTATAGATCTTGTTAAATACCGGATTTTGCATTTCTGTAGAAAATACACTATTCATTTTTTATATCTTTATTCTTTTTTATATATTTTTTGTGGATGTTTATGTTTTTGTGGACTTTTAAGTTGTAATTGTTTGAAACGAGACAATATCGATGTTAAATTTAACATCGATATTGCTGTCTATATATTTACAAAAACCGATGTAGACTATTTCACAAAGGTTCTTATATTTATAACGATTTTTGTGTGTTGTATCTACAAAAATCTCTGTATAACCCTTACAGAACAACTTTATGTCAATATTTACATAAAACCTTTCTCGACTAAAATCACCTCTTAAAACTAGAATATTTCTAATCAGACAACCAAATAAAAAATAAAAATAAAAAATAAAAAATAAAAAATAAAAAATAAAAAATAAAAATAAAAAATAAAAAATAAAATTAAAAATTAAGTAACCGATTTTTTCTACACAGAAAAAAGGAGATGACATGTATACGATCATCACGTGCAATAACAAATTTAATAAACACTGGATGTTGCATATCTAATTTGTGCTGTGGTACGCCAGCGGCATATTATATAGAGAGGATATGTTGTGACCCCATAACAGACAATACCTATTTTTCTACGGGGGCGTGTAATGGTATTATTTCTCTTGATCTGCCGAGAAAAGGTGAATTTGTATCATGTGCCGTCGACTTATTATTATCTGGTACATATTCTAGTATTGCCGAGATACAGCAACATCTTGCAAGTTATACATACCAAATATTATCAGATGATTGTATAGATATTTTTCCGGCAGTAATTACATTACACGGTGTATCTGTTACGTATGACCAACCGATTGGAAGAATTATTGCTGGTTCTTCAACCGTTTTTGGATGTCTTGGCTCTTATTCGGCCATCGTCGGCTTCACTCCATCACCACTCACACAATCTGGCACATACACCGTCAACGTCGACCAATGCTCCTCTCAAGGAATAACCATTGTATTACCATAAAGAAATAACTATATATAAATATGAGCGGCAAATTATCAGAATTACGAAATCAGGCGACGACTATGACTCGCGGCGCTAAAGCGCCTCTCGTAAGTTGGTATATATCATCTCGCCCTCCTACGTCGGTGCGAGATGACACATAATAAAACTGATAAACAGTCTAGAACCAGATATGACACGGTTTGAAACGGCTATAGAACAGGCTATCAAAAACAAGAAATTGACACTGACTGTAGAACCAGGCACTTGGAAAGAACGCGAAATCCTCTCTCAACATTTTACCGTTGTTGAAAAAGATAGATATAGTCAACTCCCCATGTGGGAAATCTCACTAAAACCCAAAACACCTCCCCGTAGAGACGGATCACGTGGTAGAACGCGATCATATTACAGAGGAGATTAACTTTTTCTTTTATACACAAAAGAAATTATACCATGTTAGTCCATAACAAAGGTTTTCAAGAGCCAGGCGAGGGACATGAGGATGCAGTCGGAGACGTCGTCGCCTTTGCGAGATTCAATATAGTTGATATGTTCTGTATCTTTTCGACGTGTAAGGATCATGATAGCCATTTGTTTAGACCATTTTTTACGGTCAGATTTTTTAATATCACGGGCAACCCTAAGTCCATTCTCTTTTATATCTAGGATGCTTCTGGGACACCCTAGGATACACGTTTTGTATCTAGAAGGTGTATACGAGATCTCAATATCCGTAAGATTAAAAACACACCACGAATAGGTAGATTCTCCTAGCAAAATTGCATCAAAATTGCATGCACCACCCGTTTTAAATTGTTGTTCTATCAAAATATAGTCACAAGTCTGTAAGATCTCTTTTTTAGTTGCAAGATATTCGGCAAGATGTCTTCTTGTTGAATTTTGTAGGCCGATTTTCTTACCCTTGTTTAGGTTTACGAGATCTAGGTGTATAGTTGATCCTTGTCCGTAAAATTTGTAAAGGATTGTCCGGAGAAGGATAGAATGCTGCCGTCGTTCAATAATCTTTTCTTTCTTGGGCAATTTAGAGTACGCCTGTTGCAACGTTTTTACATCCCTATTTCTATATTCTTCCACAGCAAACGCAAAATTTGCATAACCTATATCAAACACACCCACACGCATGTTTATATATGTAAAATATTACTTTGTTGATTATTTTTCCTAGATGGTTTATTAGGATTGGATGATTTCTTTCTAGATACTTTATGAGTATTACTTTTATATTTTGGATGTTGTTCTAATAATTTTATAATGTCTAGAAATCCTTCTCTAGTAGCCTCTCGTATAGCCCTATTGTCTTGATCAGACGGATCGACACGAGGGTCCTCTAATAACAGTCTTACTACGTCTGTGTGTCCATTGGCACTAGCCAATACTATAGCCTCATTGTTATTATCTGATGGATCAACACGAGGATCGGCCAATAACAATTGTACTACATTTACGTGTCCGTTTTGACTAGCCAATTGTATAGACTCGTTCTTTTCAGTCGCTGGATCAACGCGAGGATCGGCTAGTAAAACTTTTACTACGTCTGTATGTCCATTTTCGCTAGCACCTCGTATAGCCTCATTATCGCTATCAGATGGATCGACACGAGGATCAGTTAGTAATAGATTTACTATTTCCGTTTGTCCATGTTGGCTAGCAACTCGTATAGCCTCATTATTGTAAGCAGATGGATCTACACGAGAATCGGCTAGTAACAGTCTTACTATTTCCGCATGTCCATTTTCACTAGCATACCGTATGGCATAATTATTAATAGCTGAGGGATCTACACGAGGATCTGTTAGTAAGACCTTAACTACTTCTACGTGTCCAGATGATGCAGCCCCTCGTATAGCCAAATTATTATCTTCCGTTGGATTAACACGCTGATCCGCTAGTAACAGTTTTACTATGTCTAGATGACCATTTTGACTAGCCCAACCTATAGCCAAATTTTCATTGACAGACGGATCTACAAACTCAAATACTCTAGTTACCGTGGCGATATCTCCCGTTTTACAAGCATTTAAAAATTGTTCAGTTTGTTGAAATTTTATTGCTGGTTCGAAATTTTTTAAACTAGGGTAATCTTCTAGTAAGGTATCAATACTAAATTCCACGTCATTAACATCCATTAGTTGATTAGATTCTACATGCATTTGGAATTTTTCTCCTTTTACCTCTGGATTTTTAGGGATTATGATATACAATGGACCTTTTTCGTTGTATGTGTTAAACATATTATCGGCTCTTGCCGCAGCAGTACACCATTGAGTTCCTTGGCCATAGTAACATGAAGCAGCCTCTGTTTTCGGGTGGTAAATTACAACCTCATCTGTTTCAAACACCTTTTCCGTATCCTCTCTAACCTGTTCCGTTTCTTGTAGAGATTGTCTTCTAGCCTCTAATACGCTAGAGTATTTGGCTAACAACCCATCCAAACCCTGTTGGGTAAAACCTGCAGGTTTTGTATATGCTACTGCCGATTTAGATGCTTTTTTAGACTGGGATGTCTTTGCCGGTTTTGTACAACCTGCAAGACCACAATAATTGTCTATATTGCGTTCGTTTGTCCAAGGCTTACTAGGTTCTCCCTGATCTAAGTTTCCACTTTCAACAAGATACGAATAGTCTTCTAAAGATGGATGTACTCTCGATAATACATCCTCGTACAATTTTATACCTTGCAAGATATACGAATTTACAATCCAGCGTAGGTATATTTTATTAGGAGTTGGATCTGCTTCTATAAATCCTTCTGGAGACCAATCGGAAGCAGACCTATCATCCTTTAACCGTTCTGCCAACCTGTCGTTATATTCGCTAAATACCTGTTGGACTTTTGGCAATGATTCTGATAAATCATATGCATTCATTTTATATTAAAAATTGAAAATATAAATGAGAAAATATAAATATTTTAGACAATGAGTACTATTAATTTATCAACCAATCAGATGATTTGTCAAGTTTGTGCAGAGCGTCTAATTAAAAATTATCATTTTACTAGTTTTCAAGGCTATGGAAGGAGTTGTACGTTGTTGGAAGGAATCAACGGTATGAATGTCAATGATTTATGCGATTGGTGTTTTTACAGGGTTACTCAGGAACAACGAACCGCCCCACAGGCCATCGAGGCATACATCTATAAATTACCCATCTCACATTCTGAACGAGAAATGTATATAAACAAGTTGCTAAAATAATGTAATATTATGTATCTCTACGGTAGTGCCTTTAGGGATGGGCTATCGTGTTCTTTGGGTAGTTTGCCTGCGTATTTTAGTTTACCTTTGATATATTCTTCAAATTGGGCCGGATTGAGCCAATCTGGAACACGTATTAATGTAATGCCCAATTTCTTACATGTCTGATCTTTAAACTTATCTCTCCTTATCTGACTAATGAGATCCTGTTTTGTTTGCCCTCTCATCTGCTTTCGATGTTGCGCGCCGTCATATTCGATTGCAATTCTACCCGACTTACCTGAGCAGCCCGAGAAGCAGTCCAATTCAAGATTTCGTTTTGTGATAGGGTTTTTGAGCCAGTTTGGGCGGACAGTTGGACATTTGACACCTAGGATCTTTTCTAATATGACTCGGCAGCGGGTTTCATTTTTTCCGGTACCATAGCCTAAATCTTTTGGTTCTTCAAGTACGATATTTGTTTTATCACCAATTACTACGGGAGGATCCCTTTGTTCACCAGTCGTATCAATATCATTGTTTTCAGTGCTTATGGCCATTTTATCGACATATCTGTTACCGGTATCTATAATCCTTTCTACAAAGTTTTCACCTTTTGGCGTAGTATAAATTATTATACAAATTGCCAATATCAAAAAAACTATTCCTATTACAAATAACATCATTTGTGTTTATATTTCAAAATATAAAAACGCTTCAAATGTGTTCAACAACTATGTTGATCGTGTGTGGGTTAGAGGGCACGCCCTCTCTCGCTCCTCGCGCAAACGTGTGCAAATCGACACTTCACTTTAACTCGTCGATATTGTCAAATAATCACCAGCGGACCCAGTCATAGTTGTAGAAGAAGAACCGACGTTTGTAACAAACGTTAACACATCTCCGGCTGTTACCGCAAAAGTTCCACCAAGTTGAAAAAGAGCTCCATATGAATTACTTGCCAAACTTATATTCGATCCATTAACAACTACGCCATTTTTTTTGTATGATATTGCTGCAAGTTGACCGTTGACAACTTTAAATGTACCACTAAATAGAAATGTAATCGTACAATTTGTAACCACAGTTACAGTAGTTCCACCAGAGTATGTCAATTTTGTTCCATCGGGTGTATTTACAATAGTATTAAATCCGTATGCTGATACAGGACTTGTTGTTACTGAGAATCCAAAAGGTGCCGTCGTCAATAAATACAGTGCATTGTTCGGAGGCGTTGGCGGTAACGTCACAGCTGCGTTGGCCACCAGAGTCGACCCTTGCAGTACTTGCGCAGTGACAATACCCGCCGATGTAGCCGTGATAGTACACAATGTCGCATTCGTTGGTACGACGAGAATGAATCGCGCCAGTTCGTTTGTCGTGAGCACCGAAGAGTGGGTGTCCAGTGTAACCGAGGTGACCGACGAAGCAGAGATTGTTGTACCCGACGACGCAGTGTTCTCCCGTGCGCAGTAACCATTCGCAGAGACGGTATTGTTGGTCGTGAGTGCAAATGTAGTTGAAACCGCACCACCCAGTGTCACCTGTCCTTGCCAGTCGACCACATACGTTCCTGCATTCAATAAGATCGACAGTGCATAGTTGTGACTAGAGTTATTCAACGATGCATTATCTGTAGCCGCGAGATATGTAGCCGCAGTAGCCGTTGGTGTTGTCACAGGTCCCCAACTTGGAGGCGCGCCTGGATTGGCTGTAAGAAATTGACCAGTCGAACCAGTTCCTGGTACCAGTGCTAGACCAGTTGGCCCATTTCCCAAAAGTATTTGATTAGCAAGGAAACTACTTGCACTTGTACCACCATTTGTAACACCCAAAATACCTCCAAGAGTTACCGCACCAGCAGTCGCTGTATTTGGAGTAAGACCAGTCGACGCTGCGCTAAATGTTGTTACGCCTGGCGAAAATCCACTTTGTGCCACTACAGTAGCCACCCATTCTGCAGCCGTATTTAATCCACCTGCACTAATACAAGTCGCTATCGTTACTTGATTTTGTGTAAGTGCGACAGCAGGAGACAGAGCGACTCCCGAAAATGTTTGTATTGTCAGTGTACCAGAAGATAAATTTGTGATCTGGTATTGTGTGCCTGCTATGAGGGTACTAGTATTTGGCAAACGAACCGTTTGATTCAAACTGCCAGTAAAGATTTGATTTGCGCCTGATCCGGATGCAAGAGTGGTTATTCCTCCGGCGGTTGCAATACTTGTTATACCAAGTGCAATATTATTTGTATTCACATTTGAACTTGCGTCACGAGACACAAGAGTTAGTGCAACGTTGCTAGCAGTTGTTCCTACACCCAATGTAACATCACCACCTGTCAGAGTATTTGGAGTTAGACCCAGTGTACCAGCACTTATACGTGTAGGTACACCAACAGGTCCAGTTGCACCTTGTGGACCGACTGAACCAGTTGCGCCCTGTGGGCCGGTTGTGCCTGTAACACCTTGTATACCAGCACCAGTTGCTCCCTGTGGACCGACCGAACCGGTAATACCCTGTGGTCCTGTTAAACCACCAGAGACTTGTTGCCAAGAAGATATACCTAATGCCCCATTCCAAGCATAAACGTAGCCAGTTGTAGTATTTACAAATAAAAAGTTTCTATCTGGTGCCAAAGGAATAAGAGATGGAGCTGTCACACCGCATAAAATATTTGCAGGTTCAATTTGTACTAGTGCAGATCCTGCAGTTACATTTAAATACGATGATCCTTCAGACCAGAAAATCAAACTATCACATAATTCTAATGCTACTGCTGTTCCCGTAGACCCTGTTGCACCTGGAATGCCAATCCAAGATTCAACCGTAAGAGGGGCACTACAACCATCACCACAACTAAAATTATTAATAATTTGGGTCGGTCCAGTTGAATAACCCGGAGTGATGGGGATCTTACCACCGCAGTTGCAAAAGCCCATCATTGTGCAAGTTGGTCGTGAACAACGTTGTTTTGTTACCGAAGAATTATTGCAACTCATTTATTTTATAATCTAAAATTTATTTCATAAATTTTATATATGTCTAACATGATAGTTTTTTTTATTACCATAGACGTGATCGTAGAAAAATAGCAACAAGGCTTCTTCTGTCATCCTATCTTGTTCGGCTTTTAGACGGTAATGGTAACCGTGTTCAATCAAAGAATAATCCTTTGGAATTTCTGTATGCCATAATCTAGTACCCTGTTGAGGAAAAATACCATTATTGTTTAAAATAATTCCCATGCAAAGATCATCTTCCATCGAAGAAAATAATATATTTGCCTTTTCTTTCTCCCGAACCAATAATTCTACTATATCCTTTGAAAAAACAATACCAGAGCCAGAAACTGTAGTTACCGTACCATCTTTCAAGTAAGAAACATATTCTCTATTCATATTATTAATTCTATGTTCTGGTATCTTGTAATCAAACTTTGCTCCGGCAAAAACACCTGTGGATGGTAATGTCTTGAGATAATCAATAGTTGCATTAAAATCCCAAAACGAAGAGAGATTTGTTCGTATGATAAAATCCCAATTGTCTTTTGGTAAGAAGTATTCAAAGGCAAGAATAGTCTTTATCAATATGTGATAGTATCCCTCGTATCCGGGGATATATAATGTATCTCCGTCGATATGCGGAAAAGCACACCTCTTAAAAGTAATAAAATAACATGCTATCTCGGGGTTATTATTCATATATTTTCGCCAAACTGCTCTCGCCCTTTCAAACACCACCGGTATCTCGTCACTCGATATCACCAACATAAGAACCTTCATATTCTTTCCAATATATTAATTTATTATACCCATTATCCATAAGAACTTTCATGTTCTTTCCAATATATCAATTTATTATACCCTTTTTACCCCCTAATACGTGTTGCCCAGATGGGGTATTTCATGCATTCTGGTGACCCCCAAGGCATGGTAAAGGTTTCGTCTTTGGCTAATAATACACAGCCATATTTTTTCCGTATTACAGAGAATACAGATTGCTCATGACGGTTGTCGATGAAATAGGAAGCAGTTTGTATACCATTGTAAATATCTGTAAACATAAACGGATTGTCAAAAACGGCTTTTAACCAGACATCTATCAACATTTCTGTATGAGCACATTTTTTCATTATCAATATCCCATCCAATATCTGTCCCGATTCCCGTATATCATCAACGACTGTATCTTGGCTACCATCCAAGGGTACGCCATTACCCACTCCAAAATACTGGAATATCTCTTCTGTAGTGTACCATTTTTCGGGGAGATGAGTCATTTGGAATGAGATGATACCATAATCAGACTGATCGAGCATTCGTAAATAATCTTTCATTCGGTCGTGTGCGGTCGGATTGATTGTACAACCAGCATCTATATAACATAGGTAATCACCATCCCGGATCTCTCCCAATTTCTTTTTAATAAGCCATGGTCGCCAAATCCCATAACCACCAATTCTTGGTTGTCTAAGGATATTTATAAACAAGTTTCTAAATTGTGGCTCAAGATCGTCTGGAGAATAGACGGTACACGTATCAAAACCAAAATTTCTAGCTTCTTGAACTATCCGCTTTTTCGAATTGGTAAATTTATGGTCCCCATACGTCATAAAATGAAGCATCTTTTCTCTATATTGTCTATTAATACAGAAAATATATAGAAATAAAATGAATCATAATGATAATTTCATCGAGATCAATACAAATGGTGGTTGGTTAAAGACGATTCCAATAGAAACGCCCTATGACAAGCAAGTACGCGTTTGGGTGGATATCAAAAAAGAAATAACCACTCAAGACAAGAATTTATACTACAATGTGTTTTTTGCGTGTGAGCCGTATGTAATCAATAGACATGATGGTATTCTTGAATGGATATGTTCAAATTGGCAACAGTTTGATCTTGTTCTTGCACACGATCAGCGGATTTTGCAAACATGCCCAAATTCGCATACTTTTCACTGGACAAGTTTACTTATCAATGAGAATGAGGACTTCCAATATATCGATAAGAAATTCAAGATTTCATTCATTTGTGGTGGCAAGACAATGTGTCAAGGGCATCTCATACGAAGATGGTGCTGGGAGAATCAACATCTCATAAAGATACCAAACGTTTGTCTCTATTCAACACAAGTACGAGGTAATTTACCAGTTTTCGAAGGAAATATTGCATTATCTAGAGATTCTAAAAAGGAAGCATTTACCGATTGCATGTTTCACATTGCGATGGAAAATTGTATAGTTCCAGGTTACTTTTCTGAAAAGATTGTAGATTGTTTTGCTGCGAGATCAGTACCTATCTATCTTGGTTGCCCAAATATTAGCGACTTTTTTGATACACGAGGTATAATTATAGTCTCTTCTGTTGAAGAAATGTTTACACGGATTAATACTCTGACTGAAGAGGATTTCTATTCCAGACAAGAATACATGGAAATCAATAGAAAGATTGCCTTGGAAAAATATCCAATCAATCAAGCAAAGGGTATGGGCGCTATGTTATTTCCGTTATTAGATCAACGCATTCCCAATAGAAAAGAGATGCTCGTTAAACATGTTGCATCTTGTAATTCAATAACTGATCTCCTTCAAAAAGATATTTTGAAGACAGTATTGGTCTTTCACAATAAAAAATTATACATGGATGTTGCGAAAATGGTAAAATATACAGTATATGTTTCCGGTGATAATTTAAAAAAGAAGAACCAAGAGGATTATGATTTTATACGAGATTGTATCGATGGATTGAAAAACGAACAGGGCATGCTTATTTTTGATCTTGCCAAGGAAATTCACAATCTTGGAACCAGAAAAATAGATCTAGTGGTTGGATTGACAAACAGCGAACATTATGATATATTACAACCCTATCTTGCGAAACCGACCGTATTTGTAAATATTACAGAAGAAAATAGTTTAATGACCAAAATACAATAAAAAGAAATGGCAAATATTTTTTATGGGACGTATGATAGGAATATAGATGTGACGAATAAAATTATTGCTGGTAATATACCCCAACAGGATGGAAATAGGGCGGCTATTTTTGGAGATCCATGTTATGGCCATCTTAAACATGTTACATACAAAGATTCAACAAGACAAATCATCTATCCCTATTATGTAACTGGAAATGTTTCGCGGTTGTTAGAAGCCCTAAATACACCGCCAACAACATATGTGATAGTTTCGACTTGTTTGTTACCTGGCAATTTTGAAATACGAAAGGAACAATATATACGAGGTATAAATTCAATCATTGACAAATGTGCTACTATTCCAAACACTAAAATCATACTAGTCGAAAATAATGGACAGAGACAAACCTTTTTAGATGAATTTGTAAATAACCATATTGCTGTTTTGTATACAAGAAATAATTTTCTACCTACATGGAACAAGGGGAGAAAGGAATTGCTCGATGTCTTGGCATGTATAGAAACATTCAAGATACGAGATCAAGATTTTATCGTAAAAGTAACAGGCCGATATTATCTAGATCCAAAAGATTGCCCGTTTTTCGATCGTTTAAAAGAGGGTACATGGGATTCTATCATGAGATATGGAAACTATTGTACGGGGCCCGATACGCCAACTGGAGATTGTATTCTAGGTATCGTCGGCATGCGTTGCAAATATGTAAAAGAGATAAACGTCCCAGTTACTGAATCGGCAGAAATCTCTTGGGCCGCAAAATCGTTGAATATACCTGATAATAAACAATGCGTCATAACAGACCATCTCGGCATCTATATCGCTCCTGGCACAAATACTTATTTTCTAGTGTAAAGATCTATTTAGGAAAGTGACTCGCCTCTCGTAAGTTGGTGTATGATATCTCCTTCGTCGATGTGCATATATCATCACAAAACTGAAAAATTACCTTTGTTTTGTTATTTATAACAAATGTCAATACGAAATAATCTAGTAACAGAGGGTGAGATTATTATGATGATGCATTTTAATGATTATAGATGTATTGCGTGTAATACTGGCAAAGTTCGATTATATCGACTAGGTACCGACCCAAAAATTCATTTGCCTGTATGTAAACGTTGTTCAACAAATCTAACAACCAATGGACCCTATATCTGTGGTTTCTGCCCAGATACAAATATAATGACCCGTCTATTACCCGAATGGCAACGGTTTCCTGAAAATAACTAGGATCTTATTGAACCCAAAAAACTGAAATTTTGTATCAAAAATACAAAAAAATGACAACAATGTTTACAAATCCTAATAATACGCAATTACCGTCAGATTGCCAGGCGTTGTATGACAAGATCAAGCCAGTGACACGTAAATCTACCTATGTTCATAAAGATACAAGTATCCTAATCACAAAAGACCCATTTTGGTCTGTCATTCCCAAGGACGGTGATATGACACATTCTTTTCTCTTTTATGATTCAGAAACACCCTCTGAAACACATACATTTCAAGATTGTGTTTCTGTTACGAAATACTGTTACCATACAGCAGGTTATCAGGGCTTTTTCAAACCATCTCTCGACGAAGTTATCAAATGTGCCGCAGATGTCATTCGCGATTGCGACTATGTCTATGTAACTAGCGTACCATGTGATATTAATGGGAAAGAAACAGCAGAAATCAATGAATGCTTTGACCAATCCCTTTGGTGTCATATGGGCAAAGTCACCCTCTGGCCCGTCTTTATCACCGCACCTTCATTGTAAAAAAATATATGAGAAATTTGTATTTTATAAATACAAATATTATCTATTCCGGCATAAATTTAGAGACGAGGCCAGTTTTAGAGTAGGACCTGATGATCATGTTTCTGGACCTGGCGTTGTTGTTGAATATATTTTTGAGGTCTTCTATCTCTTCATGTAAAGAAGCTACATGTTCTGTTAATTCTGTTGCACGAATTTCTATTACTTTATTACAATCTTCCAATGATTTTATTCGATCATCTTGTGTTTTATTTGTAGATTCGAGAAAATGTACCTGGTCTGCTAGTTTGATATTCTCAGCTTGTAAGATAAGCATCTCTTCTTCCCGTTTTAATAACCTCGTTTTCAATTCTTGCATCTCCTTTCGCAATATTTCCTTTGGATCGTCTGTTGCTGAAAAACGAAACATCCCTGTTATATCTATATAAAATATTATAAAAATAATATTAGAAAACTATAAATGAATTATGTCACATGTCCAAAATGTTATCTCAATAGTTTGAATCAGATAGAAACTCCATGTGAGAACTGTTCGCAAGCAAAAATCCAATGTAGATCCCGCAATATGCCATATACCGACACTCGTCAGAGTTTTCCCTTGTACGGCTCAAAATGTGTCCCCTTGCCGCAAAAGAATGTAGTTTCTACAAGACACCTCATGGATCTATGGTACTGGCAGCAGTTACGTCAGACATCTACTAAATAGGTCCATCATCTAATTAATATATCATATATCTACGAAACAAATCAATTATGTATTAAAAAAATAGGTCCAGCCCTCGCGGTATACCGAATTACTATCGCTATCTATCTTTATAATATCGACGTGATCTAAAAGATCTAGAAAAGTCTCGGTTATTAAAACTGGATTTTTTTCAGCCAAAAAGACCTCGTATGGCCGTCCCCGATTAAGCATCTGTCTCTCCTCGTGCACATGATCTACCATATCCCTATTGATATTATCCTCTTCATCCTCGGTAGTACTATCATCTCCTTCATCCTCGGTAGTACTATTATCCTCATCCTCGGTAGTACTGTTATCCTCTCCTTCAGTAGTATCATTATCATCTTCTTCATTGGTATCGTCTTCATCGTCGCTGTTATCATCTTCTAAATCGCTATCTATATCTTGGTTATTTACGGCATGTAAAAGTATATTCTGGGCTTGTTCCAGTGGAATATGTATATTGTTTGCTTGAAATTGCATGAAAATTTGCTGGGCCATAAGATTAAACAAGTCGTTTTCTATTTGCTCCACAATATCTATCGGATTTTGATTTGGTTGATTTTCATTTAGAAATTGCTGCAATAAACCAGGCATTAGCACATTATCCTCGATTAAAAAATCTTCATGTGCTACAATTCCTCTAAACCATTCATCGTTTTCAGGCGGTGGAATAATATCTGTCAGATTTCCATTTTCATCCAAATACATCTCATGACAACGTGCAACTGTCATTATCGCCATTTTTATATATGTTACAACATATAACATCTTTTTTCATTTTTGTGATGTCTTTTAAGTTAGTATGTTTTTGGTGTATTCGGGTCCGTCGAGACGGAATTGATGTTCGGTAAGGAGATTGACTATTTCAGTATGACTATTGTTACCAGCCCATAACAAAGCCAACTTATCTAGAGCGGATGAATCTACACGAGGATCCTCTAGTAACAATCTTACTATTTCTAGATGACCACGTAAACTAGCAAATACTATAGCATAATTAGATCGATCAGAAGGATTGGTACGAGAGTCAGATAGTAAAACTTTTACTACGTCTAGGTGTCCTTCCTGGCTAGCATATCGTATAGCGTAATTATTTCTAGCCGATGGATCTACGCGAGGATCCTCTAGTAATAATCTTATTACGTCTATGTGTCCTTTATCGCTAGCAATTCGTATAGCATAATTGTCGTCATCAGATGGATTTACCAATGGCAGCAATCCTGTTACATTTATAACATCACCAGTTTTACATGCCTTTAAAAAATCATCATACATTTATAAAATTGTAAATATACAAAAATTATTTCACTTTTGCAAGTTATTTAAAACTGAAAAATAAAAACGACAATACAAGATATAGTGATGAAGCATGTGTTGATAATAGGGGATAATATGATAGATAATTTACGGGTTAAGAGTACAGAAACAACAAGATACCAAGTCAAGGTATGTATAAATACGACGGCTTTGGAAGTTGGCGAGAGCAAGTTGTTTTCCTATCTCGTAGAAAAAATTACAACCAAGGACTGGATTGTAATTTGCTTTGGTACGATAGACTTGTTGCTAGGAGATAAAATGTTTGATGTTTTAAAAAATGTGTTGTATTTGTATACAGTAGCTAAACAACATACCGACAATGTAATAGTAATGTCTTCGCTAGATAGATTTTACGACTATAATATGGAAATTTTCATGCGTGTCAAAATCACATGCAATATTATTAGCCAACTTGAAGAACGGCATTTTGATACGCGATACCCAAACTCTCGCGGACGTAAAAAAATCCTACATGCCATCAAAAAAATAATACGACAACATAAACATATATGATATTATAAGAGATATATATGCCGTTTATTGTGATAATAAGAGAGGTTGATAAAAACTGGGGATCGTCATATGGGTTGTTCAAGACGAAACAGGATGCCCTGGATTACGTAAATGGTAAACGCGATGAACATTATAAATATTATATAGATACCGCAACCGATGAAGAAATAGATAAAAGTATAGCCATCAAAGTACGTAACGGCGCCAGCATGGTCTCTAATCCAGAAATGATCGGTACACGACAAATCTATAAAACTGGATAATAAAAGGTATATTTCATATCATTTTATATGAAAAACATCCCAAATAGATCAATGGGTAAAATTTTGGATGACTGCCTGCTTTTGCCATATTTGACTTTGTTGATTAGTTTTATAGTCGGTGTAGTAATATATCGCAGCAGCAATAACCAATGTTGCCAATACAGCCATCAATATGTAAAAAAGCATACTATCCATTTTACAAGTCGATATAAAAAATTAATACTAATTTTTATATATTTTTTGTTATATGAAAGAATATTATCTACCAATTGATTTCTTGGCTAATATGTCGGCTAGATCGTTGCGGTCATTGTGAATGGTACGAATTTCACCTTTTTTGACATGCGAGTGAACCCATTCGCCAGTGATGGTAAAACCTTGTTCCAACAAAATACCCCTTAGATAATATATTTTTTGTATAATTGCCCAATTGGCGCCATTCTTTCGTGTTGTCAATAATGTATTCAAAGCAATCTGATTGTCGATATAAAAATGAACATGTCTTGGTTTACAATGCCAATATAATCTCTTTAGAGCATAATAAACCCCAAACAATTCCGCAACATTATTTGATTGAAGATATTCCGGTTTTACACGCTTTGAAACAGGTTTTAAAGATGCTTCCACTGGATAAAAATAAACGCCTACACCAGCCTCTGCATTCTTATAACCATTTCCAGAACACGCCCCATCTGTATATATTCTCAATGGTTCAGTTGACATTTTCTAAATATTCTTGTATAAATAAGAATTATTTTCAGTTTTTTTAGACTCTATGTTTTTACTGCATTTTTCCAGAGGTTTGTATATTTTTGAAGCACATCATACCGGTCAGATTCTGGTACCCATGCTAAAATTACCGTTTTATAACTTTTTAATTCGGCACAAATATCTACTCCATCCACTCCATCCTTTTCACAATATTTGAATGATATACACATAATCTCACATGCCAAAATACTAGCTTCTGGAAACTCTAGAATCATCTTTAAAAGTATTTATATTTTCATATAAATATTTCAGTTTTATTCCTCATCATTATTTTGTGTTGCGTTTTTCCATTCTAGTGTGTACCGTTGAAGCATTTCTTCGGAATCGTCAGATTCATATACTCTTGCAATCTGGTAAATGTTACCACCACGTAGTTCGACGCTAATATAAATATTACCATCTTCAAAAGTACGAAACATACATACAATCTCAGAAGCTAAAACACTCGCCAACGAAAACTCTAGAATATCAGTCATCAAAATTATTTATATTTTTATATAAATAATTCATTTTATTTTACTATGTTTTTATGGCATTTTCCCAGAGGCATGTGTATTCATTAATAAAGTCTCGTGGTTCTGCCTGTTTATAAACCCAATTTAGTTGTACCGTTTTTCCAGATTTGGTATCGGCTTTAATATCAAAACCCCCTTCACATATGATAAAATATATACATACAATCTCTGAGGCCAAAATACTCGCATCTGGAAATTTCAAAATAGTTGTCATTGTTCAATAACATTGCAATTTTTGAAACAATTTTTCATTTTTTAATAACTAGTCTTTATATTCTAGATAGAAGCCAAAAGATGTTTCGACCCAGCCGGAAATAGATAAATGTCCTCTGTGCAACTTTTTGTGGCAACCGGTACATAATCCAACGAGGTTTCGTAAATGATTCTTGTGAAAATGGTCAATGAAACCATCTTTGTCTGCTTCCGACTGAAAACGGATATGATGCACCTCGTCTGCCGGTTTAGAACACACTCCACATTTTTCAAGAAACATTTCACTATTGTATTTTGTCTTTTTCGAAATTTCCCCGACAATATCTTTTCGAATTGCCAAAGCTCTTGATATAAACGCGTCTGGCAGTCTCATTGCTCTCGCCACCTCTATTCCGTACAACGAATCACCCGGTCCATCTTGCAAATCTCTCCTGTATATAATCTCTTTACCCTTTCGCTCTACTGCCAGATGATAGATAGATAAGCGAGGAGTGGGGTCATCTGTATCTTTAGATGTGTTATTAGATAAAAACGTCATTTTTGCGAGTTCGTGGAGGTGAGTAGCGAAAAGGAAAATACATTTTTGACTTAGTAACGTCTCAATGGCAGATGCGACTATGGATACGGCCGAGATGCTTTCTGTTCCGTGAGAGATTTCGTCACCAAGAATTAGAGAGGATTCTGTCGCTCGTGACAAGATCCCATTTAATTCGCTCATCTCTACAGCAAACGAAGACAATCCTTTTTGAATATTATCTGTACCAATAATTCTAGTTAGGATATTATCAAACGGAAAATACTTGAATTCGGCTGCTGCTACATATAGTCCCGCTTGCGCCATGATAAGATTACAGCCAATCGTCTTCATAAGCGAACTTTTACCAGAAGCATTGAAACCATATAATAATACACCAGTTGGAGATTCTTCTTTATAGCCGAGATCAAGATTATGTGGAACATAAATCGACGACGAAATCCTCTCTATAATCGGGTGACGAATCTCTCTCATCTTGATAAATGACTTGTTGTTTTTTCCTCCATCGATACCATCTTTTATAACTGGCCGTACATATCGGTACTTGTGGGCGCATTTGGCTGTTGAAACGGCTACATCTATAGATGCGATATATGTACATATTTTCAATATCTTGGTTCCCCAAACAGACAACAATCCGTCTACATATTTTTTATATTCTTCTTGCCAGACAGTATTTGCATCTTGTAAATATTTTATATATTTATCAAATGAAGTTGAGATATCGGTTGTAGTAAAATAAACATACGTCTTGTTTTGAGATATGGGTTCTATGTTTGAAATTTTCTGTTTGATTGTTGCGATCTTTTTATGAGTGGTTTTAAAACAACACATCTTTTCGTCTAGGATCATATCTACTTTATCGACCATACGATTTAGAGTTGTATATGTATCATTGAAAATAGATTTACATTTATCTATCTTTCTATACAAGATATTCAATCTTTCTACTCCTTTGAGAATCCTCTCTTTATTCTCCATATCTACTGTCTCAGTCATATATTCATACAATGCATGTATATCTTGCCTTGATTTTTTATCTTCTTCGGTCTCTGTTAATAAAGTAACCAGATCTACTGCATGAGATAAAGAAGTGGTAAGATTGATTAAACCAGTAGGAAAGGTATGTAATTTGCGGATGATTTTTTCGATATCTGAAATTTTAACTAACAATTTCTCATATTTTCCATAATCAGTAAAACATTCTACTAATTGGTATCGTTTATTGATTTCTTCTACATCTTTTAATGGAAATAATAAACGTTGTTGTAACAAACGGTGTCCCATGGGAGTAGAGGTAAAGTTGACAAGATTAAAGATATTTCCGAATTTGGTCTTGTCATTATTTACGATATCCAATTGAGAAACGGCATTGTTTGCCAACTGTAAATACTTGCTGTTACAAAATATTCTAGGACGACCTAGATTTTTTATCAGTTGGGGATTGTGGTCTTGACAATATTCCAAAAGAGCACAAGTAGAAGCCAACGCAGAAGTAAAGCGTTCGATGCATAGTATATGTAGCGATTTACCATAAATCTTTTCAATTACGGAAGTACTATATTTTATATTGTCAAAGGATTTCTTCCATCTGAAATTATTTTTAAAGATCTGGGCTTGTCCCAGATCCTCTTCTTCTGAATAGAATAATATTTCCTTGGGTCGAAAAGATTGCAGAAATCGCGTAATTTCATCGACAGCATAAAATTGATCTTCCTTGTTATTATAGACTTCATAAATGTGAGTTTCACCTGTAGTTACATCTATTGCAGTGATGCCAACAGTAACTGGGTCAAATTCGGGGTTCTTGAATGCTTCAATGCGGATACAGACGATAAACTTGTTATCTTCTGTATCAATGTCTGGAAGGTATGTACCAGGAGAGTGTATGATTGCGAGATGTCGGTCTGTTCCAGTCTCTTGTTTATCTTGATCAACTTGCACGACTGTCCAACCTAGACCAAGTAGAATTTCCAACCATTTTGATTTGGCGTTTGTCGGGAAACCTGCCATTAGACGACCGTAGGTGCAACTTACGTTGAGATACAATGTCTTTTCCATGTAACGAATATTTTTATTAAGAGGGGTATCTTCTTTACCTTCTCTAGCATATATCTCGTAAAAACCACCATTTTGTAATATTACCGTGCATTTGGGGTATATTTTTGTATAATAATCGAGATAATACTCGTATTGTTCTACCATACTGAGATTATTTACGTTTTTCAGAGGAGGTATATTGTCTTTTGTAGATTGGATGGTATCTGACTTTTTACTGGCCATATATATGCTATATATATTTCTTTCCTTAAAGAGATTTTTGTATGGGTATATTTTTATATCGTTTATAGACTGTTTGGAATGCAGGCGCCCGAGAGGACTGTAAGTTGTGTAACTACGGTAACATTTGCAGGTGTAACATAGGTGACTGTATATTGTGGGATTTGGCCGGTTACTTGTAAGATAGTATTTCCCTGGCTAGTAAGGACCGCCAACTTCTGATTAAGGCATGCATTTTGTGTAGGGGTAGACATTTTTAAATAAACAATATTTTTATTTTTGAAATTTGTAAAGAAAATATTTATGTTTATAAATGACATCAACCGTTGATGAAATTTGGAACGAACTTCCTGATAAATATACAAACAATGTGAATCTGATTGGTAATAAACTTGATACTCTAGATGACATTGATATACCAAAAAATACGATCAGATTACAAGTTGATACAAATAATTTAACAGAGATGCATTCACTTCCACCACGTTTACTGGCTCTTTCTGCTACCAATAATAAACTAACATATTTACCGTCTTTGCCGAAAAATATAAAAATATTAGACGTAGGCAGTAATAAATTAACAACTTTACCAGAATTACCTGATAAATTAAGATTTCTCAGATGTGATCATAATCCTATTACATTTATACCATCATTACCTAGCACACTATTAGTGTTTAGTTGTGCTTACACAAATATATCCCAGTTACCTAGTATACCATGGGAATTAAAAAACTTGAGTTTTTCAAATTGTCCAAATCTTTCACAAAAATATATAATCAAATTATCTGTCACTGGTCGGCTAAAACGCATTGATTCAATAAAAATCTGCCAATACAACGAAAAAGCACAAGAATATGGCTTACCGACTGTCACAGAATTACCAAGTAAAGAGGAATATAATCGTGTAATGTTTCATGATACTGGTAAACAGGTTTCGAGAATGGTAGAAGTTGGTAATGTTTTATTGTCTGCTGGTTTGCCGCCACTTGTTGTAGCAGAAATTGTAGACAAAGAGAATCCCTCTGTGTCAGCATTCTATGTTGAGCAAATAAACGGCCTGATGGAATCTCTAAACCAACAACGCCGCATTATCATACGTTCTCGTATATCTAAACAAAATAATGACGACGATGATGATGAAATACCGTCTTCAAGATACAAAATAAAAACAAAAGCACACACAAATATAAAAAGCATTCGAGGTGTCCTACCAGAAACAACTTTTTAAAACAACAGGCTGCTAAAGCACTCGGATACGAATATAGATAATGAATAAAAATGGTATTCATGAGGATGTATATTATTAAAATTTTCATATTCTATATGAAAAAATTATCATAAAAATAAAAATTAGATAATAAAAAATGGCTTTAAGAAGTTTTCACCAAATCGGTATACAACCTTGTAATACGTGCGCTACTCCACAAAGCGGTTATTTCAATGATGCGCCTCCGATATCGAGTGATTTTAATATTTACAAGGGAACGACGAGTAGGACGTGTGTCATGCCTACGTACGTCAAGGCTTCGAAACACTACCTTCCAGTGGTAAATGGCGGACCGGAAATTCCCTTGGTCGACACAACTCCAGCAGGGAACTTTCAAACGAATCCTCAACACCCCGCTAAAAATAGCCTATTGGTTAATCCTGCAGATTTTGCCGTGGCCGATGTTTTCCTGGCTACATCTCTTACTAGTACAAATCTCGACGGAATAACAACACAACATATACTCGCCCCACAAATTCTTTCGGTAACCCGTCCAAATCAGGTTACTACGTTGCCAAATAATACAAATGATACACCATTACGGACCCTTGGTGGTTACATGCTTGGTTCGTTTGACCAAATCCTAATGCAACTTTTTAGTAATACACCATACAATTTTCAGGTTCTTACAAATCCAAACGAAATCCTATATGGTACTCCAGATCTTGTACAATTTGTCTGGCCAGATGGTTTAGATTGGACACTCACTTTTACAGCACCGTCCGACGATTCTGGTACCGGATCCCTATATGCCTATCAATATACCTATGCTAGCAATGGTATTCTTACATATGTTCGTGTGGATTCCAACAATGTACCAAATGCTACTGTCCAGCAAAATTCGTTTGTTGGAGGTACATGCAAGACCTTTTCCGTGTTTGATTCTCCAACAGGTTATATAACACAAAGACAACCTTTTGATCTCACATTTCCTGGAAATCCGCCAGTCTGTAATGGTGTTACTGGTGTAACTGGCTTTCTAGTCTCTGGACAAATGTGCGTCGTTGATATTTCTATTGATAATCTTGATATCCCTATAAATACTGCTTGTCTTTGTTCACCATTTTATAATGAGCCGTTTGTAGGCATTTCGGGTTTGTCAGGAACAACTATTCCAACCTGTCCAATCCCACAGGTACCATCTGGTCAACAGAATAAAAAATTATTGGTCGACTTGTTAAATGCCGCTTTTAGACGTTATTTTCTACGCGGATGGACTGCCTTTGAAGATTTCTATTATCCCTATTTCCGGATCACCTATCCCGACAATGTCTTGAAATTTACAATTACCATCAAAAAATTCTTTTTCGACGCATTTGGCATCCGACAAGACTGTTGGACAGAGATCCAAGAGTATTCGCAAAACGCAACAACTACTTTTGTGAAAAAGGCATATAATGGTGCTACAACGATAAGTAGTAATTCCTTCTGCGTTTTGGACGGCTATAGTTGGAGCCTTGGTTCGTCATCATCGGGATGTTTTTTTAATGACCCGAATTGCCAGTGATCTCAATGTTTTCATATATTGTAATATATGTAACAGATAAAAATACAATCTAAATATCCATAACTACCACGGATATTCGTCGATTTCAAAGACTCGATTGCGTCGAATGCGACATTGATAGAGGAATAGGCCTCCATGTCGTACGATTTCATTTTTGACGACATCAATCGTGTCACAGTACTGGATCTTGATATCTTTGTTTACCTTGTTAGCTACATACTTTGGCCTAGCATGATCATACACAAATAGATGTGTAGTTTGCATACCATCTACAATGTTTCTCGCATGCTGACATTGAATATCACGTACCATATCGTCAACAGTCTTTTTAGTTGAATAACCCACATTCACAATTCCACCCAAACTACGCACATACACAAACGGACGATTGAAAAATGGTAAATACGTCATATTCTCTATCCTTTTCACAATTCTAAAAACATATTTCAATTTTGTTGGATATAGGTTCTATCTATGATACCCAAACCAAATAGAAACACTAGATTTTCTATCTAAATGGTACCTAGTACAACAAACGAAATAGGAATTTTACCTATACTAAAACCGATAAAATAAAACCTAGGAAAAAGATAAAACTCAGAGGTCAAAGAAACGATGTTTATCATATGAACAAGAGATGTATTGATTAAAACAAAGGAAATAAAAAAGTGCTTTAAACAATTTGAAAAACGCTTTAAATAGACCCGAAATATAAAAAAATGGCACGTGTTAGTAACAAATCTGAGAAACAAACAAAGACAACCGCAGCAACCACAACTAAAAAGGCGACAAAGAAGAAAGCCGCTGGAACCAAGACCCCTAAAAAGTCTAATATCCCCGCTATCAAGCGTCCACGTAGCATGTCACTCGATTCATTCAACGAGTACATGGCAACTCTTACAGTTAATCTCGAACATCGTATTGCTGAACTCGAAAAGATGCACGACGAGAAGAAATGCCCTCACAAGGCTATTCAACATCTCCGATCGATGTTGAAAGAGACGGAATATATGCAAAAACGCATTACTCCTCTTATCAAGCCCAAACGTAAGCAAACAGACAAAAAGAACAACATCCTTATGAAAAAGGTTGCTATTTCGCCTGCTCTTGCCAAATTCCTTCAACTCGGCAAGGGCGAACAAGTTTCGCGTTCAGAGGTCAATTCGGCAATTACAATGTACATCAATGTCAAGAATCTCGACGCTGTCCCAGCCGAGAAGCAAAAATGGCTCAAGCGCATGAACCCTGGTGGCAAGCGCAACCTCCAAGATCCCGAAAATGGCTCAATCATTGTCCCAGACAAGGCTCTTTCCGAGTTGCTCAATTATGCGGCTTATCAAAAGAAAGTCAAGGCTGGCAAGCAAGTTTGGAATCGCAAAAACAAGGCGACTGGTGAAAAGGAAGACAAGGTCGAAGATAGTGATCGTCTGACATATTCAGTCGTTCAACATCTTCTTGCTCCTCATTTCCCAAAGGGCGAGACAGTCTCGGCTCCTGCGGCAGCACCTGCTAAGCGCGGTCGTAAAGCCGCCGCTCCAGTCGTTGAAGAGCCAGCAGAATCGGAAGCTAGCGAATCATCGTCGGGCGACGTTGAAGACGACGAAGAGTAAGTAATAAACAAGTATCGTATTTTATATTTAGATATAAAAACAAACTAGATGATAACAACACATCTATTTGGGTACTAAATTATAGTTGGTCAATACATCATCATATTCCAGAGAATCCAAAGGATGGAAAGTAGGGCTATTCCGATGGCTAGGATACATTGGCCGGTTTTGACCCAAGAGATACTCGAATCATCATCCATGAGAACAGATGGTCGTACCCACCAAATTATAATGGCAAGTATACAAATAATTACGGCAACGATAGCACCTATAATCTTTATCGGATTTATTTGAGATAGTTGCATCTCTCTTTCCAACGCATTTATATTTTTTTGTAGAGAATCCATCCCTTTTTTATCATCTATTCTATTAAATATAGAAAAAACTGAAATATGTTTTTAAAAATATATTATATGTAACAAAAAATGTCTGATGATGAAGATTTTGATTTTTCATCTAAAAAGAAAAAGGTTGTCAAAAAAGTAACCATTTCTGTGATATCTGTCATTGCCACAATCCCAAGGGACAACGAAGAAGATAATGATTCTATCAGTTCAAATGATGAAGAGGAACCAACAAAAACCGATATTACACCAACAAAAGCCGATATTACAACTAATACAACACCTCATCAACCATCCAGCACGTCTATAGTGGATAACTCTACCACTTCTTCATACACGTATGAATTTTTGCTGGAACGAGTTTTCGAAATGGTAAATCTGAATAAAAAGGTAGCCGAGGCGAAATTCCGTCTCAAGCCTCCAAGGGTAGAAAAAGAGGGGACAAAAAAGACACAATGGAAAAACTTTACAGAAATGTGTGTGATTATGAATCGTCCAAAGGATCACGTCCAGCAATATGTGCTTGCAGAGTTGGGTTGTCCAGGATCTATAAACGGAGCGGGCGGATTGATTATCAAAGGCAAATTTATTGAAGAAAACATTTGTAGTGTGGTAAAACATTATCTAGAAGAATACGTTTTTTGTCATTCATGCAAATCGGGAAATACAAATCTACTTAAACAGGAACGCCTATTTTTCCTCTCTTGCAGTTCATGCTCATCCAGAATAACCGTCGCCACTCTCCAGAAACCCGGTTCTATTAAGAAAAAATTTGAGATTACGGAAGATAAGAATTGAAAAAGTATAAAAAATGAAAAATAAAACCAAAAAAGAGAAATATATACAAGATGCAAAACGTTTGGATTGTTTATTATGCGTTTCGGAACATGCAGACAGAAATTATTGGTATCGTTAAAAGTGAACAAGACGCTAAGATTATGATCAAAGCTACAAATGATCACGAAACAGTCAACGGTTGGGATAATTACAGTCTCAAATATATGTGCATCCCTTTCGATACCAACCTCGTTATCTCTGGAGAAGACGGACCACTCTCATTGACGTAAGATAAAATACAAAAACTTTCTTGTAAACACACAAGAAATAACTATAAAAATTGAATTTATTATACAAAAATCAAGAAAAAGTAACCAAAATGATGAAATTTTACGATTATTTGTTTTTCGGTGAGGAGGGAATGATGGATGTCTGGTTGCGACAACAAACCAAAGAACCAGACTATGAGAATGCGCGCACAACATTGGATGACTATTTTAATACATGCGTAGAGATGACTGGAAAACCTTTGTTATCTTGGCCCAAAATGCAGAAATTTAGAAAACAAATGTATGCGATGACAACCTATCAGGTAAAAATAATGTACAAGGGAAAAGAGTATACTGGTAAAATAGAAAAACGTCTCCTGATTACCACTACAGGAAAATATATTCCTTTGTATGAGTTGGAAAATCTCTACCAACTAGGCACCCACTTTTGGCTTGACGAACCACACAAAGAAAAACAAACTAAAAAATCTTCTTCCACAAAACAACTATTGCAACAAATATACAAAAAGCAAAAGGCGTCTCAATTGGAACAGGGAGTTTTCTCGCAATATGTAGAGTATATGAATGACGAGTCTAAAAGGGAATTTCTGAACAAGGTACTAAATGGTGATAGAGAGTATTTCGCCAAATTTGTCAATACCGATTTAGAGGATTTCGCTGATGAGGTATTTACCGAAAAGTTACAAGGTGACACACGGAAAAAGCAAACAGACATGTACAAATTGCTAGATGAATATGACCATGGTATTTCTCACCAGAATCTCTTGCTACTTTACAAAGGTGTTATTATGCGACTTAGAACATTGCCCAAAGATGAGCGTAGGCAAGTATATACTACCCTATTTAATATGAGTCTAGGTGAATTTGACAAGGCGGAAATAATGCAAAAACGAGACATGCTCTTTACCCACTTTGTAGATTGGCTTAGGACATTAGAAACACCCAAACTACAATCCTTTATTGATGACGTCTTTGACAAGGATACAAAAAAGGTGTTTTGATAATAGGTATGTTTTTTTCTTGTAAATACAAGAAAATCTAATATATGTGTTACGCAATAATATTTTCGTTATAGACTGGACCGTCTAGACGAAATACATACTCGTTTAGGATGTCTTTAATAATCTTTTTAGCTTGTAAAGATGACTCATTTTCGATGGCTGGGCTTGGTAGGCAATTAAAATCTATCCTAGGATCAACCTTACAATTGTCTAAAATATACAACAATACTTCCATAGCATATTTCTTCATTCGCTTAGTGTATGAATTTGACTGATGAATATCCTCTCTGATATTTGTATATAGACGACAAGCCGCAGTTGTTAACATATCTGACGTTCTTACATCACGACTGATCAAGCGTTTAGTAATTTCGACGTTGGAACGTAAAACAGCCATTTTCAACCCTTGCTCTAAAGTTTCTTGATTTGCATCGCGAATTTCTAAATATCTATTAAAATTTCTAATATTCCCCGACAAACAAATATCCACAAAAACATCATCCACACCATAGGTTTGCATTTAGGAATATATCCTAATTTTGTTTATTTTTATCAGTTTTCCATATTTCCGATATCAGCGGCTGTAAAGGTCGGACCTCGTTTTTTGGCTTTTTTACCACTAGTCTTGTCGCCACTTGATTTTGCTTTTTTACCTTCCCCACGTTTTTCTTCTTTGATTTTCTTAGATGCTTGTGTCATTTCTTCGATTACTTTGCTATTACCTGGAAAGAGAGATTGAATGAGTTTTGCACCTTTGACCTTGTCTTCTCCAATAAAGTTTTGAAACAAAAAGAAACCGGCTGTCGTAAGACCGACAATACCACCCAACTGTAGACTCGGATCAAGTTGTTGGAATATTTGGCTAAGATTCGTCTCGCCAATTGCTTCGAGATAATCATCATAGACTTTCATAATCTCCATCTGATACGTAAAATAACCCTTCATTTTGTCTGTAAACATACCACATCCTTGATCAATTCCGAAAAACGTTCCAACAAGAGCAAATCTATTAAGAGATACAGATTGTTCAACGTTTACTTGCTTGTTTGCTGCTTTGACAAGAATACGTGACGTCTGAAGGTCGAGATCGTCGGGAACGTCACCAACATCTATATTTTTGGCCACTTTTAATTTTCTCAAATTTCTTATATTTTCCCTACGTTCCAATTCATCTTCAAGATATTGTTCATCCTCAGTCAATGGCGGAGGCTCGGCTTCTACAGGTGGCAATACCGGTATGTACTTGGAACTCTTTTGTTGTTGTCGGTGATTATTGTTATGTGATTCTTCATCTCGGCTATGACGACTACTCTTTTCACTATCCCGGCTTTTTCGGCTACCTTGGCTATCATCACCATTATTAGACAATGGAGTTTCTTTCAGATGAGCAGAAGTACCTTTTTTCGATGTGGGTCCTTTTGAAGACATCCCTTTTGTAGAAGCTCCTTTTTTATCTGGAGTCGCTCCAAACTGATCGAAAAATTTATTCTCCTGTGTATTTGTGCTTGATGATGACGACGAATAACTATCGTCATACGAACGCTTACTGCGGTCATTATTCTCGTCACGATGAGGAGTCTCACGACGATCATCATAGATCCCTTTTCTATGTGTCCCTGATGATGGCGACGTCTTTTCATCAGCCTGGATTGCAATTCCAACTGTAGGTGGGACGGGGACGTATTTTGGTTCATCAAATAATTTACCAGAATAAGAAGGTTCTGGAATAACTGGAGCATTCTTTTTGATCTTGGACGCAAATTCTAGGTATTCCAGATGGAGACCTTTGATAATACCAAAGTTGGGCTCAATGTCTTTAAACGTCCCAGCCGGATTTGGTTTCATCACAAATTTTCTAGTTGAAACATTGTTATTAAGAACCATTTATTGTTATTAACCACAATAAATAGAAAACTATAAATCAGAAAAAAGATGAAAATTGTTAATGGAAAATCAGAAATATGGTTAATGGAAAATACTTTTAAAAGATAATAAATGGGGAATGATAAAAAGCGTCAAATCAAGAAAGAAAAGATTCAGAGTACCTTGGCTGAAGCAAAGTATTCTATACGAGAGTGGTACATAGATACCAGTAATATTGTTTATGCATTTTTAGTCCGGAATGATGTCAACAATATTGAATTTGTTTGTTATATCCCCGAAAATATATTAATGACTGTCGATAATGGATTATATTGTACGGAAACAGAATCACCTGATTTTACATTGGCGACACAGATGTGGAATGAGATTAGTATGGATTTTATCGCTGTAAAAGTATTTGGTGGTATGCTCTTCAAGTACGAAAAAGATTGGGTTTGCTTTTCCGTCTCACAAGATAAACAAAAAAGTAATAATGGACCCGATATCGAACAATTGTCTGCAAATTTTATTGCCCTAGATGAAACCACTACTGCTACTATTGTTACAGATAATCCAGCAGTTGAAATTGCAGAAACAAATCCTTTTGATACAATTTTAGACGGTGGTGATTACAAGATACAAGGTCCGATTAATGAACGAGTCGAGGATAGTCAGCCCTGTATATTGGTAAACTACAAGGGGTTCACTTATGGCCAGGCGGTTCCTAGTATAAATATAATGACCTTTATGAATGAATTAAAAGGCTTTGAACTTAAACTATCAAAGATGAACAAGGAAATTTTGCAATATCAATATGCTAAAATAAAAACTAGTAGCGCAGAAGCGGTTGGTTTATTAAAACGTTTTACTGAATCATTGGACAAGAGCGTAAAAGATTGGGAAGCACAATGGCAGGGATGTTCCGATTTACTTTCTCGTGTTCATATGATGCTAGAGCAATCTAAAGAAGCAAAAACTATGAACGATATGAATACCAAGGCAAACAACTCGTTGCGTGAAACCACCGAATTCATTATCGCTAAACGCGATGCGTTACTCGCCCTATTAAATACATGTCGAGATATATTCTCTCAGGTGTGATAAATTATACTCGTTTAGGAAAATGAAAATATTGGTAAAATGGACATGGATAATATGAGTTGGAAATATGTTGATATGTGGAACGTGGACGAGGCGGCAAAGACGTTTATTGCTGCTGTAGAATATTGTGATACATATCTGGATGAAGACGATAGTATAGAGACTGATAATTTGAAACATCTAGAATGGATTGTCGTTATTGGTACAGATGTTGTCGTTACTGGGACAGAAGCGGAATGCATGGCCAGATTTGACCAGTGTTGCGAGGGTATGTATGCATACACAAATTCGATCGATCAGATTACTGAAGAAGCGTGTGACAGATTATCCTTATGGGCCCTATATGTCAAAGATTGGCAGACTGAACAATTATATGCTCTCGACGGAGAAATTTACAATACAAATATTTTTTGATTTTATATATTTGGATATATAAAAAATGAATAAGGAGTTGCTTATCAAGTTGGGTCCAGCCCTGATGATGATTTTGTTTGGCATCAGTCAGATGATGAATCCAGAAATGTGGTTTAAATATATTCCGACGTTTGTTTCGTCTTTGGTATCTCCTTTTATTGTTATGAGATTGCATGCCTCTGTAAATATTTTATTGGGATTATTGTTGCTATCTGGTTGGAGAGCGGATCTTATTGTGCCAGTTGTAATAGTCTGGTTTCTTTCTATCATACCATTTGCATTTTTAAGCGACTGGACAATCGGTCTACGTGATACTGCCGTCAGTCTTGGGTTAATTTCTCTATTTGTGTAGTAATAAATATAAAATATAAAAAATAAAAAATATAAAATATAAAAATAAAAAATATAAAATATAAAAATAAAAAAAATATAAAATATAAAAATAAAAAAAATATAAAAAAAATAAAAATATACAAAAATAAAAATATAAAAAAAATAAAAATATAAAAAAATAAAAATATAAAAAAATATAAAAAAATAAAAAAATATAAAAAAATATAAAAATATACAAAAATAAAAAAATAAAAAAATAAAAATAAAAAATATAAAATAAAAAATTCAAGAATATTTTTACTAGTTGTAGTAAAAAATGCCGTGTGTTTCAAGTTCTCATGTCAATATTAATCCTGTTCCTGTATGCACGGTTGGCTGTTGCGACCAGGCTGCACCCTTCTCGTCAGACAAAGTTTGCTGTGATGTGGACAATTCGGCAAATACCGCTTGGTCGTCATTTACAGTTCAGACTGCTACTGTTACAGATAGTAGTGTTTTTAGTCCATTGGTTGCTGCTGTAGGTGGAGTAATTCAGAAAGGTTTTTATCGTGTTAGTGATAAAACACTGTATGCAACATATCAAGTCAGAGGTTCATTTGTTTCTGGTGTATCTGGTTATTATGCGTTTAATCTTCCTCCCGGTTTGGCGTTGGATACTAATTTCACAGGAACATTAAGTACACCTGACTATAATACTTTGGGTTATGGATTTTTTAATGGCATACAAGGTACGACATATTCAAATTATAACGTAAATCCAATTGCATTCACAAGTACATATGTAGGTTTATTTGTTGGATATGATGTCAATCACATTATTGATACAACACTTTGCCCTATTTCTGATGAAATTACACTTCTTTCTTTCAATATTATTGCGCCCTTGGCATAAATACAAGATTATATATATCATTCTCCAGCACCAATAGTTTGTATAATGTTTGTGATGGCGAAATCAAAGATTGCGTAAGCGAGATTGTTATCAGAGTGTGTTTCTTTGAGGTGTGTCATGCCTATTTTAGCGTCTGTAATATATTTGATGATTATTTTGACATATTCTTCGGAACCCTGAATATTTTTATATTTTGATAATAATTTCAACGCTTTGGCAGTCGTATTCATACAAAATTTAGCCGACGTTTGACCAGTCTCTTGAGGATACATAAATTGTCTTACTAAACAACTTAGGATATTCTTATTCTCTATGCGACCCGTCGTACTATTTAAAAACTGTCCCTCTTTTACAGAGCCTATAAACTTTAACTCACTCATAACACACAAATAATCCCCATCATTCATGTCTTGTTGTTCTTATATAACAAATAAAAATATTTTCCTCTTACAAAAAATATTCTACATCTACAAAAAATATTCTACAACTACAAAAAATATTCTACACCTACAAAAAATATTCTACACCTACAAAAAATATTTTACATCATAAAAAATATTTTGGGTTTTTCTAAATATTTTTTCTGTATATAGAATATTTTTTAGATATTTTTATATTGTCTATATAAAAAAAATGCCATCTTCTTGTAGTAATGCTTCGCGTGCGGTTCCTATGAATCCCTCGTCAAGTTCAATGTCGTGCGCCTCTGCTTTGGCGTGTTGCAGAATTATGCCTGCTTATTCAGTTGACCCAACACCCATTTCTCCGTGTGATAATCAGACGGGTGCCTTTTGGGTTGAAACCTGGAATGGACCACCAGGTGTTTCCGGTTCATCTGGAATCTCTGCTGTCTCACTGTCCCTCTGTGATGCTCTTCAATTCTGGAGCCAAGGTACAATGGATCTCGTTGTTACACAAGGTTCTGCTCAAGTACAAATAGATGCTCAAAATATTATAACTGGTTCCGGTGTTCCTCTGTCTCCACCTCCCGCTAAAACTTTTGGTTTTCTATATTATGATACGTTGGTTCCGACCAATGTTTATATTTGGGATGTACCCAGTCAATCGTGGATACAAATTGCAGGCGGTATTGGCGTTTCTGGTCTTACCGGTTTTATTTCGGTTGGTCCCTGGCGCACACCCATAGGTGGTAGTTTCTACGCTCAAAATCTCACTGATCCTATTTGGCATGCAACTGATATTGCAGTTGGTGTCCCTCAGGGTTTAACTGGTGCAGATTCAGTTTTAATTGGTCGCGGTGGTGGTAATCAAGTTTCAAATACTCGTGTTGGTGTACTTGCTTTAAATAGTAATACTACTGGTACAGTAAATACTGCTTTTGGCGAATTGGCTGGTACAAATTTATCATCTGGTAGCGCTAATTCATTTTTTGGTGCTGGTGCCGGACAAAATATTGTGACAATGAATAGTACTGTTGCTATAGGTCATAATGCTCTCAATCGAACAACAGTGGGAGGTATAACAACGTCTGGTAATGTTGCAGTTGGCAATGATGCTGGTTTTGCGGATCAAAATCAAAATACTGTCGCTGTTGGTCAATTTGCTGGACAATTTGGACAGGGGCCACAGGGTGTTGCAGTTGGTTATCAAGCCGGTAATGCTGGCCAGGGAGTAGACGCACTTGCAATTGGCGATAATGCAGGTTTTACAGGTCAGGGATCACAAGGTATCGCTATTGGATTACAGGCGGGTCAAACTGTACAAGGAGCCCAAAGTATTGCTATTGGACAGAATGCTGGTCAAATCATTCAAGATAATGCAGGTATTGCAATGGGTACAGGTGCTGGTCAATATATTCAAGGAACACAATCTATTGCTATTGGTGTAATAGCAGGTAATACAGGACAATCTTCATTGTCTGTGGCAATTGGAGGTGCTGCCGGCCAAATATTCCAAGGAACCCATTCTGTTGCTATTGGGTCAGTAGCCGGTCAAATAACACAAAGTGATTCAGCTGTTGCAATTGGACTCCAGGCTGGTCAATATTCACAAGGATCTGTTTCTATAGCTATGGGTTATCAAGCTGGTCATACTGGCCAAGGAACACAAAGTATTGCGATTGGACAAAATAGTGGTCTAAACGGTCAAGGAATTCATGCTGTGGCAATTGGTTTAAATGCTGGTGTTTTTACACAGGGTTCTAGAACCGTTGCTATTGGGGAAAATGCAGGACAAACAACCCAAGGTCCACAAAGTATTGCAATCGGTTATCAAGCAGGTAATGATACCCAAGATGTAGATGCAATCGCTATCGGTGAAGGTGCTGGGCAAACAACTCAGGGACTTCAAAGTATCGCTATGGGTTTGAATGCTGGTCAAAATAATCAAGGTCCGCAAAGTATTGCTATTGGTATAAATGCTGGTAATGTTACTCAAAATTCTCTTAGTATTGCCATAGGCCCACAAGCTGGTGAAACAATTCAAGATACTCAAAGTATCGCTATTGGTTTACAAGCCGGTCAAAAGAATCAAAGTAATGCAAGTGTGGCAATCGGCCCACAAGCTGGCCGTTTTTTACAAGGATCTAATTCTATAGCGGTCGGATCTTCGGCAGGTCACACTGGCCAAGGAGTACAAAGTATTGCTATTGGACTTTTTTCGGGAGAAATCGGTCAAGGAGTACAAGGAGTTGCTATGGGTTTTCGAAGTGGTGAAACTAACCAAGGAACGTTGGCAGTTGCAATTGGGCCACAAGCCGGTCAAGTTGGCCAAGGACCTCAAAGTGTTGCTATTGGTTTTCATGCTGGTATTACGGGTCAAGGTCCACAGTCGGTTGCAATTGGCCCACAAGCAGCTGAAATAGGACAAGGTACTCAATCTGTTGCGATTGGTTTAGCTGCTGGTCAAATAACACAAGGATTTAATTCTATTGCAATGGGTACAGGGGCCGGTCAATATTCACAACAATTGCAATCTGTCGCTATTGGTACATCTGCCGGAAATACAGGTCAAGCAGGATTATCTGTTGCGATTGGCTCTAGTGCCGCTGTTACTTCGCAGGGAACACGTGCAGTTGCCATTGGTTCAGCTGCTGGTCAAACAATCCAAGGCCCACAGGCAGTTGCTATTGGTGAAGATGCCGGTCAAAATGGCCAAGGACCTCAGGGTATTGCTATTGGTCTTTTAGCCGGTAATACTGGACAAAGCATTCAATCGATTGCTATTGGTCCACAAGCGGGTCAAACTGTACAAGGTAGTCAATCTGTTGCTATTGGTTTCAATGCTGGTCGGATTACTCAACAAAATAATTGTGTCGCAATGGGTGTAGGTGCTGGTGAACATAATCAACAATTTGAAGCAATTGCTATTGGAAATGCTGCAGGCGTGACAGGCCAATCAACATTAGCATTAGCACTTGGCGCAAATGCTGGTGCAACGTCGCAAGGTGCACGAGCTGTTGCTATTGGTGTAGGTGCAGGTCAAACAACACAGGGCCCCCAGGCGGTTGCTATTGGTTACAATGCTGGTCTAACTAACCAAGCTACAGAAAGTATTTCTATCGGTGATGTATCATCGGCCGGAACAACTGGATCTATCGCGCTTGGCTGGAATGCTACATCAACAAGAGCACACGAATTGACAATCACTCTTGGAGGTAGTTCATTTGCGTCTGTTGGTGGTACAACAGGTACTACCGAGTTTAAAACAGATCTGACAACAACTACGCCTACCGACCCTTTTACCGTGCAACGCTTTCTCTTTGTCATTATAAACGGTCTTACTGGAACTATCCCATACAAAACTGCTACATAATTATTCTCGTTAAAACAACACATATATCTAAATATATGTAACCAACAGTATCATCCTACGATAAATTACACAAGACTTTTACAACAGCATCAGTTTTTTTACAACAACAACATCAGTTTTTTTACAACAACATCAGTTTTTTTACAACAACAACATCAGTTTTTTTACAACATCCCTACATCAGTTTTACAACAATGCCAATAGTCGGTCGTCAAATTCGCCAGAGTTTAAAAGGGTAAATTTGATGCGATTCCACATATTGTATTTTCCAAACGAGTCAGAGGAATAAACTAGTCGTATCATATCGTTGGTAGAAATCCATACAAGACTACTCATTTCATTATATTCATCTCCATGTTTTACCGTCTTTATAAATTCTTTTTGTAATCTTTCTGCCAATTCAATATTTACAATCTCACAAAATAAAACACATGTAGAATTATGACGGTCATAAATTCCTACCTTGACATCACCGATATCATCGTCACAAATCAATTCTTTAACTTCTTCAAACAACTCGCGTTTACCAGCTTGAATGACAGTCTCGTTTAATTTCACACCACCACCAAAATCAGATAGTTCCTTGTGTCGTTTATCAACGCCCATTAAAAACTTGATAGTTGACCCCTTTTTAACATACGGAATAACACCCGACCTTATACATCCCCGCAATTTTACCAATTCTGAACTCGTCAACAACATATTACTCAATTTTCATTTTACAAATCTAATTTCAATTTTATATAATGTTAATTTTGTTGTTTTTGTATATAGGATATGAGACGATATCAATGTCCAATTTCACATTAATATTGCTGTCTTGGAGTTACGAAAACTGATGTAACATGTCTTACACACGATTTACATATTCATAATATTTTGTATATCAAGAGACATAAAATTGCTGTAATGGTTATTACAAAAAGTTTTGATGTACGTCTCTACATACAACTCTTTCTCGGCGACAATTTTCGACTAGTTTCAAACCATTTCCAATTAGCACGATAATTGATCGCCAAAAATAGCCAACAAATTTCCGAATGGCATCGAGAAGAGACGTATGTAGATATTGACATAATAATCATTCTGTAATAATCATTACAGATGTTTTTGTATTTCTTAGACACCAAAATCAGATATGAATATAAAATCGTTGTGTAAGGGTTTACACTAGGTTTTCGTACTTATAAAAACGACAGCGATATCGATGACAATTATTACATCGATATCGTCTCGGAGACGATTACCACCTAAAAACAAAATATTTCTAATTAGACAACCATAAAATAAAAAAAATAAAAAATATAGAAAATAAAAAATAAAAATATAGAAAAATAAAAATAAAAATATAGAAAAATAAAAATATAGAAAATGGTGTCTTGGTATTTTGTCGGGATAGAGAAATCGGCAAAAAGAGATAAGAAACTGGTGGCTATATTTGAAAGTTCGACAGGTAGAATAAAAACTGTCAACTTTGGTGCTGCAGGAATGAGTGATTATACGATTCACAAAGATCGTTTACGAAAACAACGATATCTTGATCGTCATTCGAAAAACGAACACTGGGATAATCCATTGACGCCAGGAAGTCTATCAAGATGGATCCTTTGGAATAAACCATCTCTAAAAACAAGCATCGCCGACTATAAAAGACAATTTTTTCCAAGAGGACAACCATTTAATCTGTAAAAGATACCACATATTTTCTTTCCAAAAAGAAAACCTTGTAATACATCACCTTTATTACACAACACAAATATCTCCGAGGCGTTGAGAGAGGGGGATAACCATTGGAATGCGTGATTTGAGGTTATCATTGGCGACAGATTCTTTCATGCTCTCCCATGTACCGTCGGTGCCTTCCATCATGTAATTTGTAGTCGAGATATAATGTATACCATCAGAGTAATCGTGTTCGTCTTTTAATTTGCCATCTCCAGAAACCCTATATGAATAATCGCCGGTATCATATGGTTCTTTTGGCAAATATTCTTGTAAATCGCTCATGTTTAATTTTTTATAATCGTCAAAACTAAGATTACCAAGGTCTTTATCAAAAAATAACATTTTTAGTGCAATCGATGCAAACACACCAAATAAACCAAAGGCCCATGCATATGGTACACCACAAGCCCACAATAATACAGAAAATATAACAGAAAAGAAGGCTAGGCAATTTAATTTTTCGTTGATACACTGCCCATTCCTTGGCAACAATGAACGAATATTCGTAATGGCTTCGTAGAAATTATCCAACCAAAATGGAATACAACTCATTTATTATTTCCTTTTTCTTTTTCAATAAAAAAATTGTAAAAATATATTTAAAAAATGTATGCATTGTTATTAGTTGGCATTGTTATTTTTATTGTCGCCGTCTCACTGGTCACCACTTCTGGCTGTCACGGAAAAAAGAATGGATGTTCAGGTAAACAAGGATCGTCTTTGGGAAATACAGTCGTTTATTCATCGAATCCGATATCAGCGTTGCAAGCGTCTGGACAAAATACCTATGTCCAGACGGTACCAAGACCGAGATACCAACCCGAGATTACCATATTTAGCACTCCTGTAGATGTTTTACAAGCCGCACAAGACGCCGCTCAATATGACTATTATTCAAACAAAAACAGCGAACTAATTGTCCCCACCTTTCCCGTCATACCCGCCGACCAATTTGCCTCTTATTCCTATTATGTACCAATGGGTATCTAAGCCACATATATCCCAATGAGAAATAAACGTTTTAGGGTACCTTGTAAAAATTGAATATGAATTTATAATACATAGCATAGAAATGGAGCAGGTAAATAGGTTGCTAACTGCTGCCTTGACGAATAGACGTTTGGAAAAGATGATAGAAATAATAAAAGAGGATGAAAATAGCCAAGTCAAGACATTTACCGATTTTCAATTGGTTAAAACGGCTATTTTGACTGTTGCAATCGTGATTTATAAAACTACCAAAATCGCTTGCCTCGTCGTAAACAAACGAGTCTATTTTTGGCGTCTGGATGGAAAAAATACAATCTCCAACAATACCATTTCAAAAAATACATCCTCCAACAATAACATTTCAAATAATACAATAAACACTACGTTTTTTGCATCGTATGAGAATTTTTTCTACCGTGCGGAATATCCGGCCCTTGCAAATCTGGTTTATACGTGTTTTTACGAGGGATATATTGAAAAATGGTTATTTCATGTTAAAAAACCATTTTCCATCTATCACGTTTTTGCTGATACGTTGCCATTCATCGACCCTCTTAAAAAGATAGATGTGGAAAAATTCCGACGATGTATCGAGTTGTTTGGAAAGGATGATGAAGATAGATATACTTCGTGGGAAATTATAGATATGGCACCTTGGGATTATATAAAGGATAAGCATACTATCGAGACATATGATACTATCTTACAAGATCAAAAAGAGATGTGGGAAATGATAGTAAACGAAAATGACTATTCATGTCTAGAACGGTGTAAGTTTCGTGACCTACCATATATGTTATTTTGTCATGCTCTTTCTTCTAATGATAAAAAACTAGAAAAATATTGTCTCGAACGATGGCCTGTTGATCGATCCCGAATTTCCCATATTAAATCGTTTTTTACATGATAAATCTCGTCTTGTTCATGTTGATAGATCATTTTGCACCTATTATCTAGTTTTTCCATATTATTATATCCCGTAAAAATGAAATAGTTTTATATAACAATATAAAAAAATATGGTAGATGTAAACGATGATTTTAGAAATAGTTGTAGATCGGGTAAGACATATAAAGTAAAAGAACTATTAGATAACCCGGATTTAGATCCTATGGCTTGTGATGAATATATGTGGAACGGTCTCGATTATGCTTGTAATAATGGCCATTTAGAAATTGTTCGTTTGTTATTACTAGATCCTCGTATTGATCCATCTGAAACAGAGAATTTTGCACTAGCACGTGCCATTTTTGGAGAACGTTATAATTCAAACGGAGAAACAGATAATAATTCTTTTTCAAACAGAAAATGTATCGACGAGAGATATCCTGAAATTGTACGCCTCATGCTTCAAGATGGTAGGTGCTCTATTCCTACATGGATTGCCGAAATTGACTATATTCGTATATCAGAACCAGTAAAACAAATACTAGATCAATACATCTTTCGCCTCGATGGTCCCATATATAACCAAAATATAATATAACAAAAAAACTGACTCGTGGTAGTCTCCTAAGTTGGTATATAATACATCCGTATACTACATGACAAAAACTGAAATATTTATATGAAAATATAAATTATGTATAATGTCGACGACTATTGATCACTGTGAAAAGATTTGGCAAGATGTATGCAAGGGAAAATATGTATTCCCACAAGATACATATACATTTTTCTTTAGTCAAGCAACGCATGGTTTCTCAAATGTCTTGTTTAAAATCAATCAGGTAAACAATGATATTAGAAATTGGATTACAACCACAATTGATAAATTTGTATATACAGATACGGTAGGATTTTGTGCATTTACAACCAATATGTTGAAATGGACTGATATTATGGGTTATGCATATGCCTATATTAGTAGAATTAGTCCAGATGCATTGGTAATCAAAAATATTGTTTCATTTCACCTTGTTGATCTTGTAACACAAAATTTGACGAGTCTCATGAAAGAACCAACAGATGACCTACTTACTCTATTATTCTCACTGAAACCATTTACTTCCGCCGAAGAATGGTACGTTTGGAAACTCTCTTTTATTCTTCCAGATACTCGACCCGACACAAAAACTATTTGGACGTAAGATAAATCATATTTTTCATATAACAACAATATGAAATACCGACGTAGGATTTTTACAACGTATAACGGAGTTGTGGCGAGGTTTGGTAGTAGGTGTCGGTGACGAGGGAGTGAATGACAAGTTCGAAAGAAGTCCATGTGAGTGGAAATGGTTGCTGGGTAGGATGTCTAAGGTTAGAACCAAAGCCTCCATCAATGAGCACACCCCAAGAGATTGGTACCCTATCGTCAAAAATAACTGCAAATTCAAATACATCTGTCGTGCAAAATGCACCATATGTCAATGTTAATGATATTTCCTGACTTAGTTTTGTAAACTTTTCATAAAACCCAGAAACTCCAGCAATATCTGCACTAAAAGCCGCAGCAAATGACGCGTTTATAACATCTTCGCACGATCCAGTACCAGGTAAAACGGTAGTAACGATAAGAGGCAGGGCACTAGCATCACAACCAGTACAAAAGAAACCGATATCATCGCCACATGCACCATAACCGTTTATAGAACCAACATCTGAAGTTCCTCCTCCAAATTGAGCGCCACGAAATCCTACGCCATTGTTATCATGGGCAGATCCACCTGAAAATTGAGTCATTCGTTGATGCTGATATGTTGGGTTTGGACAATTCCCTCCTAATAACAACCTTATCTGTGATCGCAATAGCGACGTGTCATTTGAACTCGGTCCCTGACCAGGACAAAAAGCAGCAGGAGTAGAAAAACGATGTGCCGTCGTCATATTTATATAAATAAATAAACAAAAAAAGTATATATTTTCCATCTTCCTATATCAGTACAGTATATTTTTATTTCCTCCATCTTCCTACGTCAGTACGTCGGTGTTTTACAAAATCCCACGAGTATATTCTGGTCCGTCTAGGCGGTACATATGTTCGATAAGGAGATTGGCTATCTTTAGATGGTTATACGTTTGGGCACGTTTTATAGCATCATTATTGTTTGCACTTGGATCGACACGAGAGTCTTCTAGTAATAATCGTACTACCCTTAGATGCCCTTCTTGGCTAGCTGCTCGTATAGCTTGATTATCAAGAGCCGATGGATCAACACGATGATCTGCTAATAAGAGTTTTACTACGTCTACATGACCATTATAGCTAGCCACCCGTATAGCATAATTATTGTTTTCAGATGGGTCAAAATCAAGAAGTAAAGATGCAATCATTTTAATATCACCATCTTGACACGCATCTACAAACTCTTGCAAAGACATATAAATTATTCATATTTTTATATGATTATTTTCAATTTTCCTACACCAGTCGAGATAGAAAAGATGAAATATCTAAAAATTCCTTGTCCATATTGACGAGGTATTGGTGGGCTGAATAGATTAGATTTGTATCATTTAAAAGTTCATATGCTTCTGTAAGAGTTGTATAATAGAGGGGATAATCTTTTCCTAGATACTCTTCGACGGCAGGTAATCGATTGATTACGATTGGTGTATTTCTAACAATACATTCAATGAGCGTATTGCAAGCGCTAGCATCTACCAATTTCAAAAAGACTATATTCTCGGCCAACAAGTCATCGTACTTTTCATTATTTAAAGTTGATATAATTTCTACCGATTCATAATCCTTTTTGACATTATCATATAATCCAACCACAAACTTGTTTATCTCGTGGCGGCAAATTCTACAAGGACATTGTGACGATGAGGAAGAAGACTCACTGTGATGATGACTACTATGTTCATCTTCGATGTGATCGTGACGATATTCTTCTAGGCTCATTCGTAAAGAGAGCGAATCGGTCATAGTAACCAAACTAGCACTACTATCTCGATACCCAAAAGCACGATGTTTTGAAAAATAGGTATTTAAAAAGGATTGAAAATCTGTCAAGAATGAATCATTGGGATAGTAATTCTCCATTTTCTTGCCTTGAAGTGCGCATTTACGAAGATTCTTTGGTTGAGGAAGGGCAAAGATTCCATATGTGTCTCGCATCCATGCACCAATTTGAACAACTTTTTTATCTTCATTTCCATTAAATTTATCAATAGACCAAACGTTATCTGTAGATTGTGTAGGATGATATGCTACTGTAACAGTCACACCAGGGACTCGTGCTCGTATAAAATCTGCAAGATATCTTGAAAGTACAAATAATCCTTGGCAATATTTTAAACTTTTTCGAAATACATCTGAAGTAATAATATATTCTAAATTATTTTTATCATATTCTACATTTGGCAAATGATGAAATACTCCAGACCACGGTTTTCTAAACGGTAACAAACCAATCTGAAGAAAGAAATCTTTATTCCAACCAAACGTTTTATCTAAATAGGAATCAAAAATAATACCATTTGGATTATGATACATTTTCATATGATCAACTACATACTGCCAACCGCTTCTATGCATACCAGCAAGCAAATCTTGATCGAAATATTCAAAATTATATTTTCGTTGGCCAAAGTCTACTGTCGATTTCAAAAAGGGTTTAGCAGGGATATTATTATTCACTATCCATTTTACCGCTTCTGTAAGAGATTGGCCCTTGGAAAGATTTTCTACAAGTCCCCATGTAAATTCAGCACGTTCAGTACGCGTAATCGCAAATGTTGCCACCTGCGCTACATATTCTATCTCCTGTCGATATACAGTTTCAGTAGATCTACCTACCTTTGTAAATTGTTTCAAATGATTTTCCAATTCAGATCGTGGAATATGCAGGTATTTGGCAATCTTGTTTAAAAAGGGTGTGGGGTCGATGGAAACATATCGGGGTTTATAATATACTAGATTTTGTATAATCTGTTTAGTTTGTAAAATTTCTACATTTGTTGCATCTGATGATTCTTGTAATACGGTTTTATATGTATCATAATTTGTTACTAGCTTGTCAAAATTGGATAGCAACATATCTGCATCAAAATCTTGCGGAACTAGTAATTCATCTGTTGTCATTTTAACACTATATTCTAATAAATTTTCAGTTTGTAAAAGGTCTTGGACTTTAGAGGTAGAATATAGAGATATGAATGGGATATTGTTATTCAGAGATAAGATATGGGAATGAAATCGTGTGCATATAGTAGCATAAAATGATGAAAACAAGGTCATAGGATCATGTATCTCGTCTGTAACAAGCGTAATGTTGGTTCTATTATAGACTGTTGTTAAGATTTTGTATATTTTAGTAATCAATTCCCTATCATCATCAATTGTCCCACTTGTATTCATCGCATAAAGATATAAATGGTATGTTTTTGTCATAGACAGCCATGATTTCGTTTTAGCCGCTATATTATCAAGCACGTTTACCAATTTCTTGAATATCTGTGTATTTTCGATAGATGTTTTATTAGATATCATACTAGAAGCAAAGAATATGCCAATCTTTTTGGGGTCAGTATTCTTTTTATTCTTTGTCGTTGTTAAACCACGGACAAGATCTGGTCCAAGGAAATATCTACCTGGCATTATTTTTTCCAATTGCTCTGTTACCGAGGATGTTCTTGTTTGAATAAAGTCAAAGATATCTAGATATTCAGAGTAAACTAGACTTGGATACGGAAATCCCAAACCAACACCATAAATAGGTGGTCTGACCGTATACGATTTTGTCAATAAATCTCTTATCCGCTTCATAAAATAATCATTTACAAGGTCCCCACCACCAATCAATATAACATCTGCCGGCGGTAATATACTCACACTCCCCGGATTCACAAACATGATATTGTTTTGGGGTATATTATTTCCAGTTGGTATATTATTTCCAGTTGGTATATTATTTCCAGATGGTATATTCGCTAGCCAGTTTTGTAATACGTCTTTAAATAGGTCATCTCCGAGATTCTTTTTATCATAAAATCCGACAACTAGAATATCATTTGCCATTTTTATAATATTTTTATTTTATTGCAATTTTTTGTAAATGTCAAATAGAAAAAAGATATATAAAATGACAATGAAAAAAATAGGTTATAGTATCTTTTATGAAAATCACAGAGAAATAAATGAGCGGCTTGCAGGAATGTATGAATATGTTGTTTTTGAAACAAAAGAAGAAGCACAAAAAGTTGTAGATTCTTTAAATAATAAGTTTCAACAATATTTCGTTTTACTTGAAAATGGTATGACAGAAGAAGAGTTTCATAAGAAAGAAGAAGAAAGACGAGATTATAATGAACGTTACCAAAAAGCCAGCGAGGCCAAACGGCAACATAATGCATTGGTTTGGGACTATCACAACAAGAAAGATCGTATGCAAAAAGAATATTGGGCAACTATGAAGAAAATAGAAGATGAACACGAAAAAGAACGATATCGTCTAGTATGTATCATGAATCTAGTACCTGGTATTTAGAGTTAATGACAGCAATAAATAATAAATGACACTTGTGGTGGGCGTCGGCATTTATCGTGGTATTACATGGGAGATATATCGTTATGTGAACAAGTGCAGTGTAGCAGTAACATCGATATTTTTGCTAGACGATAAACATTCTAGGGAATATATGGATGAAAATAATGTGTGTTTAAATAAAGATGGTAAAAAATACCAGACCGACATTCTATACAAACGAAAAGATTGCCGCGAAATCGCCCGCATTTTGTGTGTCAATCTCTGGCGAATATATGATAAATATTTATATGGTTTATAACTAGATGTGGAAAAATATGTTTTTAAAAAATGGCTTAAGGATGAAAATAAAATGGTTTAAAGAGAAATTAAAAATAAAAAATATGAGTAAAATTGATCTTTGTAGAAAATTTGTTGGCGAACCTGGAGATGATTTGTTGTATCTGGTAGAGACTCTTGTGGATCTTCGTGAGGAGCCATGCAAGTGCGTTTATCAAGGCGACAAGCCATGCCCGCGTACCGCCGAATCCCCAAACTATTTTGGCTTTTGCAAACAACATCTAAACACACGTCGTGGCCGCGAACTATCTGCTATCTGGAATGATGCCCTCGAAGAAATTGGCGTTCAAGAGTCTGAAGAAGATATGACAGAAGTCGATTCCGGAGAACTGTCTCAAGAAGAAGTCGCGTCGGAAGCCGAAGAAGAGGTTCACCACGAAGTGGAAGATGATGAACCCGTTGAAGACGATGAACCACTGGATGATGATGATGAACCAGTTGAAGACGAGGTTGTGTCTGAGGAAGAACCAGATGAAGTGGAAGTTGATGTTGTCCCAGCACGACGTACTGCTTCTTCTTCAACACGCGGTGGCAAAGGTACATCTCGTGGCGGTGCCACCACACGCGGACCAACACAGGCCCCACGCGGAAGACCCACAACAACAAGCAAGGCACCCGCCGCAGCAACTGCAACTAAACCTCTAGCGGCTCGTGGTCGACCAGCCGCAACGACAACAAGTAAACCAGCCCCACCAGCAGCCGTAGGAAAACCAAAAACGGGTGCTCCCATTGTTCCGGTTCCGGCTGGTCGAGGTAAAACACCAGTAAAGAAACGAACACCAACGGTTCCATCTCGAAAGCGTGCCGACGCGACAGACGAGTCTTCTGTTGCTGAAGGATCAGCCAAAGCCGAATATGTTGAACCAACATCAACAGAAGAGGAAGAAGAAGTACCAAAACTCGTGTTTAAACGTTCAAAACACGGTAACCTTGTCAACGAAGAACACGGTTTTGTGATTCGTCCAAAAGATAAAATGGTCATCGGTTCAGAAAACGCAAAAGGAGGCATCAAAAAACTTACCGCAGAACAAAAGAAATTTTGTCGCGAAAATAAATTAAACTTTCTCGAGTAAAAAATGAATTATTTCATATAAAAATATGAATAGACAACGAAAATGGTTAACAAGATATTTGCATTGGGTGAATTTTTAAATGCATGTATTACTGGTGATTATGAAACAGTAAAATCATTGATAACACAAATTAATCCATCGGCTGAAGACAATGCGGCTATAGGATATGCTAGTCACGATGGGCACCTAGAAATAGTAAAATTATTACTAGCGGATCCTCGTGTTAATCCGGCTACTAATAATAATTGGCCCATACGATGTGCTAGTCATAATGGACACCTAGAAGTAGTAAGATTGTTACTAGATGATTCTCGTGTTGACCCATCAGACATTGAAAATTGTGCGGTACGTTGGGCCAAAGAAAACGGTCATACAGAAATAGTCCAACTTCTTACCGAACATTTATATCGTGTAGACGGACCTATATACAACCAAAATATAATCTGAATATACAAAACTGAAAAAACATTCTTGTAAATATACAAGAATATACATGGTAAACAAGATATTGATATTGACTGAAAAGGAGAAATATCAGATGGAACAAGAGGGGTTTATTACGCGAGAATATAGGTTTTTAGACGGTGCCACCCTATATAATGCTACGAGTTTTAGTGAATATGTCATGGCTTATGGGAAACCTTGGATAAAGGGCGATAAAATACATGTAATACTTGTAATCTTTAAGATATGGAATACTAGTAAATTACCCAACGCTAAAACGGGTATTGAAATAGACAAAATTCTTTGCGAAATCAGTCGTTATCGCAAGGATGATAAGAAAATGACCACGCCAAACGTATTTTATTTCCATAAAGACGAAAATTTATTTTTTGATCATTACTCGTGTTTACAAACAGTCGTACAACAAAAATACCCAAATACATGCTATTTCACACAATTTAATCCAAACGGCTGGTTCCTCGTGTTTTTATAGAGTAAACCGACATAAGAAGATAGAACACAAAAATTGAAAAAAATCATAAGAGATTATGAATAAGAAAATGATAGATTGTTCAGAGGAATTTGGTGATGGTATGTTGATGACTACGTATCCTATATTGGTTTCAGATACACCGAATGAAAAATATTTCAAACCGATAGATGTTTATTGGCATGATACCAAATGTTCAATTGTGAGGGAAGAATACATGCCATTTTGGAAATTTGCTGCAGATAATTTGACAAGTAAAAATATAGACTATTCTGTCGAAGAAGGTCGCTACAGAGATTCATATTACCGTTTTAAAGAATATTGTTCACGAGATATTATCGATTATGCAGATACTAAATTGGACAAGATTACAGAGGAAATTATAGATCGTGCTGTTAAACATAGGTTGTCGAAACAAGATATATCTGGAGCGATGGTTTGTGCATGCAAAAATGGGTCACTGTCGTGGGTAAAAAAGATATTTGACAAGCCAAAATTTGCGTGGACTCCTACGTATTTCTACCTTGCCCTACTTTATGATTATATTTGTGATTTCTTTCTGGAACATGATATTGTACGCAAGTCTAATCTATCTAGTATATTTGAACATGCTATATATTTTGAAGACAATAAACTATTAAGCAAATTATTTGAATTGTGTGTTTGGAATTCTAAAATGATAGAAGAACTAGTTGCCCAAGTTTCGCAAACCCATCAAATAAGCGAAAACACCAAAAACATCATAAACGAAGCCTTATTTTCCCTTGACTCTGACAACTATCACAAAAATATAATCTCGTAAAAAATAATATCCTAGAAAAAATATAAAATTGAAAAAATTATTTATGATTCTAAATAATTTTAGAATATGTCTGTTGCGCAACATGTTATCACTGGTGTTCAGATTTCTGTTTGGTCGGCTTCAGATATTGAAAAGCAAGCAGCCTTGGATTTAACAGAGAATACTACAAATAGAATTTCTATTGCGTCTGTTATTAACAACCGTTTTGGAAGTACAGATAGCCGTACTATGTGCTACGAATGTCGACAAAATGGTCAGACCTGTTCAGGACACTGGGGCATGATAAGACTAGGTTGTGCAATCCCGAATCCCCTATTCATAAAAGACATACGTAATCTTACCCAGTGCTTTTGTCGTAAATGTTCTACCCTGCTATATGATAAAAAGCGTATGGAATTAAATGACATGCTTCAACTTCCAGGAGAGGAGCGAATTAGAAAAGTTTGTGATATCCTAACAAAGACAAAAGGGATTTTTCATTGTCCAAATCAAAAATGTAAATTGCCAGTAGACGAAATTATTATTCAAGATGATAAAAACTTTTTCGTTCGTTATCCAGAAGAAGGAAAGAAAAAGAAAAAATTGCAATTGGAATATGAAGAAATTTATGCCATGTTTAAGAATATTTCAAACGAAGATCTAGTATCTCTTGGTTTCAATGAAAATCTCATTGACAACCCCATCTACAAAAATCCCGCTACTTTTACGCACAGTATGATGGAACACCGTCATCAAAATCGTCCTGAAGACTATTTTATTACAATCTTGCCAGTCTTGCCGTTGGCCATCCGACCCTGTATTGCTATGGGAAAAGATATCAAGCACGACGGCTCTACTATTTTATACCAACTCATTCTAAAGGCTGTAAAAGCATTCAAGGAAGCTAAAAATGACGAGGTAGCATCTTCCGCAAAAGAAATTATTCAAAAACACATCTTTGCATTGTACAAGCAGAAAAACGACGATACAAATAAGAAATCATTCAATTCTATGTGGAATCGTCTGTCTGGTAAGAATGGTCACTTTCGTGCGTCTGTAGAAGCAAAACGCGCAAATCATGGAGGTCGTACAGTTGTAGGCAACGCTCCATATCTACCATTTGGAGGGGTAGAACTTCCTCAGGAAATGGCAAAAATCTCTCAGATTGAATATGTTTTCGCTGGAAATCTAGACTATTGGAATAAGATACTCTATAATGATAAGAGATTGTATAAATTGGCAGAAGACAATTATGATCATCTGAAGAAAATGCCTCGTCAGCCTGTATATCTAACAAAGAAACCGTTTATTTTTTACGATCCTATTGTGCAATATGTTTTACGGGATAATAAAAAGACATCGTTTAAATTTATTGATCGGTTAGAAATTGGAGATATTGTACATCGGAAATTAAGGACAGGCGACGTTGCTATCATCAATCGCCAACCTACGATTCGTAAAGAAAATTTCAACGCCCATCGAATTTTCATCTGCCCAAACCCCGAGAAACGCACACTCGGCATCCCTCTTCCCTGCTGTCAATCATATAATATGGATTAACACGACATTATGGTTACAATAAAAAATATTTGTAAACGTATCATCAAGGTCCATAACAGGTGGCTGCCTTTGCGGTTGAATCGAAAACCGCAAGGGGCAAACAGTGTAATCGATTCAATATAGGTTTCTTTTCGTCGAGGAATCTATATTTATATAACCATCTAGTCGGTATAATAATATTCTCTTTTAAGAGATAAAATCATTACCGGCAAAGTAATTCAATTGCGGGAACGCCCTTAGAGACTGTACTACTACCTAGCGATGGAAACGTCGGTATAGGAACCAGGGTAATGACCTCGGCTAAAGTAAAAACGTACAGTATTGGGAAATCCGCATCAGATACCTCTGGTCCCTCGTTAAGAGTGACCGTGGTGTTTGTTCAACGACTACAGAGATTACTGGTCGGGTAGGTTTGTTCATAATCTATCTGGCTCAAGGTATAGTCTACTCCCACTGGAAACAGTGGGTATATGGTATGTCTACTAGAAAAAACACTCTTGCATACCAGGTTTGATGGAGACGAAGGTAATATTCATGTGCCGCAAGGTCCACGTTGTCAGGCAGAGATGGAAACGCAGATGAATATTGAAACTAAAATAATGACAGATCAGACAAGTACAAATGTTATCAATCTTGTACAGGGTGTGGTATATTGCATCTATTTGCTAACTCGCGATGATTACCAAGTTCCTTGGAATCTCTTTTGTGATTATGCTTTTATCGTTGAATGTTGGGATTGGCAAGATGTATTACAAAGATCAAAAAAGCATTTCTCTTTCCATTGCGAAAAAGATGAAAATGACAATGTAATCTACACGAAAAATACTCCAATTGAAAAACCACAAAAAGAATGGCTAATTCCGGGCAAAGTTGTATTTTCTCTCATGTTACCGCGTGGTTATTCACGAACTCTAGGCAAAGATGGTGTCAAGATTGAAAATGGTATTCTAGTCTCTGGCCAACTTACCAAAAAGACTATGAATCGTATTATTGAAGACCTCTATATCGAATTTAGTCATCAGCACGCTATTGATTATATCAATCATGCAAATTTTCTTGCAAATAAATTAAATACGATCAGAGGTTATACCTTTTCCCTACGAGATTGTCTAAATACTCAGCAAGATAAGATTGATGCTTGTCTCAACGATACTTTCAAAGAGGTTGATTATATCGATACAATTCCAGTATCGCAAAGTGAAAAGGATGTAATGGTACGCGAAGTCCTCGACAAGGCAACTCAAATTGGACAGGTAATCAGCAAAGATGGAATGGTGGGCGGTGAATTAAATGCGATGGCCATTGCTACACGATCCGAGGCAAAAGGTAGCATGGTCAATCTTTCCTACATTTCTTGTTTTCTTGGATTACAAACAGTATTGGGTGATCATTATAAACCCGAAATTTGCGAAGGAACACGAGTTTCACCGTGTTTCAAGTTTGGAGACAAGTCTATTAAAAGCAAGGGCTTTATCATGAGCAATTTCTACAAAGGTCTAGATCCGATTGAATTGTTTTTCCATGCTTGGTCTTCACGAAAAGGATTGATTGATACGGCAGTTACGACGAAAACGTCTGGTTATACTCATCGTCAGTTTGGTAAAAAGATGGAAAATTCGCATATTGACAAATCGTATGTAATTAGAAATTGTGATAATTCAATCATTGATTTCTGTTATGGAGAGTTTGGTTTTGATGCAGCAGAAGTCTATTGGACAGGAGGTATCGCCTTTTTTACAGACATTAAACAAATGGTCCTTCGTATCAATCTAGAATTTGAAGAGATGGTTGGTATTGTTTGTAAAAATATCCCCAAATTCTCGTTTGATAATAATACTATTGAATATATTTCTAGGCAATTATTAATTCCAGGAACGACAGAGCCAGTCTATGCGATGAAACAAAGAATTATGTACATTATTAAAAAGGAATTGATCAACGTACCAATGTATGTAGACAAGTGGTGTATTACCGAATTTATGTCACGGATTCGTGTGCAATTCAATCGATCGCGTGTCGTTCCCGGTAACATGGTCGGTTTCAAGGCCACTTGTGCCATTGGTTCCGTATCTACACAAGACGCTCTAAATGCTTTCCATGCATCTGGTACTTCTTCCAAGGCCACTACTACAGGCCTTCCTCGTCTTGAAGAACTCACCAACCTAACTGCTAATCCAAAAGTCACTGGTGGTTCGTTTTCATTTGATGATCCAGTTCTCAACTTGACAGGTAAAGAAAACGGAAAAACACCTACAGATGATGATATGATTGAATTGAAAAAGTTGAAAATGAAACGTGTAGAAGAATTACGCAAGATTTTCGAGTATAAATCTTTTGGTGATTTTTGTGATTGGGAGATTTTGAAAACGAGTGACGGTTGTGTAACCAACGAGTATGAAGAGATTTTAGATATCCATCCTACGTTTGAAGAACCGGTGTGGTTTGCAACTTGGTTTTCTGTGATGGAAATTGATCCAATTGATTATGACAATGGTTTCATTATACGATGTACTATCAAAAAGGATGTGTTGTATCGCTATAAAATGTCATTGCATGATCTGTGTGCTAAATTGAATCTTAATGATATGATTGCCATTCCATCACCTCCGTCGGTTGGTGAGATTTATATTTTCCCCTTGTATGATGGCGTAGTTGTTCCAAAAGGTATCGATACAGAACAAGATAGCTGGAAATATTACTGGACGAGGGACGTGTTTGTCTCATTGGTATTAGATACATATGTTTGCGGAATCTATAATATTCAAAAAATTTTCTATTCGGCAAGAAATGTTGTTGATTATCAAGGACACAACTTTAAAGAATTGATGAAAGTACCGGGAGTAGTATTCAAGACATTGCACACAGACGTGATTTGGGAAGTCGTAGAATATTTGGGTATTCATGCGGCATATCATTTCCTCTATGAAGAATTGACAAAATGTCTATCTAAACAGTTGAATCCTTCTCATGTTATGCTTTTGGCTAGGACAATGACTAATGAAGGTTTCCTGACCAATGTCACTAGAAATGGTATTAATCGTAAAGTAGGTGTGTTGACAAAGGCCTCTTTCGAGACACCTGTAGACAACTTTGTAACAGCGGCCGTCTGGGGTGAGAATGATGGATCAAATTCCCTGGCAAGCAGTTATTTTCTCGGAGTCCCCGGCAAATACGGCACACGTTTCGACTCGTTTGACCTGTTGGGTTATAATGGCAAGGTTGTGGATGTTTGAAAAAATTAACTCGCTCGACGCTCGTAAGTTGGTGTCTTTCCGGGACAAGCCCGGAAAGATCACAAAAACTGAAATAATTATATAGAAATATAATATGTAAAAAAGATGGATGACGACATTGTAAATTCATACATAGATTACGAAATTGTAAATTCAGACATAGATTACGAATTTGATAAGGCGTGTATAGAGGGTGATATTAATAAAATGACGGAACTGGTTGAACGTGTAAATTCTTATCATAAACATAGAGGATTGTATTATGCATGTGGTCAGGGTCATGTTGAAATTATAAGACTGCTATTACCACATGTGGATCAAGTTGGTATTGAAAGTTTAAATATCGCTTGCCATATGCCATTTAAACCGGTTGATTGTTATGTTGCAATCATAAAATTGCTATTAGAGCATACTAAATTTGATACAACAAATACACTATTTACCACTCGAGATCTACCCGTTCCAGCAGAAATAAGAAATCTACTAGACCAACACATGTTTGCTCTCGACAGTCTAGAATATAATAAAAATATACTGACGTAGGAAAATTGAAATAATTATATAGAAATATAATATTGTAGAAAAATGAATCACTTGCCATTGGATATGACAAGATGGTTATCAGTACAGGAAAAAGAACGTCTGGAATATGCAGAGGCTCTCGTTCGTAGCAGTAAATGCTTACTCGATTGTTCATGTTTTAGCTTGCAACTTGCAACTAAAAATGTGACCGCAGATAACGAGAAACTTTCAAAGGAAGGATTTATACCTAGTAGGTTTGACAACATTGTTACAAAGAACAACGATCAGGAATTTATTCGTGCAACAAAAGACCACGAGAATCGTACGGCTGAATACATCGCAGCGTTGGAACTTGTTACTAAAACATTGTATGAGCTTACTATTCTCATCTACAACCGCCAAAAAGACTCGCATACCGACTATGATTCTCCAAAGGAATAAATATTTCAATGGTAAAAAATGAAAAAAGTTTTTCATATGATACAAATATGAAAATGGAAACCAAAGAGATTAGTGTTGACAAGACGAAATTCTTCAAGGATCTTGATGATGGGAAGATTGTACATGGTTATGGTAGGACACTATGTACGGATATGCGAATTTTGATCACTCAAAACTACGACCAGGCTAAACACTACACAATTGAAACCAGAACATCAGATTATGGCAATGGTGTAAATTATAACTGTATTGCATATAAAAGCTATGACGCGAAAGATTAGTGAAAAATTATGTTGTAATATAATTATTTTTAAAACGTCAGGGAAAAATCCAACCAATTTGTGTGATCATTGACAACTTTAATTTGCAATTGTTGGGTTCCGGTACCATAATAGTAATGAATAATTGGGCGCAAGTCATCTTGATCGTGCGGAGGAGCTGTAGTTGGTACACGTCCACCATTTTCAAGAAATAAACCGCTTGTTCTCATGTTGGCTGCCGCAACAATAGAAACTCGTGTAATACCAGAAGATGCAGTTTTGTGAGGGGTAATTGTTACCTTGTAAACTTGGTCGTAATTTTCAACGTGGGAAACGAAATAAGCAGGCAGTAATGTCGCATATTGTTCACGTTTAATAATCTGGGTGTCAATTGTTGGCGGTAATAGAGTGATTGTCATTTTTTAAAATGATATTTATATTAAAACATTATATTTTTATTAATCCTCGAGAAGCAACGTCGTCGTTGGCATTGCTTCACCAACGTCCCCGGAAGAAACACTACCTTCTACCTGAACGGCCGATTCTCCTTCCCACTGCTCGACGAGTGTGGTAATTGCCCTGAGGATCTTGGAGACTTTGATTGATCCGTCTTTGAGGCGTTCCAGGCATTTGACGAGGGAGCCATTCTTTAGCATCTCAAATACGCGTGGCAACAGGGTCGCGACATCTTTTGTATCACCGCCAGATTTGATAGTTTCAATAAGTTCCCCACCAATATCATTAAAAACTGTAGTCATAAAGACTGCCTCGTTGGATCCTTCTTCAAGGCCAAGTTTCTTAATAAACTCGTTGATATTTTTACGAACATCAAAATAGAACGCACGAATTGTATCGAGGTATTGTGTGAAAACCTGAGCATCATCTGTCTTTTTTAGACAAGTCTTTTCCAATTTGGCCATGTCAATCTCGCCAATTTTGTATACAATCTTACCTTTGAAATCTTTCCATTCTACGATATTTGAAAAGTAAGTAGAAAATGTAGCCTTGATCTCTTTACATTGTAACGGCGTAAGAGTTTCTGGCTTGGCCACAAGACGATACATATTATCAATCGATTTACCTGAAAGCATCTCATTTGCAAACGTCACAAACTCGCGAATCGTTGTCAATTCCTTGTCCATTTTTATCTAGGTTTTTTTCTTATAATATTTTTTGAAATATTTGTAATTTCATCTTCCTACGTCAGTATATTTTTATTATCCTCCTACGTCGGTGCTTCACAAAATCCCACGAGTATATTCTGGACCATCTAGACGATACATATGTTCGGTAAAAAGTTGGGTTATTTTATCGCGTATAGACCAGTGGGCCGATCTCATAGCACAATTGTTGCGGGCAGTAGGGTCAACACGAGGGTCCTCTAATAATAGTCTCACTACTTCTAAATGTCCATGTATACTAGCCCATCGTATAGAGAAATTATCATCTTCAGATGGGTCAACACGAGAATCTGTTAATAAAAGTCGTACTACATTAAGATGACATCGCGAACTTGCTATACAAATCGCCCAATTGTCATCTACAGACGGATCTACTATTTTCATTAACCGTTTTACTTGCTCTATATCACCATTTTTACATGCTTGTATAAATTTATCTATATCATCAGTCATCGCGGATTATTAAATATATAGAAATAATTTCAGTTTTACTACAATACCGTAATGTCGGAAAGGGCTCGTCGGATTCCCTTGTCTGGGTGAGGTTGGCCGGTAAGATGATTATAGTCGAGGTACATATTTGTCATGAAATCTTTGCCATAGACTGTAGAGAGATAACGATCGGGAGATGAAATAGATATAATTTCTAATGGACCAAATGGTAAAGAAGCCAACGAGCTCAATTCTTCAGGTAGAAAATAATCCCTCGGCCAAGCAGCCCGTGATCGATCACTGGCCAATACATATTTTTTAACGCCCTTGTCCAACGTAAGCATATAAATGAATAAATCTGTTTTAATTGTATATCCTTGGATTTTATCTTGATTTCGTAATTCAAATCCATGAATAGAATTCCAAAGTTGGTAACCATCTCTGGCAGCCTCGGCCTTTAGAATAGACGAGATAACTTCTGTATCGTGTTCAAAAACACCGATATCACAGTCATCATCCCACAAGATTATACGTTGCTCTCTTCTGGCACCTAGAAGAGTACCACCATTTGCCCAATATGTAATTTTATGCTTACGGAAAAATTCATGTAGATACTGTATCTGCTTATACAGGGCCTCGTGAACTTCTGAGGGTACACGTCGTATCACATGCATTTTTATATATTTTTACATTATAATATTTCCTGGATCAAGATCATAATAATATTCTACAAGATTGCCGCGACAGATGAGACCTAGTTGGGTAATAACTTCTTGACCTAGTAGGAATTTTATAACATCAATTGGGAAATAGATATAATTAAAGACCAGATTAGACACGTCGTTTTGAAAGGTTAGATTTATTGTTGTATAACAAAGTAAACAAAGTGGTAAATTTATTGTATACGTATGTGTACCTCGTTTAATAGGAAACATGAGACTTGGGCCAGTATAACCAATTCCAACCATTTGATCTGTTTCAGATGTAACTTCAAACGACGTTATTACAGCAGATCTATTTGTAATCTCAAAGGTTGTCGTTGATGATTTTTTAGTAGGTGCAATATATTCTGTATTATTTTCAAAGGATGTGACATGTTGATTGTAAAAAGGAGAATCTAGCCCGTATGTTTCATAATCATGATCGAGGTTTGTTTTCGGTAAAAGTTGTAATATCTCTTCATCTTCTGGATATTGAAAATCTTTTAGATCACCCAATTTATATCTCGTTTGTCCGTTTTCGTTGGTTACAGTAAAATATCGCATGTAGTAATCAATTGGGGCTTCCAAAGCGCTAGCGCTTTGGATAGTCCTAACCGATTCTTGCTTTCCGACGTAGGAGGATAAGCAAGAATCATCCATGTTTTTATTATTCATATCTTTATATAAATTTCTATCATATTACAGATATTTATGAGATTTTCTATAGTATCTATATCCGTTTTACGAGAATGCGTTTACGAAAAGATGTTACACCGATTTGTCTACCAAACTTTTTATTGATTTTGATATAGTCGTCTTTGTCAATAGGAATACGAGCAGGAGAATAATTTGTCATAATATACATATCTGGTGCAAAATCCGTAATCAGGCGAGTATAATCTTTTGCGGGATGTGGTACGTATCGCATGGTATATTGTTCGTCACCGAGATAAAACCCGACAATACCTCGTTCATTAGCATATACAGGCTGTTGTGGTGGAATGCGACCTTGGTCTTCCGTAATAATATGAATATAATAAAAATATTCATATGGTTCATCTGAAAATTCTTTCCAAGGCAGGTTTCCTTCTTCATCTGATAAAATGACAGTATCTTCAATCATTAGGTATGTATTGTTATCCTCGTCGATTGCATATGGATATGGCACGTCACTATTGCCAATTGGTGAAACATATTTTATAATTTCTGCTCGTGCTTTGAAAGAATAGATATACATGCCAATAAAGACATAATCGAGATCTCCAAGATGCAATAGGATGCTATTTCCATCGTAGCGAGTACCAAACCCGGCACTAAATTCAGTCATTTTGATACGAGGGCTTGATCCAATAAAAACCTTGTCTGCTTCAAACCGTTTAATCGGACGCGCCATATTATAGACTGTTTCCTGACCCCATGCCTGGGTACGAAACTGCTTGTATACGGTAACAGATTGATCGTTTACCTCAACCAAAAATGGCCTCGCACCATTATCATGAATAACATATCTTGGCATTTATATATTTATATTATTTTAATATAATCTTTTTTATTCTAGTACATTCTCATTGTAAATAGGGCCATCGAGACGATAGAGGTATTCGGTGATCAATTTAAGTGCTTTTTGTTTAAAGTCGTTATCAGATACAGTATTTTCTAGTAGAGAAAGACCATCCACTTTGAAATCTTCTAATCCTCCATGATCCAATATCAGTTGTATTATTTGTAAAAAATCAGATTTACGATTTTCCTGTCCATTCATTGGATAACAACAATTAAAACATTCTATACTAATATCATGCATAAACGGTAAAAGATGTTTAACAATACTTGTATTACCCCAAAAACAGGCAGAATACAAACCTTGATTAATCCAGGTCACATCAAATGCTGAATTGTTCATGATCAATTTTACACGTTCCAAATACCCTTCTTTACATGCTTCGTAAAATTGTTGTTCCACTGTAAAATTACTCATCACAAAAATATTACTTTTAATATTTACTTTTCAGTTTTAGATAGTATCATAATAGTCTACGGCGAGTTTGTTGGCGTAAATACTCTTTACGGCGAAATCAGAGAGGTATAATGATTCATAGTTCCTGACGCGTGACAGGGCTACGTATGCTTGGGCGGGAGTAAAAATTGACGACCCGAGATCGAGAACGGCACAATCTAGTGTTAATCCTTGTACCCGGTGGATTGTCAAAGCGTATGCTAGGATCAATGGAATTTGCATTCGACGAGCAGTAAATCCCTGACCTTCCAGTTCCCACGTTTGAACGGTGATATCAAGAACAATATCATTCTTGAATAGTACTTTTACCGTATCAATAGTACAATTTATTACGACTCCACGTGATCCATTACAAATACCTGAATCTGTATCGATATTACGCGTACACATTACCTGGGCTCCAATTTTGAGTGTAACAATTTTTGGTGCCATCATATCCAACATTTCATCACATTCTCGTGTTACGAAATCTTGTGCTTTGAAAATGTAGCAAGTTCCTGGCAATTCTTGCAATTTATTATTATTCATCTCAAATACCTCGGCCTTGTAACTTAGCAATATCGTCGGCTCAATCTTGATAGAGGTGGTATCATTGGTGTTTGAATTTGTCGGTTTCTTGGAAGGGGTTAGTTTTGCATAGGCTTCCATACGTTGTTTTAATCTTTCAACATCCTTGTATTTTAGTTGACCAATACGTGCACGATTTAGCATTTTCCAGTACGATAGATCATTGAATCGTTTGGGTTGGTCAAGTTGGATTACTTGTAGTTTTAGGTCTTTCCAGAGAGAGGACGAAAAACAAAATGTACCCTGAACGCACTTTAGTTGGCAAAAATCTCCTGTAAAGATCATTCTTATACCTCCAAAAGGTTCCGGGCATTTACGAATTTGCTGACAGATGTAATCAATAATGTCAAGTAATTCTGCAGAAACCATTGAAATCTCATCAATTACGATGATTTGAAGGGGCATAATCTTATTGAAACCTCCCATCTTACGACAACGAATAAGTAATTGTTCTTTGGTACCGTTTGCAAGTCCAATTGAGAAAAATCGATGAATCGTCTGTCCACCAATATTGACAGCAGCAACCCCAGTAGGCGTAAGCAAGACATATTTTGTATCTACCTTTTTCCACGTCTTTTCAAGAGACTTGACCAACCACGTCTTTCCCGTCCCACCTGGTCCTGTTATAAAAAAATTGTCAATCGAGGTATGTATTTGTTCCTCTATCGGATCTTTTTGAGGTGGTGATGGTATCTTTTCTTCTGGGATGGTCTCTTTTGGAGATGTCTTTTTAACGGTAGTTAAATTTGTAGCCTTGCTTGTCATCTCTCTTATTCTTTTCCACATAAAAGAATATTTTTCAATTTTTATCAGCCTCTAACCAACGTGCTATAATAACTGGATGATACCCCAAGTGTCCAGAGGATGAAAAAACAGCATGTTCATTTTTAAAGTCGTCAGAAATACAAATTGCCTCGACGAGATTTGGATTTACCCACCAATCGTCAGTTGATTTTCCCTCATAGTCGACCCATCGTTGTTTTTTCTTATCCCAAGTATATTCTCCATTTGGATGAATATGTCTAGCATCATTTGTTGTTTTAGCAACAACGATTGCTTGAGAAAATACACCGTGTTCTCTTTTGGCCAATTCATCGAAACGAAAATTGCGACGAAGTAAATATATTTTTTCTGTCATTTTTTAATATTTATATTTTCATATAATTATTTTTCAATTTTTATTAACCGGCGTGATACGAGGCGCAAACGACTTGGCCGGCGCTGTAACCGGGAGCAACGGCTTCTGCGACGAGGGTACAAGTTATATCTTTTGGCTCTGCCCAACTGGATCCCGCATAAAGATCGCGGTTATGTTTAAACTGCCATTCATTGTCTTTATCATTCCAACGAGTATAAATACAACCAGACGGATGAATACGTTTTGCGGCTTCTTCATTCTCTGCGACTACTACCGCATCTGAATACGTATCATATTCGTTGTTTACACGCTGGCTAATCAAATAAAGTTTCAAAGACATTGAGTTAAAACATATTTATATTTTCATATAATTTTTTCAGTTTTCCTTAACCGCCAGGATGATAAGATGAGCAAACGACTTGGCCATGAGAAGAATAGGTTGGTTCAACTGTGTTTGATACGAGGGAACAAGTTATATCTTTGAGAGTTGGCCATTCATTGAAACTAACAATTTCACCTTCGTTATCTAGCCACGTATTATTTTTATCATTCCAGTGTGCTTCTCCACTAGGATGTATACGTACCGCGTCTTTTTGATTTTTCGCTACGACAACAGCCCCAGAATAATATGAACTCCAATCCTCTACATGGACTTCTTTCTGGCAAATCAAATAAAGTTTCAAAGACATTGGGTTAAAACATATTTATATTTTCATATAATTATTTCAGTTTTGTATTTATTTTTGAAAACACAGTTGATTACCTCGCCACCATGAGCCGAGACATTTCTGAGTACCATCTTCTTTCACTTTCCATTCGTTGTCTACAAGGGATACATTTTTATACCAAAATGGAATATAACAATGTTTCAATACGAGATCAATATTAATATCTTGTCTCGTTTCTACAACCTTGTTTTTAATCTTTTCTAATTGTTCTGCAGATAGATCACTATTAATTGTGACATTTTCCCAGTGATGTTCATATGGTTTATTAAGAACATTCACTTTGTGATTTACGACTTTCCACGTATCCCACATCGATACATAACGGCTTGAAAAAATAATAGACTTTCCCTCGCCAAAAAAAATCAAAACAATATCTGCCATTTTTTTCTATATTTATATTTTCATATAATTATTTCATTTTTTGTTATCTTTATCGTGTACCATTTGGAAAGAAATAGTGTCCGATGCGATAGATCATATTGGTGAGGTTGTGAATGTCGTTTGACATGGTATAAAAGTAGACGGGGTCGATGTGGTTTGTCAAATTGGCAAAATCAGGGAGAGAGTGCAGAAGTTCTTCAGCCAAACGAGTATATGTATCCAAAGAACGGTTCAACTGGATCACAAGATCGTGAGCAGCTGGAACCGTTGCGTTTGCATGATTAATAATCTCTTCTACGGTTGGAATCGTATGATTGATATGAAAGGCAATACTGTTGACGAGGGGCCAAGAAATGTTGACATCTTTGATAAATTTGGTATAAACCGGCCAACTTTCGTTGAGTTGGCGAATATAGTCATTGTACAAGGGAATAGACGTATTCACCTGAATGCCAATATCATTATAGACTGGTACCGATTTATTCACATTTGTAATAAACAGATCCATTCGCTCTACGATACGCGTAGCTTCTACAACAATAGCAATAAATAGAGCCAAAATAACCACCATGCAAACTACCATACAACCCAGAGCCATCATTACACGTTTTGTTCGTAGTGTCTCCATCTTCTATATGTGTAGATCTCTTTAAAATATTTTTCAGTTTTTTTGTGACTACATTTCTTCTTGTTTAAAATTATAACCCATGATACACATGCCTTGGGTATTAAATCTATGTTCGGTTATATAATTACGTTCGAGCAACCATTTGATAGGTTTCATTTGCAAATCATTCTTATCACAAAACATTTTATATCTATTGGTAAACAATGCCTTATTAATTCTGCCGTTTTCGGCAACCTCACATTCTTCAGCCAAAAATGTAGCAAAAGAATTTTCGTCGTTGCAATATTGATCCTTTGCAGCCATCATTAAACGCGTTTCAATTAATCCTTCCTCATAAAATAATTTAGCGCCAGCAGCCATATATGAAAACATTTCGCTTCCTGCTGTTGAAACAAGATCCTCGACATATGCAGTATTTTCTCTAGACTTTTCGAACCGCTTTGGAAATACTAAAAGTTTTATTCGATCAACCAACGCTATATCAGTAGAGTCAAACTTTGGTTTGTGATTTGTCATGATCAACAATTTTGTCTTTGGTTGAAACTCCATCATGCCATCATAAAGGGGACGGGCTGCAATTATTTCCCCTCCAATAATTTGCTTAATTTGATCATCGTTTAAACTATCACCATTTTTGGTTTCAGCAAGAATCGCCAACCGCGCATACATTAAATGTATAAGTTCTGGATTAGCACCATTATTTTCCTTAATATTTAACAGAACCTTTCTAGATGCGGTCACAGCATGATAAGATAACACTAATCGCATCAATTTAACTAGTATGCTTTTGCCGTTCATACCAACTCCACACCAGATATACAGTGATCTGTCTCTCATAGAACCAGACAGAAACGAACCACATAATTTATGAATATATCTGCGTTCTTCTTCTCCGTCCCAAAGACTATTTATAAACTTTGTGATTCGTGGATAGCCATGATCACTGGGCGTAAGTGGGATAGACTGCATATAATAATCTGTACGTACGCGATTTCTAATCTCTCCTGTTTTCAAATTGATAATCTTTGCAATACCAAAAGCAATCGTATTGTCATCGACGTTACGAATAAGATTGATAAAATTAGTATCCTGACAGCGTTTCAGAAGCCACATTTCCAAATCAGTACATTTTGCTCTATTATTAATCGATTTAAGAGCGTCTAGGATTATTTTTTTCTTTTGTGAATCTTCCTGAAGTTGTGCATATGGATATAATAGGTTTTCCATAAAGTCTGAAAAATCTGTATATAATGTTGATGATGCAACTTTTTGATTCTTACAGTGTATCCATAATCTATCGCTTTCATTCCACATATAAAATGGATGTTTATCATCGATTGTAACTATATTTGTTTGAGCATGTAGTTCATAATAGATAGCAACATAACCTTTAAATGTATTGTTTACGGACAAATGTTTTTCAATAACATCTATATCTGTTATACCCAGAACATCCATAATAGCACGATATACGTCTTTGTCAGTCATGCCGCGTTTATAAAGACAAGATCGTATCCATTTCATAATCGTACTTTTAGGACCACAACCCCATTGAACTTGTTCATTCCATTCTGATATTACTTTATCTGTAGATTCCTGATCATATTTAGTTTCACCCAAGGAGCACCATTTATGAATATCATCGGGATCCATTCCTATAGATAACAGAGTCCATACTATTTCTATCCATTCTGAGTATAGAATATCATCCCAATCAGTAGGTACCAATAATGAAAATAATTTCTCAATTCGTTCAACAGAATCTGTTTTCAGAATTTTTTTCGGTTTAATTTTATTTTCATTATGTAGAGGAGTGTTGCGTTCCTCTGATTTGATCAGTTTTTCCAACCAATGTGGGATCGGCAGGATGCCTTTGTCTGGTTCTCGAACCCACTCGTACTTGTTGCCTTTAAATTGGCATTCTTCGCCCTTAAATTTACATTTGTGACGTTGTTTACTGTCTTCTTTATTTCCAGTATAACAACCAGGGTATACAGACCCAGGATAAACGGCACATTGTCCATCTGCTAAAATATCAATCAATGTTTTGATGGCGTCGATATAAATATTTTTAGCATACGACATGTTTTTCCATTTAAAATAGTATCTGTATCCTCCACTTCCGCTCTTATCAATAGCAGTCTTTAACTCGCTTGCTTTGATCTTCTCGTGTTTAAAAACGAGTCTTTCCCAGACATCATTTCCGTCTTCTCCGTTACCACCTCGTGGTTTGTCGCAATCTATAATAATTACATCTGAAAGTTGTCCAGTTCGGATAGCAATGTTACCGTCGTGAGATTTTAAATGCGGTAACACTTCTTCGCCTGACATCGTGGACCATTTATTGAGAAATGGTTCTTTGCCTACTACCGGAATCGGAGAAAACCCATGATATTGTGCCTCTAAATACATTCTTCTTGTATATTTGTGATTAGTAGACATTTATAATAGAGGATAAAAAATAAACCTAAAAATTTTCATTATTTGTAATGAATTATTGATTCTTTTGCTTCCTTCTCTCTAAATATGCTTTTTGATTCTCTAAACAGCGTTTTCTAAAATCTATATATTGTTCTAGGTTCATTTTACTAGTCATTTCAGCGTATGTTGGCGTTTTAATGCGGTCTTTGTTATTCCTTTTCCATTCCCGTGCCCTAGCCCGCTTGGCTTCTAATTTTTCTTCTTCAGTATGATATTTTACAGGTCTCCCCGCCATTTATAATAAATAAAAATATATTAAAGAAAATTCGTTCATCGTAGATTTATTTTTTGATACTATTTTCTATTGTTGATATATCTCACTTTTTCAAGAGATCAACTTCTATCCAAAGTGATTATACTTTAAAAGATAAATATAAAAGTGATAAGTATATATTTAATGAAACTAGTAGAAAATTATATAAAGGTGATAAAGGTGATATAAAAAGCAAGTAAAAATAGATATTTTCCTAGAAAAGGTTTTCTCTAAAATAAATCCCTACTATAGAAATTTTTACAAAAAGTGAAAGGTTTTTATCACTTTGTTCTTTAAAGGGTGTCTTTTTAGGGAATTGCCTAAAATTGTATTTTTAATGATTTATCACCTTTATCACCTTGGATCAATTTTATATCGACGTTCCTAATCACCATACTTTTTTTATTCTAAAACACCATATTGTTTTTGTTCATTTCGTAATATTCGGTCAATGTATTTGTTATTTCTTTAAACATTTCTATGATTGCGGGGATGTCTCTATTTGCGGGTGATATCTCGACCTCTTCTTTGTCGCATGAAAAACCAGATGAACTTCTTGCATCTTGACGAATAAACAACGATGGACAGCCACAATGTGGCAACCACAGGGAAACGTGAATACGTGAATTTGCAGTTTCTATCGTTTTCTCATCACGAACAGTTGGCAGAGTTTCATTTTCTGGTTCAGATGGTTTTCCCTCGCGTGTCTCTTTTGCCATCTGTAACCGTTCTGCTAGTGTAGGTTCTGTAGTATTATAGGAACCACTCATATATTTTTTACAAGATTTTTTGTTATGGTATATAAAAAATGTCATTTATGTTTGCAAGTTCAGTGGGTACAACAGGTACAACCGGTGCAACCGGCCCCACAGGTCCAGTTTATCCGCCAATATCACCTATCTATGTCGCATGTGGCGGACCTGGTCAGCCAAAATGTTCACAATACTGGTGGCAAATTGCAACATACATTCTTGGTGCCATACTTGCAGTCGCCATCCTAAGTCTCATCATCTATCTCGTCTCTACCACTGTAAGATCAGGTCGTGATTACACTATGCGCAGTGGTAGTATGTCATCCTTTAAATCTGGAAGACGATCTCATGCTCCCTCGTCTTATAGTGGCAATGCCTGCTCGTCTTGGGTCTAAGTACTATTAGTCGATTGTGCTGTTTTTTAATTCTTTCTGTTTGTCCCTCCATCTTTGTGTTCTCTCTTTTTGTTTCTCTAAAAAGGCTATATATTCAGGCATAGACATCCCTGCAGTTCGTTCACTATAAGTTTTCCTTTTGACGGTATCTTTATTTCTACGAGCCCATTCTCGCTTTCGTTTTCGAGTCCTTTCCAATTTCTCTTCAGGAGTCATCTTATATTTGTAATTTTATTTTAATGAATTATCTATAGAAAAAATTACAGATATTTTTTTCTATTTTTTTGTATATATAATAAGGATGTATATAATAATTTCAAATAGTCTACGGACAAATGAATTATTTACACGCGCACAATTTGCTGGAAGAATAGACGCCAGAAAGAATTTATTGAAAGAAGCACAAGCTTGGCTTTCCACATTCAAGCCAGGTCAAGACTGGGAGATTCTTGTCCATAAAAAGGATATGCCAAAAGATACGAAAATCAGATATTTTGTCAAGCATTCAAACAAAAACGAGGATGTTTTAGTCGTTTATGAAAGAACAGAGACTATTATCCCAGGTTGGTTTTCAAATACCACGGTTTCTACCCTAGTTAAAATAATGATTTTTACCGTCGTCGAAATAAGTAAAGATTTTACGTCTGATGACCGTCAGGAAATACGTTTTGTTAGCGCTCCAGTTGTATCCAAAGAAGAAAATTCAATCACTTTCACCAACCAAAAACTACTCATGGCCGACCTAAAACAAACATTATCCGAACGACGATTGGTGATTGAATAGATTTCTATCTCTAATAAAAAAATTGAAAAATGTTCCAACTATTATTTATTGCAATAAATGAATATGCTTTATACGGTTTACAGTATTATTGAAAAGACCCAAAATGTTTTTGCGACATTTGAACAAGCTGAAAAATTTGTATATAAAACTCAGTTGAACTCATTCACCTATAGTGATGGTACTTGTCAGCTTGCACGAAACGGTAATATTTGGAGTTATGACGATGGTCGAGTTGCCATTTACATTCAAGTTACAAACTTGGGCTTTCCTCCTCCGCTTACCGAACCATCTCGTGGTCCGTATATGAAACACTAAAATTGAAATTCTTTTAAGAAAAAGAAAATGTTGCTATGATGACCGAGGATCTTGATATGGCTATAATGTTGATGCAAGAAAAGATTAAAGAGGCAGGAGATGAGGCTGTTAAATATACTAAACTGCGGTCTCGATTACGAAAAGCACAGGTACAACTCCTCAATGAAAGTCTTGGCATTGATATTGAAAAAACGATAAAAGACTATTTTCAATTTGTGAGATTAACTAGCGTATCTTATTCTAGAGATGATTTCAATATTAGAATTTCCTACATTAGATCCGATACAAATTCATATATGCCTACATGTACTCGATATATTAAACAAGAATACGTCGATAAATGTATTCCATCACCTACCGTCTTGAAAATCTACGATGCTCTCGGCTTCATCCGACCTAAAATTGAATCGACGGTTTTTAACACTAGACCTTCTGAATAAACATAGGAAAAAATGAAATTCTTTTACGAAAAAGAAAATAGTGCTATAATGAACGAGTCACATGAAATGGCTATAATGTTGAGTGGTGAAAAGCTGAAAGAACTTGGTCACGAGATTTACATATTGACCAAGTTGAGAACAGATGTAAGAGCATCTCAGGTAAAAATGTTAAGTGAATCACTTGGCATAGATGTTGAACAAACTATTAGAGACTATGCTGATCTTATTTCAGTATGTAATAAAAATCGACAAGGACAACCATTTATTCTTATTCAACACATAAAAGGATCATCAAGAGAATCGTTCTCATTTCGTAAAATTATTGCAATCGACGACAAAGAACGATGTACACCAACACCCCTCATTTTGAAAATCTACGACGCTCTCGGTTTTGAACGTCCTGAATTTGTAGAATAAAACCAAAAACTGAAAAAGAAATATTATTTTTACAAATGATATAGAAAATGGATATACCGGAATATTACATTGAAGACGTTGATGGTGCGTGGAGTAGTGAAGATGATACAACACCAGAACAGCCCGATTTCGATTCAGGATCCAATTATTTCAACAAACCGGCTATAACAACAGATAAAAAAGAAAAATCCGTCACAACACCACTAGATGTTCATATTCGTATTTACAAACGAAATGGTAAAAAGTATGTAACGACGGTTGAAGGATTGGATCTAGAAGAGGTTATCATTAAGAAATTTATTAGCAAATGTTCGAAAAAGTATAGTTGTGGTGGTAGTTATGACAAAAAGGACAAGATAGTTAAATTCTCTGGCGATTTCCGAAACAACATTTCAGAATTTCTCCTCGAAAACGAAATCGTCGAAAAACAAAATCTTCATATTCATGGATTTTAAAATTGAAAAATTAACGAAAAACCTGAATATATAGCACTCTTAGTTCGATAAAACATGGAACCCTGTCGTTATTGTCGCAAAACCAATCATTCGATCTCGTTTTGCCCTCTTTTACGTTGTAGCGTTTGCGGTATGCAAGGTCATCGTAGTACCAAATGTAAGCTAGAAGCCCTCCGTAAACAAGAATGCAACCGAGACTTTTTCGTTATCGTTCCATTATCACATCGTCAGAAATAACATAACTGACACACCGACGTAGGAGGAACACAAAAATTGAAAAAGAAACCAAAAATTAATATAAAAATATATTAAAAAATGTCAAAAGTGATTGCATATTACGATTGGGTGTTTTTTGGGGATGATGGTGTGCTGGCAACATGGATAGAGAAAACGGGAGCAGATACGGGTTTGCAAGCATTAGATGATTATTTTAGATTGTGTTTACAACTTGTAGGAAAAACCGATCTTACAGACGCTGAACAAACATGCTTTAAAGAAAAGATGTGGAAAAAGGGTTACAAACGCCTTGCAGTTGGCCTACGAGTTGAAACCAACGATACAGTTCCACGTATGATTACCTTTTTGGATAAAAATGGCTTTGTAGATGAAGAAAGTGAACGTTTTCCATATACGGAGATTCATCGCATAACAACAATCCCAGAACAACCAAAGTATAATAAATCAAATATCAAGGTCGGCGACAGGGTTCGTCTCATAAATAAGAAATTTACCGGAAATATTTATACAGTCACCGCCACTCACAAGCATACATTCGACGCCATCAACGGTACCTATAAATTCCCTGATCTAGATTATGGTTCTATCGCCAAGGTACTACCTAAGAAAACATCGCCGGTAAAAAAAACTTTGACATCTGAAAAAATAACAACACCCGAAACCACCACAATGTGCGTAAAAGTCGGAGAATTGAGAAAGGGTGGTTACAAGGCGTTGGATGAGTGGATTGCTGATCCAAAGAATTTATATGTGGGACGCCAAGGTAGAATTTGGATTACAGAAGATAAAGAAAAGCGCATGTTTCACTATAAACAATCTAAATGGGCTAATCCATACAAGGTTGGTAAAAAACCAGGAGAATATGCACTTGAGGAAAGTTTACGATTGTACAAACAACATTTAACCGACTCTGGTCTTGTTGATGATATACAAGAACTACATGGTCTAACACTCGGCTGTTTTTGTATACAGACAAATAAATGCCTCTGTCACGCCCAGATCCTTGCTAAAATGGCCAATAAGGTGTAAAAGGTAAACTTGTATAATTTATATAAAGATATAAATGTCAAGTTGGCAAGATTTGTTAAAGGAAGTAAAATCACATCTGGAAGCAAGTGAGAAAGAGTTGGAAGAGGAATTAACAAAATATCACGCTGCTCTTGCCAAACATACAAGGGCTGTTGATGGACTTGATAATCTAGCGATGAAGATGTATACGGAACTCGCAAAGAAAAACGGAGTACAAGGTACTACCTGTAAACAAAATGCAGTAGATTTTGCCAAGGAACTAGCATACCAAGCAGATGAACAGCACATACCCTTTCCGACTACTACCCTATTTCTCTATCTTGACGAAACGTGATATATTACATCCATCCGTGAATATCTGTGAGATCTTTCAACTTTAGGCCGAAAATATCTGGTTTGAGATGATGGCTCCAATATTTATCATTGTCACGTTCCATTTTTTGAAGATGAACATAATAGTCGCCGTAATCGGGAGCACCTGGATTCTCTTTAAAATGAGCCAGGGCGATTTTCGCGGTAGAAACTAGATCATCGTCGGTTACATTTAATCTAGGATCCGTCTTTCCATGTTCCTCTAACTCTACTTTCATTCCCTCTAGTAACCTTTTTGGATCTATATTTGTACCGAGTTGTTTCGCAATTCTTTTAGCATCTGCCAATGTCACTGACATATTTTATATTTCAAACCACAAAAATATAATTAATTTTCCAATTACAAATTCTTTCCCACCATAAATAAAACTGAAAATATCTATATATAAAAATATATAGAAAATATGAGTAATTTGCAGATAGTGGATAATGTCGATGATAAGAAACCGTATCAATTATACGTCATCGATGGTGGTAACCCTGAAGATATGGCGATGATGCAGGCCCTCTATTCGCGGAGTGCCCAATCGGTAACAACTCATATTGCCAAGGTACAAAAATCAGGATCAGGCAAGTTTATGGAATCTTTTTATGTCGGTTATGGTCATGAGAGTATCGGGGATTGTGGTTCTACGACTATTTTTATTGAAAATGTCTCTATTCTTGCCGCAAAAGCAATTCAGGATTGGCAACTTTATTCCGGTCAAGAAACAAGCACACGGTACATAGACATGTCTAAACAATCTATTACTGATCCGATAAATACACCCGAATCAAAAGAAATCCTCGATAAATGGATGCAATTTTATAATGATTCTCAGGAACCTCTTAAAGAATATCTAAAAGGTAAATATCCACGCGGAACAAATGAATCTGTTTCCGTTTACAACAAAGCGATTGCTGCTCGTGCCTTTGATATCTTACGGGCATTTTTACCCGCCGGTGTAAATACACAACTGGCCTGGCATACAAACCTGCGACAAGCTGCAAACAAACTTGGTCTCCTCGCATACCATCCTGATCCGGTAATCAGAGAAGTAGGAGAATCTATCCTCGCTCTCCTTCAGAAAAAATACCCTCATTCATTTTGTCATAAGAAATACCCAGAAACTGAAACATATAGAAAAAATATAATCGCCAATCATTTTTATTTTACAAATAATATTGGTGCAAATGACTTACATGACGAGGTATGTTGTCAGAGTGATATTGTAGATCTAAAAGAATACCAAGATATTATATCGACAAGACCAGCCAAGACTGAATTACCGTCGTTTCTTGCAGATTTGGGAAATGTTCAGTTTAATTTTCTTCTAGATTATGGTTCATTTCGTGATCTTCAACGGCATCGTAACGGTGTTTGTCGTATGCCATTATTAACTACACAATATGGCTTTCACAACTGGTACCTCGACCAGATGCCACAAGATATGAGGGCAACGGCAAACTCGTTGATACGGGATCAAGTTGTATCTATTAATAATAATTTACACGGAACAGATATACAAAAACAATATTATATTCCACTTGGATTTCGGGTTGCATGCCAGGTGACATATGGTTTGCCAGCGGCTGTATACACAATAGAACTACGATCTGGAAAGACAGTGCATGCTACCTTACGAGAAGTCGCCCTAAAAATGATGCATGCATTGCAGGAAAAACATCCTAATTTGATATTTCACTGCGATACCGATCCCGACGAATGGGACATCCGACGCGGCCTACAAGATATCACCGAGAAAGTACAAAAATGAAATATTTATATTAAATATAAATATAATAAAAATGGATCCACTAGAGTTAGTTGAATTAGAAAAAGGGATTAAAATGGCTGCTGAAACTGATAATCTAACTGTCACTAAACTGTTATTTCCCTTGTGTTGTGACAATTCTATTATAATAGATGAAGCGTTTTTACGAGCGTGTACACGAAATAGTATACGTGTTGTTGAATATTTTATTAATCAAGGTGTAATACCATCACAGAGACATTTTGAAGATGCATGTTGTTATAGCCACAATATTGAACTCGTAAAATTATTAATAAATCACCCGGCAATAGACCCATCGTATACTAGGATATTTGTGCAAAGTAAAATTAGAAATTATGCTGTTAGAAGCGCTTATCTTGGAGGTAATATAGAAATACTAGTATTTCTACTTGCGGATCCTCGCGTTCAAAAAGAGTCGTTACAGGATATCGAATTACAAGGTCATCAACAATGGGCACATATTACACCTATAATGAAAGAAGCAATAGACAACCAAAAGTTTGGTCTAGATGGTGATGTCTATCACCAAGGCCTAGATGTTATAGAGAATATACAAAACTGAAAATATACGATAATTTTATTTGAAATAAAATGTCTGACGATGATAGTATTTCTAGTAGTGAAGCCGAAACAGATGACGAGTCTAGTGAAGAAATAATGACAAACGATGATTTTTGGGGTGCGTGTTATAATGGCGATTTAGAATATGTTAAACGACATATTAATTTGATAGATAGTGATACAAGGAAAGGAGGTTTGTGTTTTGCGTGTGAAAAATGTCATATAAAAATAATAGAATTCTTACTTTTATATGTCAACACACCGACACCATTTTGGGTCTTTAATGATATATCTTACACTTTATGGCGAGACAGGTCATATTCAGAAAAAAGTTTAAAAGTATTGAAAATTTTATTTGATACTGTACGTTTTGATGGAAAAATTGATTTAAACCCAAATTATGACATTTATACTGAAATTACGTTTGCCGATTTACCTATATATTTCAATGTACCATATAATAATTATCAGAAAAAATACTTTCTTTTTAGATGGAACGAGTTAGTCGTAAACCATTTTTTCGGAGTTGACAGTAATTTCTATAATGAGAATAGACAAAACTGAAATAATTATATTTAATAGAAATATAATGAAAATGGATTGGATGGTTGAGCGGGATCTAAATTTGGCATTGAAATATGCGGCATCAAGTAACAATCTTACGTTGGCCAAGTTGTTACTAGAGCCATATAAAACGTTGCAACAAATTGTCGGTATAAGTGGAGATATAACAAATCCCAACAATACCACCCCATTTCAAGACGATATACGATTGGTCAAAGATATAGATTCTGCGATTATCGAGGCCTGTAGATCATTTGGTACTGTTGAAATTGTACGTTTTCTTTTACGATATTCACCTGAAAGACATATGCATCTTATTTCTGCATGTTCTGGTGGTAATTTGGATGTTGTTAAAATGTTGATAAACGAATTTTATATAGATCCTAGTTTAGAGAGCGAATATGGAGGACGCAAGAATGCAGCCCTACGAACAGCTTGTGACTTTGAAAAGATACAAGTAATAAAATATCTCCTTGAAGATCCCGATGTACTAAACGAAGAAATGGACTATCTCGTAAATGGATTTTTACATCCAGACTATGAATCATACAAACTCGTAAAAGACGCTATCGACAAAAAGAATTTCGGTCTCGACAGCAATATTTACAATCTTGGTATATTGTAACTACTCGTATGTAAGATAAAATAGGTTGTCGATAGCTGCTAGTCTGTCTCCGACGATAGAAATAGCTTCAACGATAAAAGCAGGAGTATCTTTAAAACCTATTATCCACTGCATCATCTGTTCTCCAGTAATCCCATTCATTATCTCGAGAATATCATCAATATTTTGAATATTACAGCTGTCGTTATCAGAACCACATTTCCTAAAGATGATGGGATTTACGACATAAAAATACCAAAAGAGGACAATTTCGCCTACTGCGGGATTACTTTTAAAGAGGGACACAAGATTTCTGCTAAAACGTAGACTATAAATACCATCTTCTGTTCCAAGATAGTCTATTCTTTGCCTTGTATCTTTACCTGCCCTCGATAACATCAATTTTATATCATCTACACTAAACATAGAAGTTTGAACGCGTGGATCACTAGGATGTGTATGAAAATTGTAAGGGCTTTCGTCCTGATCAAATATAACATGACACCGACTTCCAATCGTTAAGGGACCGAGTATTCCTTTTATCACCGGCGCTCCTACCTCGACATCCTTATATTCCATGACCGCCTTTTTCATCTGTCGTATCATTTTTTATATATCCAACATATAAAAAAATTGTTTAATTGGTAGACAAAGAAAAAGGATGTTTGGTGGTAGGACTTATTATAATAGGACGAGTCAATTGGAGAATTTGAAAAAGGGAATAGAAGACGTAGTAGCTGATCTCAAGCCAACCGAGGCTATGTTCAATGCCCTATTATCTTCTTACTACTCGTTGAGAAAATACAAGGATACAACTTTTGTATACAAACATGTAGTATCGTTCATCGAAACAACCGAACTAACACTACGATGGAATGAAACCAAGAAGTCTAAATACAATTATACTGTCATTGATAAATGTTCTAGCGAAAAATTGGAAACATTGATAAAACTCGGTAAAAATGGATCTCTTAAAGAATCATTGATACAAAATAAAGATACTGTCGCTGTATTGATCTCCAACATCGACAAAGCCATCGAATATTACAAAATATTATCCCTCGCCGCCGTTAATGAGTAGGATGTTTCTCAAAAAAAATACAAAAAATGAAAATTTTGTTTGGAATACCAAAACAAATAAAGATGGGTGTGCTTTCGCTTGATAGTTATATTCGCAAGACATTCCCTCGGGCAATCAAATACTACAAAAAGGGACAGCGAGTTAGCCAGAAGATGGTCTGCCTGGCACTTGACGCAAATCCCTTTGTATATGCCGCATGTGCCAAGGCGTTTGAGATGGGAGACTACAAAACGATGTTGTCGGTAAATACTCTATCGTATGAAGAAAAAATCAAGTTGTCATTTCAACTCACATGGGAAGAGATTCAAACAGTCGTAGGCATGATTGACACAGAACAAGTTTATATCGCCTTTGACTCTTCAGTTCCTGTTAGCAAGCAGATGGAGCAGCGTCGTCGTCGTTATATCCGAGGACCCACACCAGAAGACGAATTTGATCTAACAAACCTATCTGCCGGAACACAATACATGTATGATCTTTGTTCGTTTATTCAGTTTAAGATTCAAGAAGTAGATGGTTGGGGATGCAAAAAGGTCATTTTCTCGTCTGTCAACTCGGCAGGTGAAGGAGAGGCTAAATGTATCCGTTATCTTCGTACTTTTCCTCCAAAGACACCAGTTGCTATCTACGGACCTGATGCTGATCTCTTTCAGCTAGCGTTGGGATCTGCACAGAATGTGTTTGTCTTTAAGCAAGATTATAGTACCAACGGTACCACCGATCCTCAATATTACACAGTTTGTATGCAGCCGATTCGAAATGAGATTAATAACTGGACGAAAAGTCGTAACATGGCGAGACCGGTCAACTTTGTAGACAGTATAAAAAGCTTTATTTTGCTCTGCAACATACTAGGTAACGATTTTAACCGAAGAATTGAGGCGTTTGAATTATTCATAGAGGGGATCGATAATCTATTGTATTATTACCACAAGCTCCGATTCTCCATCATATCCGACGGTCGTCTTGATCGTAAATGCTTGAGCAATCTCCTACGTCTTCTTGCCGATGACGAACCCATGCTACTTTCGCAAAAAGTCAAATATCCCTACCCACTCTTGGAAAAGTATCTCTCTAGTCGTGACGATGACAAAAAACCTACCCAACAAACTAATCCGTCTCAACAAGGTAGACAAGAGCAACCCAATCGTCAATCTCAACCAACCCAAGTAAACAATCATCGAACCAATTCGAGGTTTGATTTCGAGGGGTTTAGAAAAGAGTATTATAAAGAATGGGTAGGAATTGAATCTGAACAAGACATACAGTCTATGTGCTGCAATTATTTAGATACTATTTGGTGGACGTTTCAATATTACACTTCTTTCAAGGGAGTGCCTAATTGGACGCACTATTACAAATATCACTATCCGCCGTTTTGTATCGATCTGTACAAGTGCTCTCTTACTTGGCAAATACCTAAATGGGAAGAAACTCATCCTCGTCGACCATTTGAACAACTTGTATCTGTCTTGCCTCCCAATCGCAAAGGACTACTACCCAAAGAACATCGCCACTTTTTCAAAGACGAATCCCTATCACATCTGTTTCCAGATCTTAAGGATATTGTTAAAAATGTGCAAGGTAGAAATGAAAAGTTTGAAACCATTTATGAAATTCCGTTTTTCGATGCAACTATTACCATCGAAGATAATAACAAAATTAATCGCCTAACAATCGACCGTGTGTTTATCCCTTCTACAGAAACTTTCAAACTCGTTACCAAATGGGGCAAATGCAAAACACATCTTGAAGGATAACTAAAAATATAGCACCACTTATAAAAATGACTCGCGGCGCTGAAGCGCCTCTCGTAAGTTGGCGTATAATATATCCGCACCGACGAAGGATGTACGGATATTACCGACGTAGGAGGACCATCACAAAAATGAAATACCAACCAAATAGATATTTAGAGAAATGTCTGAACAGCGATATAGTAGGTTTGTGCATCTATGTAGTACTGGTAGTTTGAAACAGATGCGAGAAGAGGCGTTATTAATAAAAGATCAAGAAGAAATAACAACAGGTCTATATTGGGCGTGTTATAATGGGTCACCCAAGAAAGTAGAATTTATAATGTCATTGTTAACCGACAATAATAATATTACATTGAAACATTTACGAACCGCATGTGTCCCCTATTATGATCGTAATCTAGACAGTCATCTAAAAACGGTAGAAATTTTGTTGGCTAATTTCTCATTCAATATACCAAATCTCGACAAGTTTATAACCGATATTACAATACCCTGTAACGAACCATATGAATATGCAACATATTTAGCAACATTAAAAATCCTACTAACAGAACACTACTATCGCATCGACGGTCCTGGTTATAACCAAAATATTATAGAATAAAAATATATTACAATATATTTTATTTATACAACTCGTAAAACGTTGACGAGGTCTTGAGGGAGATATTGATCGATTTGGTCGATGGGAATCCAAAGAAGATATTCCATTTCTTCAGAGATGGAATAATTTCTACCTTGAAAGTAGTTGTCGCGCCAAGTAGGTTCGATAGAAATAAATTGCTCACAATAATAGACATAATATATTGATCGATAAATTTTATCATCTGTCCCCTTGAATGTTACCGTATAAGTAGGATAATACGCTTTTTTAATCTTTGAAATAGGTATTCGTGTTTCTTCAACAAATTCCCGTAAGGCAGCCGTTTCTGGCTGCTCGCAAGTCTTTTTCTTGCCTTTTGGTAAAGTATACATGTATGTTGTCTTTTGTTCATAATTATCTAAACCGCGCTGGACAAATGGTTTAATTTTGATCCAACGGTCCAACAACTCTCGGTAATCACGATGACTAGAAAAACTATCTTGATATATCGCATCGAAATTGTCAGATCGTAGTTTATCTATCTCAAATGCCGTACAATATGAAATATAACTCTCGATTTTAGATAATGGACAGCGACTATTGAAAATATCTAGATATTCCAAAGAATCCATCCTTTTACCAATCAGAAAATACTTTTTATCCTGGTGAATAGTATACAAAATTATACCATAACTCGTTATCATCCCCTTCTATATATAGAAAAATTATTATATCGGTTTTTAAAAAATATACAAAAATAAAAATATACAAAAATAAAAAATACAAAAATATTTTTATATAGATTTTTTTAGAAATAATTAAAATTTGTAGAATAAAAATGATTGTTGAAATAATTGTTGCAGTTGTCGTAATTATTGTGATTGTAATGTTTATTGTTGGTATGATGCCAAAAGCAACACCTCAGAATGGATCCTCCTACGTCGGTGCTGTGAACAGTAACGGTAATTTAATAGCCGGCAATCCTGGTGGCAAGGTTGTAGTTGTTACAAAGACTAAGCCTTCGTATTATGACACCAAAGTCACCACAACCCCTGGCAGTTGGTACCCAGTTACAGACAGTTCTATTTTTCCTTTCTATGATTCCAATCCAATGACGGCTTATATAATGCCCTCTATGAACCCTGGCAAGACAGTTGACTACAACTCACTCATGGCTATGGACGAAAACCAATGGGCGCCCCAAATGATTGAATACGCACGTAATCATTGAATATACTTTAATTTCTTATAAACATAAGAAAATGTTACGTCAATATGTTTTTATTATATTCTGGGCCATCTAGACGGAATTGATGTTCGGTAAGGATTTGAAGTATTTCTGTATGTCCGTTATTGCCAGACCGTCTTATAGCTTCATTATCGTAAGCTGTTATATCAACACGACGATCCTCTAGTAATAGTCTTACTACTTCTAAGTGTCCTTTTTCACTAGCACCTCGTATACATATATTTGTCAGAGCAGATGGATCTACACGAGAATCTTCTAGTAAAAGTCGTACTATGTTTGCATGTCCATTATAACTAGCAATAAATATAGCAAAATTATTATCAACAGATGGATCTACCGACGTTGGAGATGATAATAGTTTCGTTACCATTTCAATATCGCCGTATCTACAGGCATTATGAAATTCTTCTTTCATTTCTTTCTTTTAAAAATATACATATATTTACAAATATACCCAACATTCTCTAGAGGTTTTATTGGGGAAAGATGATTCATCGCAACGAGATACAACATTGTGGTAGATGGATAAAGTCGTATTAAAATATTCGATTTCTGTGTAATTTGTGCATGTACCATGTTTGCAATATTCATGTTGGAGAAAATCAGATAGATTTCCGGGAGTGAACCAAAATCTCTTTATTTCTGGCAGGATTGGTGCTAATAAAGAAATATTAAAATTACAAGTCTTGCAATCACTAGGATACCCACACGACTCACATTCCGCACACCTCTCCACCCAAAGACCATGCACCTTCCACACTTGTTGAAAACTAGTATTATATTGTGACAACATATCTAATCTCCACAATGTCGGTGTACAGTAAGATGGTGTATATGACGTAGGACAATCTCTATTATCTACAGATGGTAGAAAAACGGCAGAAGGGAATAATAGAAATAATAAAAACAGTTTTTTGGGACTTTTACGAGTAAAGCGAGTAAACAGTCCTAACCGATTCGAGCGTTCAGCGAGAATCATTTTTTATTTATATATTTTTATTTATACAAGTAGATGATGGTATATTCACCAGAGGGTCCGGAACCACCTCTATTACCGCCTGCAGATTCATGTCGAGAGAAAAATGCCCAATTATTTAGAAAGATCATAATGACCTATATTTGCAACAATAAGAATATAATTCGTAATGATCTGTTAACATTAAAACATTCATATGTTGTTATTAGCGATTTCAACAAGTGGTGGGAAATCAATAGATTATTTGGTCTATCTTTAACACATAAAGACAAGATATTAGTTTTATCCCGCTGTCTATCTGAAATATCATATCTTGTACAAGTCAATCTAACATCTGTCCTACCCGACGAATACAATGATAACCGAATCTTTCTTTATATGTAAAGTTGGTGATCTTCCGTCTTCCATCTTCCTACGTCGACGAAACACCGACGTAGGAGGAGCACAAAAATAACTAATTCATATGTTGTATATGAATATTTTTATTATTATTTCAGATCGTTCAGACACCTTGACAGCAATGAGGTGGTGCTGATTGTGATAGTGTTGATTCTTCGTCATCCTCTTCACTTGGAAGGTGGACGCGAATCGTATCTGAATGGGCAGACAATTTGTTTACCATTTCTGTTTTGGTACTACGTGGAATGCCAAGACGATCACAAATGGATTCCAACATATGTTCCGACATGTTGTTCAAATCTTCCTTTGTTAGGTTCGATAGATTTACATATGAATAAAACACATCGTCCTTGTCTACCCAAATCTTTTCCTCGTATGGAATGTCAATTTCTGCACCATCTCCCTTTTCGATGATAGAATCGATAGCTGGAATAACTCCTGCATGGAAAACGATACTAATTCGGCTTCCAATACGGAGATCCTTGATCATATTCATTGGAATACATACTTTCTTGATCGTGTTACCGTTTACAGAAATAGGAGTAATCACAGCAATTGGATTACAATATCGATTTCTCTGAACCCAATCAACTCGAAGCAATGTCGTCTCGTTGAGGTGGGCTTCCTCACTATCATCACTGTCAGATTCGTCGGTATATGATGTGGTTGATGCTACATTAGCATCCGGAATTGCTGCACGTTGAAGAGGGGTATCGAGACCCTTGCTAATCTGTTTAACAGCGTTCCATTCGGCGAGGGTAAAGGCGGCGTCGTGTACAACGGTGTTGTGAAGACAGACACAAAACAGAGCAAGTAGCAGTCCAAGAAAACCAAAACGATCAATCATCCCAACAAACGTACTACCATGGAAAAACGAAAAGCAAATTGTCATCGCTAGAAATACAATGTTTTTGTGCGCGCAATTCTCCTTGCAGAAAAACCAGTCGGTTCCACAGACGATTGCCGTTCCAAACAAAGCCAGGAAAGAAAACATGGCACATGGGTAAAGATAATACGGCAAAATGAAAATACTGTACCAACGCGCTCCTTCTGCAACATGCGTGACAACATCTTCAAGATGAAAATGAACAGTCATAAAACTCTTGCGCTTATTCAGCAACGCAAAACCAACACTAAGAACCGTATCCATCATCAGAAAACCAGCAAAATACATAACAACTTCAGTCATTCTATTATCGTTTTGTTTTTCGAAACAAATTTTCAGTTTTTTGTGATGTGATATCGAGCACCGCGAGATATCACACACCAACTTACGAGAGGCGCAAAGCGCCGCGAGTCAGTTTTTTGTGTTCCTCCATCTTCCTACGTCAGTACGTCGATGTGATATCGAGCACCGCGAGATATCACACACCAACTTACGAGAGGCGCCACCGACGTAGGAGGATTAGCCGCGAGTCAGTTTTTTGAGACTTTAATGTAGGTATGATCATCTTTATTTCTACGACCCGAGGACAAATGTGCCGTCGATGTGGGCGTAGATATGTGTGGCCGAGTTTAGTAGAAATCCGGGTATGTTGTACATGTGTTGGGTAACGATGATCCATTTTGGGGGATTGTCAAACGGAAGGCGTTCATCAAAAATAAGAAAGCCTGGAATCTCCATTTCCACAGCAATTTTACGCGCAAATGACGTCTTACCCGCTCTTGGTCCGCCAACTATCACCACACGTTTATGATCAGACAAATCAGGTATTGAGTTTTCCAGATTATGACCCATTTTCTTGTATTGGATAATACAAGATATTTTCAATTTTGTGTATGTCTTCATCCTTTAATTATGAAATCCATGAGCGTTGTTACAGTTTGGGTTCGTGCAATAAACGAAATCAGAAAACATCTTTACACCAACAACTTGAAAACCACATTTGGGACACGTGTTTTTAATTTCGGCATCTAGTTTGCGAATTTCATCTAATTCCTTTACGATATTTTGCATGTTGATAATGTTTGTATTGTCCTCGATAGTATATTTTGGTTGAATAAGTTCTAGACCGTCGTTATTAAAGATTGTTTGAATGATGTGAATAAAGGGCTTGTTGATTTGGTCACCGGTTTTGCTGCTGAGAAGGCATGGTTCGCAACCCGTCTCGGCACAAAAGACAGACAGGTCTCGAATTAGGCCACGAAGTTGTCGAGGCATATCGTTCATCGTTCCACAAATTGCCACAGGAACAGACGATGGATATGAGTCGAGAATCTCATCGACACGATTCTTGGCAAATTCGTACGACGAGACATTGTTCACGACAAATAGTACGATAAACGCATCAATTGGATATTTTTCTTCATCGACATCTGGAATGTATTCAGATTCGATCATGCGAGCGTCAACTTGATGACGTTGGCCATTGTTTGTATCAACGATATCCAAGACAACATGGGGAGTATGCTGAAACTCATCGGAACAATATTGTCCATCCACATGACGACGCACAAACGACGTCTTTCCACAACCTGGCGTTCCGATAATACCAACATTGATCTTTGTCTTCATTTGATATGGTTACTTTTTCTCTAATATTTTTTCAATTTTTTATTTCAAATAAATCCAGAAGTCCAAAGACGCACTAATTAGTCACTTGGGCCGTCGTCGTTGAGACACATATCGCTTTTTTCCAGGTTTTGTAAAATAATATTGTCCTCCACATTTACCAACAAAAAGTTTTCTTTTATTGTTGTTATCATCATTTATTTCACTTTCGGCACTAACCATTTCTGAATCATCGCCTATAGATTCATCGTCAGGATAGTCAGCGAAATTGTCTTCAAAGTCACTAGGTTCTTCAATTTTATGTGTTTTCAAATGCTTATCCAAATTTTTTTGTGATACATAAACTTTATTACAATCTTGACAACAAAATATATTTTCTGTATTTTGTAAACAGTCTTTACACACAAAGTGAAGCGCAAATATTTTATTTTCTGTATCAAATTCATCACTATTTTTACGTTGACAACATCTTTCGCATTTTTTTGTCCCTGCAGTTTCCCCATCGCGGTGACATGTACCACACCATGAGTTTCTATATAAAATACTACTAATTAGGCAAGACCAAATATGCCCATTTTTACACATCAATTTTATTGTATCACTAACTTTCAAAAAAGAACATTTTAAAATTTGACCTCCTTTATTCTTGACAATTTGTATTACTTTTTCTTTAAACGTCGGTTCGCGTTCTCTTAAATCAGTATAATCAAAATCATCATAGTGATTTTTCAATGGTAAATTTAATTTTTCGGCTTCCAAATATATAAATTCACATATTTTTGATATATGTATCGTATATGGTATAACAAGTAAATTAAAATTGTTTTCATTGCATAATCTAACTTTTGTTGCATCATCTATTTTTCTCTTTTCAAAATTCTCCACTATCCTGTGAAAATAGGGTACATAATTATAATGTTGTTCCCCATTATATTCACAACCAAAATTTAATTCAGCATTTGCTACATCAATTTCCATTTTATTACCAGCATTATTTTTTAACCATTTTGGCCTTATTTTCTTGAATGGTAAATCAAATAAGAATTTGCATGCATGTAATGTCACCATTTCAGATGTGTTTATATTACATTCAGTACACAAAACGCCTTTTTGTACACTGTTTAATGAAATTTCACATTTATGACCATTATGACATTCGACTAATATCTTACTTGTACTAATTATATAATCATCAATAGTACCCAAACATCTTCCTTTTTTCTTTTTTACGAGATTTTTAAACATTTCAAAATATTTTTCTCGTCTTTCTTGGTTACAAGCCTCTTTTTCTACACAATCTTTACACTTTGAATTTTTCCCAAACATTCCAAAATGTTTATGTTCTTTTTCAATATGACATTCTGTACATATTTTTGATGTTGCCATTTTATATTATTTTTTCTTTAAACTATTTTTACGATGACAATATAAACAAAGATATGCCGTTTGTCAGTTCGAAACAAAGAAAATTATGTTTCGCTAAAATGTCTAGCGATAAGAAAGCCGGTCGTAAAATAACGTGGGACTGTCATAAATTTGCAAATGAAGTAAAAGTTGGTGGTCGTACTCGTAAAATATACAAGGGACCCAGAGGAGGTAAATACTATATCCTCAACGGCGTCAAGAAATATATAAAGACGTATTAGAAATAATTAATCATAATGGTTTATGATTTTTTGGGTGTTTTGTTTTCTATTTTATCCCTTACTCCATCTCGGCAAGTGTGTTGCGAATGAGTGCGACGAGAGCCTTTGTCGCGCGGTCGCTAACTTGGCGAGGGACGGCGATACGAGCCGAGTTGTCGTACGCTAGCGTCTCATCGCCAGCGTCAACCGGCTTCATAGTACCCACATGTAGGTACTGATCCTCTCGCAACTTACTAATTCCCTTTTTCATCTTTTTGTAATCATAGTCGACCTCATCATCGTCGCCCTCATCCGCATCGTCATCTCCCTCGACCGATTCATCGTCTTTGTTTTCGCCGGCGTCGGCCACGTCATCGTCTTTGTTTTCGCCGGCGTCGGCCACGTCATCGTCTTTGTTTTCGCCGGCGTCGGCCACGTCCGCATCATCGTCTACCACCTCAGCCTCGCTCTCCTCTGGTTCAACGATCTTTGGCTTACGACCGCGCTTGGCGGGTGCTTTCTTATCCGACAACTCTTGTGCTGGCTTTCCAATCTTGCGACCCTTTTTTGGCGGTGCCACCTCTTCTGTCTCTTCCTCGTCATCGTCGTCCACAACAGCCGCTGTCTTTTTACCCTTTCCACTCTTTGCCACAGCCTTTCCTTTCGCCTTACCACCCTTTTTAGCCGTCACCGGCATCTCACCGGGAGTGCGCTCGATGTTTTGCCATTCGTCCAAACCATCGAGAAACGCTACGAGGGAAAAGAACTTGTCTTTCTCTTTGATCGGCGCACACAGGTTATAATCTGGCGAGCAAACCATCTTCTCTTCATTGAATTGGACCTTGCGCGACGAAAAAGCCATCACCATATGATCCTCTGGACACGAGATGACATGCTCGAGCAATTTCGACACTTTCTTTGTCGTCCAATCATCTGGGATACAAGCCTTGTACTTTTTCGGCTTTGGATCACCCACACGACCAGCCTTCTTCGCCAAAAACTCGATGATTGCCTTGCCCTTGCCAGCCTTTTCCGGACCAAAGATACGCGCCTTTTCGTTTCGAACAAACTTGTCTTGTTGTTTTGTCGGCTTCATAATCTTGAAGCCTTTGGTTTGTGGATCAATTGCGTCGATATGTAAATAGTGACCCTTTTCTACGCCTCGCTGAAGTTGACGCAAAATATCAAGACAACGCTTCATGCTGATTCCCTCGGGCATCTCGTCGCGATCAATCTTGATCGGCGGATATTGCTCGTCATCATCGTCTTCATCCGTGTACTTGTTCAGATCCAAATTGATGAGATCGAGGATCTCCTTTTTCGTCATGTTTTTCTTAAGCTCCTTGGTACTAAGAATAGTAGCCACCAAGTCCACAAGTTTGCGAGCAAAGACGCCGTTCATTGATTCAAATTGTTCCTGCATTTATAAGATTGTTGTTGTAGTTGTCTTGATTTTGAAACAAAAAATCAATTTTTTGTAAAAATGCGATGTTTGTCGGGACGCTGGTTTTATTTCAAAGGGTCCTAAATGAAAAAATCCCCGTTATCAGAAATGCTGATAACAGGGATGTTTGTTGTTTTTTTTCATGTTTTTAGAGCTTTTAGTCTTGCGGTAGAAATGCGATACGCTCCCTCAATTGCGATACACGCAACTTCCAGTCGTTACGTAACTTGAGGTACTCGAGGTTAAGATTCAAGTCTACGTCGGCATCTTGGTATCTTATTTGTTTGATCTCCACCTGCTTGATCAACTCCTCATACTTTTCCACCTCTATCTTTGCCTCGTATAAGAGTTCATACAACTCGTTTTGATCGACGGTACTGTTTGTGTTCATTTGTTTATATAATCGTAATGGTTTACGATTTTTTCGTTGTTTTTTCAATTTTTTTGGGATTTTTACGAACGACAACAGAGGCACGACAGTATACCAACTTATAAAAGATCTACTCTTCATCGTCGCTCTCGCGGTCTTCCAGGGCGTTGTTGTATGCACGTAGCAAGCCAGTTCCAAAGGCTGCATAATCCTTGTTCTCGAATGCAAAGACTTTGTCGCAAGTATAATGATCTAACAACAAACCCAATGTATCGTAGCCCAAAATATATGGCTTGATATTTTCATCTTTCTTTATAGTTTTAATCACCTTGCATGCGAGTTTGTACGTATCAACAAAATCAGTATTGAAAATCTGCCACTCTTGAATCTCATCCTGAACATAACTCTCCAAACGTTGTTGCTTCAAAGTTGACATTTGTTTATATAATCGTAATGGTTTACGATTTTTTCGTTTAAAATTCAGTTTTTATAAAACACATGCATCTAACTACAACATTTTTCGATGATAGAAAAGATGGGTGGGACGCCGAGAGATTCGGCGACGGTAAACAGTTGCATCATCTCGTCTTTTGTGACATGAATGCCACGTTTTGATGTACGACGTGCCTTTTTCGTTGTTGTTTCTGGGGGAAAGTCGAAACCGAGATACGTTTCACAACCTCCATAGGTAAAGACGATTTTGGTATTCTTTTTGTAATACAACGTACTACAATTTACATATTCACTAACATCATCCTCGTCGATAAAAGAAATTTCGTAAACTGGATGATATTCGTCGAGTTGATCAACCCATTCATCCTTGAGAGTGACAAGCAACTCGTTTTCTTTACCATCTCGTACATCATCACTAGGTTCCCATTTGTCGGCAACCGCAACCATCTCGGCACGATCGGTAAACGATGTGCCGCCAAAAGTAACCTGTTTCGCAAACGCACCAACCCACTCGGCCAACGAACATCCATGCTTTCCAATAACAATACCACAAGTTGACATTTTTTTTAGTAATCGTAATGGTTTACGATTTTTGAGATGAAAATTCAATTTTATTATCTGAGAGATGCCTTTCTTAACTACAATTTGTTGCACAAAAGGCGAGACAGTCTTTGTGGATGTTGTTGCAACGCTCCCAGTCATCATTACAACAACCACGATCTTCATAGCCAAGAATGCTACAAATGTCCCTGAGTTTCATACAATGATGCATAGAAAATATATAATCTCTGAGATCAGTATAAAACAAATATAGTACATTGTACTTGCATTTGAATACTGCGCTATTTTCTGCGACTGGAACCATAACACGAAATTCCATTTCCTTTGGAACACCCATCTCATCATCAGACATTTGATCGACAAGTTTCTCAAACGGGTATGTCTTTTCGTTGAAATAGACCCTCATGATCTCGATATCTTCTATACCCTCGTCATATTCGACATCGATCGTACACTCTTTTGCTTTCACGAGGTTCTGGCGATATTTGCTGATCATCTTTTCCAAGATTTTTGACAATCGTCGGCCCATTCTTCGCGGACCAACCTCTTTTTTCACAATCTTGGGACAATACTTGTTATAAATCTCTTTCGCAAGTCTCTTGGCAAGTTCATGGTCAGTCTCCTTTGGAAGAGGCGTTTGTTGAGCAAGTTGAAACAATGTAGCAATATCAGTAGTCATTTTTTAGTAATCGTAATGGTTTACGATTTTTTCGTTGTTTTTTCAGTTTTTTTGTTGATAAAGAGAATATTTCACGTAAACGTTGAATCGTCTATCATTCCTCCTACGTCGGTATTGGTGGCAAAGAGAAAGATGGTTGTGAGGGCCATGGCAAGATATACAACGCCTTCATAATCTGGTGCAAGCGCTTTAGCCACCATTCCAGCCGAGACAATAAGACCTCCCCAAAGAAACCCAATACACAAGCAAACAAAAATAGCGAAAACTGGAGTCATGCAAACATATTATATTTTCTCTATTTATTTTTCAGTTTTTGTTATTGTTTATAACAAAGTTTTTTATATCATTCTTTACAATGTTGTAATCAGATTATCAAGAATAGTTGTGATTTTGTTGGCGTCGGAAACAGACAGAAACTTGCGTTGGACAAAAATACTCATTGCGTCGTTGCGTTCACCAGAATACAGGTCAGCGAAATTGAGAGATTCGAGACCGACATGGCTATCTGGCGTGTCATTAAACGCCTTGATTAACTTGCGGATAGTTTCAAGCATCACGACTGAAGCAGTTTCACCTTCTTTGACAAACGCGCGGAGAAGAAAGTCGCTAACATCAACATCTGGAATTGAATGACCGTTGATCTCTGCCTGCTTGCAAGTGAAACCAGCAATGCAAATTTCTTGTTTTACACAGTTGGCCAAGATACCAGACAGATCTGCAAACGTCTCTAGACGAAATGCTAACTTGACCTGAATCGTCTTGGCTATCTTTGGAGGTGGTACTTCTTTCTTTTTGGGAGCAACAACCTCTTTCTTTGGAGATGGCGGAGTTGCCTCTTTCTTTGGAGATGGCGGAGTTGCCTCTTTCTTTGGAGATGAATGACGTGCCACATTGACTACCTTTCCACGAGCAGTTTTTCCTCGTGCTGTCCTTTTCTTTTGAGTAATTTGTAGAGGTTGTTCATTTTTCTTTGGTGATTCCTCTTCCTCGTTTTTCTTGGGTGTTCCGTCACTCTCGTATAGAGACTGATACGACAGAAATGGATACTTGTGTGGCATTCTGTGTTTTGTGTTTTCCTGATCGAGAACGACAACATGATGGGCTTGCACCTCGATAACATTGTAAATGATTGGCGTTCCGTCGTTCTCGTACATAACGAGTTTCTGACCAACATTGTAATCTGCTTTTTTGGAGAATGTATTGTTTTTGTGAAATTCGAGACGTGCGATGAGGTCGGCTTTCTTGCCAGTTTTGGCAAGTCCAAGTTCGCCCAACATCGCCTTGAGTTCGACAACCGTTTTAGAATTGAATGACATGTTTTGTTTAGAGAATCGTAATGGTTTACGATTTTTGGATTAAAAATTCAATTTTTTTGTGATGGACATCCTCAGAAAACTTTGTTCAACGTAACTTTTTTGATGCGAAAGTAGTTGTAATTTTTGTAATTTCCTTCTGCGTTGATTTCTCTATAGTATACTTTAATGTTCACAGTATCGCCATTTTGCAATTCCTCAATGTTTGAAATTGGCAACGTCAAGCTTTGTACAGTGTTTTTAGTTTGGTCTTCATAATCCGCTGAATACTTTATTACATATTTTTTGTCAGATAGTCGTCTTTTAGTCGTCTTTTTCATTTCTTTTACCAGCATACCCACATTATCAAACACACCAAACTCCATCTCACCAAAATCCTTGTCATCAATGAATACATTGTATACTTGCATTGTTTTAGAGAATCGTAATGGTTTACGATTTTTCATGTTTTATTTCAATTTTTGTGATGTGATATATGCGCATCTCCTTCGTCGGTGCGCATATATTATACACCAACTTACGAGCTTTGCTCCGCGAGTCAATTTTTGTTTCTTTTTAGACCATCATCATTCGTCGTGCTTCTGTTTCGAGGGCTTTTTTGGCGGCGATTTGACAACGACGAGTAAACCTTTCCTGGTCACTTTCGTCCATTTCAAGCGCCCACGAGACCATTTTCTTTGTTGTTGGTGGCAATCCAAGTGATGATTTCGGCAAAGGCTCTTCGCGAAAAGAGATAGTTGGCTGTTCCTTTTCAACATACGTCTCGAAAAATGCATCTGATGGTCCATTTGTTCTTTCAGGTTCGAATGAAGAACCATAAAACTCTTCTTCTTCATTTTCGTAAGACGGGATATCTTCTTCAACAGGTGGCGTATCGTCGTCGACGCACCAAGGTGCTTCATCATCTTCACCTCCGATGGTACTGCCGGCCAAACCAGGTGGCGGTTGCAGAGCCTCGAAAAACCCTTTGTGATTGTTATTTGATCGAAGCAACGCGACAAACGAAGCAAAATCGGGGATGTTTTTGCATGCTGATCGTCCTGTCTTGGCCTTGAATTCTTCAAACGTCATCACATACTTGCCGACTACGTTTGGCGTCCCACCATACCGATCAACCCACTCGATGGCATTGTCGACGGTGTCACGATAACAGGGTGTCATCGTTTCGTGTTTGTTGGCAAGACTGTCTCGTTCCTCTTCTGTCATGCGTGCAAACGGAGAATCGAGTTCCATGCCAAACATATCTAGGACGTTGTAAAAGTAGTCATCAGCTTGTGGTTCTACAATGCCCATGTTTGTCTTGTATGCAACAACCATGATATCGCCAACCGCCCAATTTTGCTTCTTGTCGTTGATTTGCGGGAGATGAGAATTGACACTTGCGAGTAAATTGTTTTCCATTTTTTGTATAATTGTAATAGTTTACAATTTTTTAGTTGGTTTTTCAGTTTTTTTGTGATGTGATATATCCGTTTCGACGAAGGAGGAACGGATATATTATACACCAACTTACGAGAGGCGCTTAGCGCCGCGAGTCAATTTTTTCATCACATATAGTTGATGAATAATAGTATGTATTGTTCATCAAAGGCCTGATCACATTTTTCGTCTTCTAATGCCAACATTTCTATCCTTTTTGCCACTCGTTTTCTAAATAAATCTGACATATTCTGATAAGTATTTTGTATATCTGACAAACATTCTTGCGATTTTGTTGTTCTAAAACCTGTGAGCGTAAGCGAGTAAGTTCTAAAAACCGATAATCCGGGACTATCAATTGCGAAACATATCCAATAATCTGTATGACTCTGATAGTCATAGTAATTATCGCAATAAAAACCGTATTTGTTTAATTGCATAATCACATGAGATTTATTGTAATCACGAAAGTATTGTCTGGCTAAAACATCTTGAGTATTGCGGTTTTTTCGCATCATTTCTTGTATTGCTAAAACACCCAATGCTCTTTCACTTTTCGATGAAGTTTTTAGTGGTAAATGAATAGGCCCGAATTCTATATTAGATTTGAAACGAATTATAAAAGAGATCATTATTAATTGTAATGGTTTACAATTTTTTAGTTGATTTTTCAATTTTGTGGTTTTATAACCTTAACAAACGACGACGTCGACTTGTTCGAGGCATTCTTCCCAGTCGAGGATAATTTTGTCAAATGCTTGTGCGACGTTTGTAGTGCTGGCAACACATTCTCCGACACATTCATAGAGATCGCGATCCTCAAACCAATCGTCAAGTTCATCTTCGAGCATCGTGTAGAGGACGCGTTTTCGTGTTCCGTAGAAAAACGTTGGCAAGTGACCACTTCCCGAACCAGACCATTGGCGACAAAATAATCCCTTTTTCTCGTTATCTGGAATTTTCTTTAATTGTTTTTCCAACGTATACAAAAAGTTGACCTTGTTAAATGTGTTTTTGAGAAACTTTTTTGCTAGTTTTCGACACGATTTGCACATCTCGGCATCATTGTTTTTCATTTCGTCTTCTATTTTCTTACATTTTTCACATTGTCGGAAATCAATGACGGTAGTTTGTTTCGAAAGATTCATCATTTTTAAGATATTGTTGTACTTTTTCCGATTTTTGAATCGAAAATTCAGTTTTTTTGGGACATCTTCTTCCTACGTCAGTACGAGCGCCGACGTAGGAAGATGGAGGCAGCGAGTAAATAGTCCTAACCGGTTCGAGCGTACCGACGTAGGAGGACCAGCGAGAACCAGTTTTTTTGTCATCTATTATTACATATCGACATGAGTGTGAATGTCATCATCAGCAAAATCAAAATCTCCGTCTTCATATGCTTCAACATCAAATTTTCTTTCGTGAGGCGTTTTAAAAGGTCCTTCAAAACTGGAATTTATAGGAATGATAGAATATCCCATTGCTGCGAGTTCTTCTTTGACGATTTCGCGTATCATTTTACGCATGGCGTTTTCTTTATCCTTTTTTTCTTGTTCGAGGGTTCTTTCGCGGAATATCTTTGTTTGTTCTTCCTCCCAACCACCACGTGAGAGATAAGACGCTCCAGAAATCATAGATGTCATACTCCAATCATGTTGAGACGTCTTTGATTGAATTGGGCGCAGTCGGTATTCACGAGGAGCTACCGCCAATACCTCACATACCTGATGCCAGGTATCACTTCCAGGATATACCGTCTTGCAGATAATATCACCGACCTTGAACTTGGCTTTTTTGATACTTGGATTGTTACTCATATAGTTGTTGTATATGTTACTTTTTTTGTGGTTATTTTTCATTTTTGTGTTTATTAACTATTTGCAAGATTTCATCTTCTGAAAGGTTTGGATGAAGATATCGTAGTTTCCCAATTAGTCTGGTTTGCATACGGTCCCGATGGGCTGTTTGGATAGATTGAAACTCGGTCATCAATTTTACCAATTGGTTACATAAAACCGAATGAATATTGGACGACATATTTTCTCTTGACATCGTTTTTAAAACTTGCAATTTATCTTTTGTCTCTGACATTATTTTTCTAATTTCAGCGGTTAGAGTATCTATCTGATTTTCAAGGTCTTTTGTTTCCGTAACAGATATAGCCATTTCGGACGCCAATGTCTTGTATGTTGATAACTTTTCTGTTAGTTTCTTATTATCTCGCTTAATCTCATCTACTTTCATCAAAAATGGTATCGGATGTGTATCCACCGGTACATCGTTTTTAGCAGACCCAATCAATTCATGTATTCTATTCATATATACTATAAAAATATATTAATGTATTTTTTAGGGTTGGTTTGGTTTCGTCAACGAGACAATATCTATGTATGGTTTGACATCGATATATCTGTCTCTAAAATACAAAAATCTGTTGTAAAAGGTTATACACAAGAGTTTGTATGAATATATGATTCTTCCTACGGTGTGTAATAATCTCTACAAAACCTCTGTAATAACTATTACAGAACAATTTTTATGTACGTCTCTACATCAAACTCTTCTCGACGAAAGTTCTCTCCTAAAAACACAAAATATCTCTAATTAGACAAGTATAAAATATAAAAATATAAAAATATAAAAATATAAAAATATAAAAATATAAAAATATAAAAATATAAAAATATAAAAATATAAAAATATAA